TTGTTTATCTATGATGATAACTTTTTAAGTTTAGATCAGATTCTTGAAGTAAGCCAAGCAGTAACAAAAAATAATAAAAATATTATTTGGCATACCCTTGAAAACACAAGCGGTATACGCCAATATCTAAAGTTAAAAAATAATAATATAACAGTATCAGAGGATAAGCAACACTCTCATGCAGCATCTTTTAATAACAAAAAGATGTCAGATATCCATGAAATTGGCAGCAACATACTAAACACCTTTGCTAAAAAACACGGGATAGAGATCAAAGAAACTTTAAGAATTAAAGCAAACATCTTAAATAAAACAGATAAACAAGATCATATACACCCACCCCATGTAGATATGACCACACCACATATGGTTTTACTATACTATGTAAATGACTCAGATGGGGATACAATAATCTTTCATCAAAAGCACTCATCTGATCAAGACCCAGTACTTACGGTTAACAGGTCAATCTCTCCAAAGGCTGGATCAGCAATAATGTTTGATGGTTTGACTTATCACTCATCATCTTCCCCTCAATATACAGAAGAAAGAATAGTAATCAATATTAATTTCATTTAAAATATGATACAATAGTTTTATGGCATTTCCACCAAATTATCAAGGCCTTTATAATAACGGAGTATCTTATCCACTTGGAGCAACCGTTCTCACAGATGGTAACCCATACGGAATAAATGGGGCATACTATATCAGAATTACTAATGGTGGTAACCCAGGATATGCTCCAGGATATACAGACAACTGGGAAATATACACTATGCCTAAAGGTATAGACGGCGCTGGATCAATTTTAGGTTCGGGCGAAATCGCTTAATACGTTTTTAAGTTCGGCGCCGATATAGAGGTTATATACCTATGTATGCCCTTGCAGGGCACTATCGGTTACTTTACCATCTTTGATCGGTAGTATTTGTATTCTGATATAAACCTATTTTTTTTACTAGAATTACAAGACCCGCATAATGGCTGTAAATTACCAATTGAGTGGTTTCCCCCACGGGATAAAGGAATAATATGATCAATAGTAATATTTTCTGAGGATTTGCAAAAAGCACAGATAGAGCTATAAATAGCATCAATCTCCCTATTAAGGATAAAAAAAGTTTTTACACCCTTTCTTTTTAACTTAGATTTTAATACATATAAACGAGTTTTATCTCTATTGTCTTTGTTCCATTGTTTAGCTCTAGCATTATAAATATCTTTTCTAGATTGCCTATATAAGGTTTTCTTTAAAAGATATTCTTTATCCTGTCTTTGAACAGCCCAAGCTTTTTTATTCTTGCGTTTCTCATGAATTTTTATTTTGTCTGGATTAGCTTTTCTCCAAGCAACAGAATAGGCCTTATGGCATGACTTACATTTTGTGGCAGTCTTGTAGAAGTTGTCTAAATCATATTCAATTCCACAACCGCTACAAACCTTCATTAAACCATTGTCTCAGAAAAAACGGGGGAAGTCAAGACTTAGGAACATACTTGGTATAACAAGTACTACAATACATAGCCTTAAGGGTAGCCTGAGAAGCATTAGGCTGACCACAGATAGAGCAATTAATACCTGTCATGCAGATAGCCCCATGAGTAGATGAGACTTGCAGACACCAGAAACAGTATAAGTAGACTCACCTAGGGTAACGACTTGATCGTACTCTGCTAAGTGGTCGCAAAAATAACACTTTTCTTTGTTTTGGGACATATAATGATTATAGCATATGCTACTTGGAAAGCTTTAAAAGCTTCTTAATCTTATCAAGAATAGAAGGTTTTGCGTGTGTATGGTCCTTATGTGAGTCTTTATGCTGACTAAAGACTTCGCCAACAAAGTAAGGTCCACCCTTTTTGGAGAAATAATTTCTAGTCATAGTACGATTATACACCTATCTTAAAATACAAATAAGGGATCAATTAAGCCTGAGCGATTTAATAGTTCCCAATAGTCTTTAGCGTAAACAAATGCTGAAAATACATATCTATCGTTTCCAGATACTTTCTTGACTGCATGGCTATATTCTTCGGTTGCTGGAAAGACCATGAGAGTGCCTTTTTTAGGCTTGATCTCAACAGGCTTATGTTGGAAGACCAACTCTCCGCCTTCGTAATCATCGTTGAAGTATAGGACAATTCCCCATCTGATCCATTTTGATTCATAGTCACAACCAGGATGGTTTTCGTAATGCCAAGATAGGTCATGTCCTTGACAGCCACAATCTTCACCCAAACACTTATCTTGATCTGGCACATATTTTGTAAGTAAGCTAGTTGATCTTAGCTTTTGATTTTCATTGTCAACTACTAATCTAATCTTATCTTCAACTTCATTCTTGAAGTATTGTCTTTGATCTTGATTGGTAACTATGCTATTTAAGATATTTTGATGGAAGTCATTGCGTATAAGGTTCCACTCTAAGTCCATTGACATAACGCCTTCTATCTCTTTATCAGACATGAAGTTTTCTATATAATAAATATTTTCTTCAAGGTAGACTTTCTCAAATTCTTGCATTATGCGTATCCTCCGTTATATGTAATCGCCCAAAGAGCGGTATCGTAATATCCAGCATCTACAAGAGTGCCTTCACTGTCATATATTCCACCATTGACATAGACAAATGGCTCTACATATGTGATTGTGTCATTATGTGAGAATATAGATGTAGGTCGTATTGTTATTTTAATTACTTCTGGACCAAGACAAGAATCTAATATATTATTTGCTTGTGTTACTGCTATTTTGAGCATTAGACTGCTCCAGCAATATCATCCGTTACTGTTATGATTCCTGTTAGAATTGTATAAATAACATCTGGGTCTGGAGTTGTATCTGTAATCTGAACATCATAGACATACTGACCAGATGTAAGGTTTCTTCCTACTGAAGGTATGATCGTACATAGAACATAATCACCTTCAGCATCTGTTAGGCTAACTGCAGTTGCGCTAGTCTGAGTAGCACCAGGACCTCTTTTGTCAGCAATCTTAAAAGCTATTGAGTCATATGGGCTAAGCTCAAAACCTTCACCTGACTGCAGTCTTGGATAGATTTTAAATTCAAATGTGTCACCACGATAGTAGTCAAAGTTATGAGTTTTTGGGAATGCCATATGTTGATTATATCATGGTTTAAGTTTATTCAACTATGCTATACTGAAAATACAGTTCAGGTTCGTCTAATGGTCGGACACCCATTTCCGAAATGGATAACATAGGTCCGATTCCTATACCTGAAGCAAAAATTTCGGGGGATTTAAATGATGCTTCGTAATCCCTAGTATAAGATATAACCCTAGTCAGTAATATGTGGGTTTTGGGTTTGAAGCTCTAAGTCAGAGTCTTCCCATAGCAGATCAAGAGATGCTTCCAGGTTATCTAGTATGCCCATAGCCCAAGTATACCTTATTTGTCCCCTGGCCAAAAATACTCTTTGATCCCTGCAAAAATACCAACTACTGATGCTGCCAACAGCAAATGTACAAAATGGATATAGAGCATTGCTATCATTTACAAACCATACAGTAGAAAGGGCTACGCATGTTATCTTGTGTTGTTACTATAAACTGTGAACACTTAGAGCATCTAGCAGTCATAAAACCATTATCTTCTACTTCTGCAATATGAATATATGGATCTTGTGTATAAAATAACTTGGTTAGATACCAGGTTAATAGCATTAGAATCATTGTTAACATACATCTATAGTAGCACATGAAGGTTAACAAAATGTCCGATTTGAGTGGTTTGATAGCAAATTAAATGTTACTGATATTTTTTAGATGTATCAGACATTTATTATCTGGTTTGTCTACCATGTTATTGAGCATTTAGACAGATGGGGCCGTAATGTCTAACGTGGCCAAACCTCCTATCACAAACCTTTGCTTTTGTCAAACCTTATATCCTGCATGCGGATTATACCCCAAACCTTCCAATTTGTCAAACCTTTTATGGACAAAAACCCTGTACAAAATGTACAAAAATGTCCAGAAAATGTACAAAATATCCAGAAAAAATATAAAAAGGTTTGGATATTTGAGCAAAATCCAGGAAAAAGGTTTGGAGGTTTGTTATGTATTATACTAGGGGGATTTGTATTGATCTTCGTAATCCCCCGCCAAAAGCGGGGCGCCCCAACGGGGCGGTATTGTACCAGGCACCACTGACAAGCTGCAAAAGTCCAGGGAATTTAAAGAGTCTTCGTAATCCCCAGTAGTATATATAATAGAAAAACCTTATCTTCTGGTTTGAAGGTTTGTCCGATATGAGGTTTGACAATATAAGGTTTGTATGATAGAAGGTTTGTCAAAAAAGTTCCAGCGATTTTTAAAAGCTCTTCGTAATGTCTTTTAGAGAAAATGTGGTTTGGGTGGTTTGTACGTAATGTCCGTTTTGATATGATTTACTCGGGGCCCCGCAGGGCTGAGTGATCACTTGACAACTGCAGTCACCAAATGATACACTCAAACCTTTTAAAACAATGTGTCTGCGTAGTACTTGCCCACTTCACGATACTCTGCAACGCTCTTGTTATATTCCGCTGACTCCAGCACTTCTAATGTTCTTGAATAAATGATGTGCGGATTTGCTGTTGCTAAATATTTTCCAATCGCTTCAAGGTCAAGAGTAAAATCAGAAAGTAATTTGCCAATGGTGAGGGCAATCTTTTCTTCCTTGCTTGCTCTAAGTCGTTGCGCTCTAGTCATAGTATTCCATTCTATCAAAAAGTGAGAGACGGGGCAAGCCCACCACAAACCTACCCCGTCTCATTATATGGACAGGGTGACCCTACCCTATCACTTGCTCAGCGAAAAGCTTTGGTCCATATGCATTAATGAATGCTTCAAATTCCACGGGATGAATATCAGTAATAGTTTTGTCAGGGAAATCAACTACCACTGTCTGCTCACCTAGGTCGTAGGACCCATTGCCATCAATAGCATAAATACCAAACCCTGTTTCATCCAGGATGTTATGCTGAATAAGATAACTAATAATCATACGTGTGCCATATGAGGCGTCATCCCATCTAGGACGTGCATGCTGTAGAGCCTCTGCCAGGTCAGGCTGCCATGAATCCTGGCCCCAGTGTGAATACAATACTACGCTAGGGCCCTCTAGATGGTCTTTGAATACAAAATTAATACGTGCTCCCATTATTCTTGCTCCTCTTCTGTGTGGTTTATTACAATGATATCAAATAACGTTAACTGTGTCCAGTTCATTCTTCCTCCGATGAGTCATGGATCCATTCGTTATCTAACATCCACTCAAGCACATCATCTTGATGTACATCAGCGCCATACTCCAGTGTAAATGTTTTACCGCTTTCTACAGCCTTTGTTAGGTGGTCCCACATGTCATCTAGGGTTACCTTTGCATTCCATGATTCGTCCTGCAGAATGTTGTCAATTGAACTCCAAGTCCATAGCCAAACCATAGATAGGCCAAGGTCCGTGGTGTCAAGAATCTCTAGACATTTATTTAGTTTATCTTTGTCATCTGGCTTCATTATGTTACCTTTCTGTATTCAGGAACTTTGGTCTCTAAGTATATCTTGTGGTCATCACATTCTGCAACATCCTCTAGGTCTGCTTCTCCTAGCCAATGACATACAGAACAAATCTCACCACAGCCATTCTCGCAATACTCCATGCAGTCTGTTGCATCACAGTCACGGCATTGAGAATCATACTCAGACTCAGAAATGATTTCTCCACGCAGGATTTCCATTTCCCCACCCCAACCTGTTTCTTCCTGATATGAGTGAGTAAATAATAATTCAGGGTACTGTTCAGATAACTTAAACAGTGCAGGCAATGGCCTAGACCAAGCGGTATTGAAGTTGTAATGAACTACATGGTTCTCGCCATTAGGAGAATCTTCCATAGATGTATCACTATACTGTTCGTTCTCATGGATAGCCACATCCCATTTAGTACCCCAGTTACGGATATTCCAGTCATACCAATGGTCTGAATCAAAAGTGATTGGGCCAGCCTCACGCTTTGCTGGTTCAGCCCAATATGCTTCCATGTCTGTTGGTTTAATTATGTTCCAGAAAGCAAAGACAGGATTAGGATAAGTAGTTAGTTTCTTTTCCTGTTGCATGGTTTCCATGTTCCAGTTGTCATGAACCATTTTGAATGGTTGATTAAGTTGTTTGATGAGAGCCTTGACTGATTCAGGCTTGCCCTCAATGGTCAAACCGTTATATACCCAATTTGGCATGGTGATTACTTTCTACTAGGTGGTTTATATAATTGTAGCAAAAATGCAGGGTACTGTCAAGACTTAACCTTATCCTTAGCAAACGCTATGGCATAAGTTAAACTATATAGTTCTCCATAGGCTTCGCATACACCTTCCCAGTATCTACGTTCCATAGAGTCCATTGCTTCTTCTGATTCATCCTCTGCTTCTTGAGCAAGAGTTAGTTGTTGTTCAGCCTCTACCATGAGAGTTTTAAGATGACCGTGCATTATATCTGCACCGTCCATGCCTGCGTCTACCATGCGTTGTAGGTATGGGTCTAGTGTGATTGATTCATTCATGAGTTAACCATATCGTATGCCACTGACAAAAGGTGGCGGGTAGCCCTAAGTTCGCCAGTATTAATAATGTCTTCCATTTCTAGTTCTCTATATTCATCTGAATCTAAATCACCACCTGGAAATTCATCCATGAGCTTTTGAAGTTTTTCTGCGTCTTGACATAAACTAATCTCATGTAACTGCATATACTCAATCAGTGGATTCATCTTCGTCCTCATCATATTCCTCACCTACAGGTTGCTCTTCTACTTCAATAGAATAGACTTCACCAGAGAACGGATAATCCTCATAGTGCCAGCCTTGCTCTTCAGCCTCAACCTCATTGTCTGCTTCTACTTCATAGTTATATTCTACGATTACTGTTACATCATATGTTGGCATTTGTTTTCTCCTTTATACCAGTATAGGGGTTGGTGTTGATTTTTACAACATTTGAGGGTGTGACTTTGCTCACATCCGTTATGATCGGGGCATTGCCAGGGGATGTACCAATACTAATAATCATGCTATTTCCACAGATACAGTCAGGGTCCAGGGCAGGGTAAACCTGGGCGGTAATCTCAATCAAAGCATCACAGTTAGTACAAACATAATCATACTTAGTCCACATTATTGTTCCTCTATTTGTTCTGTCTTAGGATTCCAATATCCAAACCCACAATTAAATGTACAGGTATATACCCCTGGTACATCTGAAGATAACCAATGATGTTTATGCATTAGTCAAAGTACCCTTCTGCCCATAGTCCATCAAAGAATGAGTTAGCCATTTCTAATCCATCACAAAGGTCTTGTGGTATGCCATCAGCCTTGCTAAGTAAACTAAGACACTCTTGTATTTTGTTAATATCTTCTATGGTATATCCTAGCATTACTCTCCCCAATACTTGACAATAAGGTTCATGGCATTATGTAGATTACAATCGCAATCCCCACCGTTCATGTTTTCCATGAAATCAAAGTGAGAGAAGTTGTCCTCATAGATTTCCTCTACGAGTTCGTGTATGGTATATGGTTTGTATGTTGTGGTCATGTATTAATTATTGCAAATTTCAGGGAAAAAGTCAAGTCTTTCTTAATAAGGTTTTTATATTAATACAATTAGTTAAATGTCCCAAATGTCCAAATTTTCTCGGGGCCCCATTTACGCTTGCGATCTGTATGGGACTTGAACCCACGACCTCTACCGTGACAGGGTAGCGCTCTAACCAACTGAGCTAACAGACCAGAGAGCAGTTTTATTTCATGCTCAGGAAATTGTATCATGCTAGTTGCATAACATTCTGCACAACTTTAAGCAAACGATTCTTCTCTGCGTTAATTGCAGGGTCAAATCCGCTTGCACTTGCAAGGATAGATTCGTTAGAACCACCTCTTGCTGTGCGGTACCAATCAAGGCGTTCTGTAAGTGCATTGAAAGCACCCCAAGCGTTACCAGCAATCATGCCGTTAAATTCACCTGTGTAAATATCATTTACCATGTCAATTTTATTTTCCCACTTCTTGATTGCACCCTTAGCGTCTTTTTCTGGCTTAGGATAAGCAGCGAGAATAATATCATTGAAAGACTTAGCATTGACTTCTTTCTCAAACATAGCCTTAGCCATGATATCAAATTCGTCCATGTAAGCATTAGCAAGACCAAGAGTCTCACGTGCAATCTGTACTTTACCATTAGCGGTCTGAGTGTGGCGAATCTTGAAAGATTGCTTGATACCCTTGTTCTTCTTGCGACCTACGCCACCAAGAGCAAGGTTAAGAGTGTTAGCGCATACAACACGAACAGGTGTGATACTTGCTTGAATAGCGATTGAGCCATCGTGTGATGTGTTGATAAGTAAATAAGTCTTTACCTTATCTGCAACACCGCTAGGGTCTAGGACTGTCTCACGCTCTAGTGCTAATGCACCGAACACAACACGTCCACCCTTGATTGAGCCAGCGGTTTCCCAACGTCCACCACCGTCAAGAATATTGTCACCAAATGAGAATAAATCTTCATTCTGCATTACGTGATAACGCTCACCAACGACACCAAGAATGTCTGTCTGAGAATTATCTGTAGGGTTAGTACGCAAGACGTACTGATACGCCTTGTCGCTTGTTAGGTGTGATGGGGTTTCCAAATCCTCAAGACGAACATTCCAACCGTCAAGATTTGCTAATGATAGCATTTCTGCGGTTGTCTTTTCTTCTGTGAATACGGTACCCAATCCATGCCATGCAGGTTCACGAAATGATGCGAACGATGTTTTTCCATTTTGTATTTCTAGGTCATGTGCCATGAGTTTTCTTCTTTCTGTTGTTGAAATTTAAGTATAGCAGGACGGGGTGACATATGCAAATCAGGATAGTTAGATGTGTACAAATTGGACATTTTCCCTGTGATCTTAAACACCCTTCTTAAACTTGACAAATGAAAGTTTTGCCCCCCGAGATTTTTGCAATAAAAAGTGAACAGTTTAAATTCATGTTCAGGAACGGATGCCTCGCTATAGCACTGGCATTACCTCTAGTGGAGCAGTTTACGTGGCCGTGCTCAGGGCCCTTACCTAGTTTAAAGACATTCGGCATGTCTATTAGTAGCCCCCTACTAAATATTATCCTCTGCATTTAATTGACGTGTGTCAACGTTGTAGTCATCAATTGAATAATCAAATGAATCAACACTGAATTCAAGAGTGTTAGCAACATCATCTGCGTCAACATCAAACGCTACTTCAATCTCAACTTCAAACTCTACAACTGCATTAACGGTAACAGTCTTAGTTAATTCAAAGTCACAAATCTGTGCAAGTGCTTCTGCAATGTCATGAGACATTGAATTGTCCTTAAGAGATTCAAGAACATATTCTTTTACTGCGTCCTTGGTGCTTTGGTGTGAACGCTGTTCTGAATATAGTCGTTGAGAATTATCTGAAGAGCGGTCCTGCAATGAGATAATCATCGCATCCTTCTTCTCTAGCGCTTCCTGTAATGCTGCAATCTGTGCGTTAAGAAACTCTGTTGTTGCTACCTGTACTGCGTCCATGAGGGGCCTGCTTTCTTTTGTTTGTTATTAATATAAGTCTAGCAGCGGGCCCTGACAAGTGCAATACGTAAACCCAGGAATCTTAAATAATGAGACTTAATGCATGTGAGAAAAATCACACAGCTCGGGGCGCATATTTATGCGGTCACTTGAATAAATATTGGTGAGCAGTTTTGGCACTTGCTCAGGTGGTCTGCGTCTTTAGGTCGGCAGTAACCTTGCTCTATAGTATTTCTATGATCGCCCTAATCAGCCTGGCGAATTGGAGTGGGGCTTTTACACCCCACCCAACCTCATTTAGAGATAACGAGCAACCGCTTGATAAGTTGATGTAGAAACTACTTCTTCATCTGTCATTTTGAGGATACGAATTGCGTTTGACATTTCTTCCTTCTGACTACGATATTCATGGTCGCTCATAGTTGTGAAGTCACGGTCAGGTTCAGTAGGAAGTGAATCCTTTGATACTGTGAGGTCAAAGTCAATGTTCAGGCTATTATTCCATGAACGATAGTTGGTGCGTAGGTTTTCTGCCTTCTTGATGTTTGCGATTGCATAGTCAGCAATTTCCTTGCGATACTTATCATAAGCCTTCTGATACTTTGCTTCGTTGGCTTCTTTCTCTGCATAGTCTTTTTCCAACTTTGAGAGTGCATCTTCTAGTGCCTTGATTACCTTTGGTGTTGCGATTTTAACTGAGATTGCTTTGCTTCTTGACATGGTGTTCCTTTTCTTTTGTAGGTTATATTTCTAGTATAGGGGGTGGTACTGACATTAAAGTGAGCCTTTTTGTATCTTGCTCAGGATAGTTCCTGCCACTTATTTAGAGTCGCTGTACATTAGCGACTATGAAAGGCTTACGCCTTCCAAGTTGTCCAGCGTGTGTTGCCATTTACATCTAACTTCACACGAACTGTGTTCTTGTCTGTTGGCTTGATTTCAAGAATCTGCCCTGTGACCTTTGACTTCTGTGTTGTAAAGAGGTCGCCGACCTTGTATGTTGCTGTTGCTACTGTCATTTTGTTTCCTTTTCTGTAGTTGTTGATATTTCTAGTATATCTGAAAAATCTTAGAAATACAAATCGCTCTGCAAATAATCTCATATTTTGAGACATTTTCTGTGTGATATACATCACTTGTGCCCTAGCCCTGCCCCTAATAGGATAAAGAATAGGATAGTTACTGATAGGATAATTAGGCTAATCATAGTTCCCCTCACTTTTTGGTTGCGCTAAACACTATATCAGATTTCTCATAAATACACAACTTGCAACTAGCGCAGGCAGACCCTTGCTGTGAGATAAGTGGAATAGCCTTTTTATTCTCAGGGCATTTAGCCCCAGGTTTTCCTATAAGCTCTTTCATGTCTGCTTGTCCTATTGCAAAATTTTTGGCAAGGTATGCAAGGGATACTCCATGATCTTTTTTAAGTGCAATGCCCTCATCTTTATTTTCGCTATCTGTAGAATAATATAAAGATAGATTAGCAATGTCCTTAAGGATAAGTACTGCAGACTTCACACGGGTGTATACCCAGAATTGAATATCTGGATTAAGCATGATTACGGCTTTCCATGCATAGGCATAAGTATCGCTAAAGAAATCGCCATCCCAGTGAATGCGGAATAGCATTTTAGCATTACGCTTTTCGCAATCTTTTCTAAAGTCTGAAATCATTTCATCCAGTAGATTAGCCATAGTTTCTAAGTCTGCATTACGCAATAGTTCCCAGTTATGAAGTAGATTAACCTTTACAGTTGGGAATACTTTTTCCAACTTGCCAGCATAGCAAACACTTTCGCATACGCTAGTCGCTCCAGGACATGAGTAAGCTTTCCCTGCGGGTAAGCCGAATGTGTTAGCGATACTTGCTTGTTTTCCATTAGGTGTGACGGCATTTGCTACTTTCCTATCTTTTGAACGAAGTAATTTTGACATGGTGGGTTACTCGCTTTCTTTCTTTAATTGTAGCAATAGGGACTGACATTTTTTCCTATTGTACTTTTTTTTATTTGGGATCGCAGACGCTGCATTAGAACGACGTAATTCCATAAGTTTACGTAACTCTTCAGGTGTCTTTTTCATATAATAATTTTAGCAAAAATGTGGGAAAAATGCAAGCTCATCTTAATTGGACAAATTGGACATTTTGCCCCGAGCCGTTTTTTATTCTTCTGCGTCTATGTATACATATAAATCAACATAAACATCATGTGCAATTGTTATTGTGTCACGTTCACCATACACATCAACGCAATCAATAAAATAATTATCACCTGTTGAATCAGAATCAATGCTGAGTATTTCATACAGCTCGCCATCAACCTTGATTAGATCATCAACCATCAACGACCCTGGTGTTAATTTATCAGCCCATACTAGTTCCATGGTTTTCATTGTAGCAGTCATTTATCACTCCTCATCATATTCTAGCGAGAGTGGGAAGTCATCTGAACCATCTTGCCAGTCATCTACAGGTTCAATGAAAGTGTGAAGGTGGTGTTGCTCTACAACTGCGTGTGCAGGCGCCCAAGTTTGACCCTTGTAGAGAATCTGAAAATCTCCAACCTTTGGCATGCCAATCATGCGGTCAAAATCTTCTTCATAGTATGCGTCAATAGCGTCAATGCAAGGCTTCACCATTTCTGCGGGGACAGGTGGATAGTGATTACCTTTAAGGTGATAGAGAATCTGAGTCTCCAAGTCAAGAACTGAATCCTGAATTCCTAGTGCTGTAACTGAACCCATATTATTTCTCCTCTATATCTGCGACATATACATCGCTGCGATTAATATTTCCATATTTTAAGTTATTGTCAAACGCTTCTATTGCTGAGTCATAGTCTTTAGCCTTTATATCTATGAAAGTGGTAAATTGAAATACTGGCATTACTTACCCCCTACATTTCCGTTGCGATAAAAGATTTTGGTGTGCATTTTGCCATTAGGCTCTGAGAAATTGATAGTTGCATATTCATTAGCCATGCCCCAGTCAATAAACTTATTCCATGAATTAACTGCGTCAATAGCATTATCATAGCGACCAACCCAGTGAGGTGAGCGGTCTCCGTCATAGGTGCAAGATACTGAGTATAAATATTCCATTAGTTGTAACTCTCCTTACAGTTGGTGCAGATTGAATGAAGTTTGCAATAGCATGATTTAGCGTCTGAGCGAATCATATCTGACTCATAGTATTCATCGTAGAAATCCATATTATTTAGCCTCCTCTGTAAGCCATAGTTGGTCAAGCAAGTCATATTCTATCATCGCTTCTACTTCACGGTCAAGATAGCAACGGAAGCAATAAAGTTCAGTTATATCTACAGGATTTTCATTACACTCAAGACATACATCGGTCATGGGAGCCTTCTTTCTTTAATTAACTTGATATAAATATCCTACACTATGGGGGTGACAAATACAAATCTTAAACGCCAAATCTGGGGAATCTGGGGTGTGTTTTTAATCACACGTAAAGGTATGTGGATAACTTATCACCCTGTGGATAAACCTGTGGAAAACGCCCCGAGTTTTTAGTTGAAACTTCAAGCAGTTTTAAATCATGCTCAGGATCCTTTTTTACATTCCAGCTTCGCAGGCTTCAATAAATTTTTCACGTTTGAAATTTGGATTGTCTTCTTCAAACATCAGCGCAAAATCATTTAGCAAGTCTTCCCACCAAAAGTTGTCAATCATTGCAACATGATAACCTGCAAGAATATCAGCGACCTTTACATAGTCTTTGCGTGTCATCATTTTATTTTGCCACCCTTAGCGTTGCCCATGAATTGCCTTCATTAACTTCGTCAATTGCTGGCTGAATCATAGGTGCAAGAAGTTCTTTTAGCAAGCCTTCAAGCATTTCAACCTGCATTTCTTTTTCAAGATTAAGCAAACGAATAGCCATTGGATTTGTTTCGTCTAATTCTGTAACGAAACGGAGATTGTGTTCAATAAGTACCATTAGAGAGAAGCCTTTCCACGAAGAGTGCCACGAACGCCTAGTGCGTCACATGCAATTTTTACTGATACGCCAACTGGCAGAGTTTCAGGGTAAGTTGAAATAAATTGTGCAACTGCACCCTTAGAAGGTAGGGCGATGGTTTTTACTGTACCACCAAAAGTTTCAAGTGTTAGGTTATACATTAGTTTTCCTTTCTTACTGCAACTGTGCGATAAGTATCTTTTAGCGCAAGGGGTTTAGAGTAGTGAGGGCGCACCTGCACTAGATAGGTTTCGCAACCTTCATACCAAATTCCTTTAGGGTGAATTTCCGCAGAAATAATTTCACCCTTAAGTGAATTTGAATAGTAAGTTTTTCCCACTAGGAGGGATTGGACTGTGTAGACATTTGCTGACATGGTGTCACCTTCTTTTCTTTTTTCTTGATATGGCAAGTCTAGCATTTTTGGGTGACATTATCAAATCCAAATTCGGACATATCCGACATTTTGAATGTGAGGTTGGTCACACCGTTTTGCTACTTTATTTAATTGTATAAAGAGAATCTTAGCACGGAAGTTCCAGGAAATCAAGGCGACACGCCGTAAACGTAAAGTGATTTATACCACACGTAAAGTTATCCACAGCCTGTGGAAAACGCCTCGGGATTTTTTTGATCATTCTGTCAAGTGTAACCACGCAGAATAAATTAAAATAAAAAATGAAAAAAAGAAAAGTGCATTACCTGTTTCTAAAAAGTGTTTCATGTTTACTCCCAGCAATTTTCGCAGGTATATTTAGTGAAGTCTCTATCCTTTAGAAATACTTCAATAAAATTGTTATCGCATATTCCACAAGCGATTAGATAAGTATCAGCCACACGATAACGCCATGGCTCTGATTTAGACAAGAGACGATTCTCTTGCACTTCTGAAGAGACTAGTACATTCATTACTTAGCCTCCTTGCAACGGATACCGCTATTGCCTACATAGCGATTTAGACCTGCAACGAAAGTGATTGTTTCGTTACAGTAGAAACAGCTCCCGTCACGATTAGGGAAGTGAAGGATAGGTGTAAGGCTATCCGCTGGGTTATACAATGAATTCATTTTGAATTCCTTTCTTTAGAAGTTATTATTTATTAAGTTGTGTGAGAGGTGGGTTAGTCCTCTATTCTAACCCATTGTTCTAAGCGAACATAGTTGCGACTTTTAGTGTCGCTACACACAGGACAGAAGTAGTCCTGCGTTTCTGGGGTCTGATACCCACAGTGAGAACATTTATTTACAAAGTACATTTTGTTCTCCTTTCTTTATTTTCTAATACTAGTATTCTAGCAGGGGGGTATGACATTTACAGGGGTATAAAACGGACATTTAGGAAATAAGGGATTGTGACTTACATCATGTGGATAACTTAAGCGTAAATCGTAGGTGTGATGTGCATCATGTGGATAACCCCTCGGGTCATGTGGCGCAAATCACATGCGACACGCCGTGTCAGGACTTGACTTTTTGGGTATTGTATGTTATTATTCTCTTATAAGAAATTAACCAAGGTGGTTAAAAAGAAAGGAGTCAAAATGACTCACTATATTGAATTCAATACAATGGTTTGGTGCGATAAGTGCACTGAGATGGTCATCGCAATAGACGGTGAAGAAAAGGGCGCTATCTGCCCTACCTGTCAGACAGGGTTCTATCTAGAAGAACTAGAGTGACCTATCTCACATAGACACACCCCTAGATATCCCCCAAAATGTCAGAGGTATATGCTAAGATTTATCTATACAATTAAATAACCCCCTAAAAGAATAAAAAGAAAGGTGGTCTAACATGACTACATTAACACATACACACTCTCCATATAAGAGTGCAATCTCTGAGGTATCAGAGACACAATACACATTCTGTACAGAGTGTGAGAACAATATAGAGCGTTTCTATATTGAATCAGACGGTGACCGTCTAGGTATGTGGTCACAATGGAGAGTGTCTCTCTAATGACATTCTATATCTTCTTCACTATATGTGTTGCCTTACTTCTAATGAATGGAATTAAATAAATGCTAGTTGATATTTTTCTATGCGACTCATGCAATACACTTGCAACCGTTAGCGTTATCGCTAGCACAATTTACATTGACCCATGCACATGCACAAAAGGAGAATAAACAAATGAATTTAGAGATTAACGATTACGGTATCTGCCTAGATAGCAATTGGACTTATATTGCTATTAACTGGAAGCTCATTATTCTAAGCGCTGTTATTTTCGCAGGGTATAAATTTTACAAGAGAAAGAAGAATAAATAAATGAGACTCACACTCACATCAATGCAAGGCAATACTCACAGCATTAGCCTCATGAGTAAGCAAGAGGTATATGACTTTATAGAGCTATACAAGAGCACACTACAAAAGAACCAGCGTGTGAAAGTCACTTGCGACTTGCTTGGAATTGACGGCTACCTACAGGGTACAAAATAAACAAAAGTGGGCACACAGGATCACGCTTGTGTGCTCACTATTCTTTTTGTATTTTTGTATTATTTTTATGTATCATACATCTGACAAAAATATTCAGATTTTCTCAAAACTAGTTTTTATATAATTTTTCAGATTTGTGGTAAAATGGAAGCATGACAAACGAAACAACCGCACCTGTTAGATGCTGTGCTGAATGCACATGTCCAGATTCTCACAGATCAAAAGCAAATACAGACCTAGAATAAACCTTAGTCTTCAGTTTTGACTAATTCCCACATTCGGATATCTGTTACAGTCTTACGGGCATTCTCTGCCTCTGACTCATCCTTTGTGGTAACTACAAGCTCAAGGCTATCAAAATCAACATCGCCAAGCATCTCATAGATTGTCTTGTTAGCGTTCTGGATAAATGTTTCTTCTACAACATTTGAAATTACTCTATATGTATACTTAGGCAATTAGGTTCTCCTTCTTCATATTATCGTACAAAACATCGCAGATCATATTTAGCGATGGGATACTAGCTTCAGTCATCTTATCAATCTCAGCCTTATCCATTCCACCTTGTTCGCAAAACATTCTATTGGTTTCGCTAATATTCTTGACCATAAACTCTACGGTTTCTTGCTTATTCATATTTAACTCACTTTCTGTTATAAATTTTTAGTGTTACATATTTCACATATAATCATACCATGTTTGCATTTTTGCAGAGGACGGTAGATAGAAAATTGATCTAAATAAAACCTAATCATATCTGAATGAACATTAACACTATCTGCTATCCATGCTACGCTACGTCCCATAGTAATATACTGGTTTGTAAGCCAGTCTTTATTTTGCCAGTCTCTAGCCATATTATATAACTTTCCAGAAAATAGGCAGGGTATACCTAAATCCAGAAACAATCTCTCTAACGCCATGCATATAATACTCATCTCCTGGAAAGGCAATAGCATTTCCTGCGCTTGGCCTAAGCTCTATATTATGCTGGGGGAAGTAAATCTCACCACCTTCATACTCATTATTTAAATAAATGACAGATCCAATATCATAGTCTGGATAGTGTGTTTTATCCGCATGAGGTTCTTGTGAGTTTCCGACAAACCATCTAGCAATTGATGGTCTAGGGTCTTCAACTTTTACATTATAAAATTTTGTTACTTCATCCATAAACCTTAATTGTATTTCTTCAATTAACGCATATGCTTGGTTTGCATGCTCAAACAGTTTATCTGGATCGCTTACTCTATTTGTCCAAACATCTGGCTGATTATCAATATCCCAAACGTCTATATTTGCAACGGAAGATACAATAAAATCCAACTCGTCTTTAGACGCAATGCTATCAATCTTAAGTATCTTATTAGAAGAAGTTCCAAAATAGCCAGTATCAATTACCATTTGCCTATTGGACACCTAGCATGTAATAGTTCGGTTTTAAGCTTCATAAAGCAATGGCACAATTTGCAGCGGGATCCATTCTTCTTAAAAAACTCACACTCAGAGCAAATTTTAAAGCGGGATTCAATGAGATCCTCACTGGCTCTAGGCGTAGAAGGTTTAAGCCAATCACCAAAACTTACATCACTCATACAATCAACTTCTCTGGTTCGCCAATAATAGATGTATCCACAGTAGTCCAGAGTTGATATGACATGGAAGGTGCAATCTTTGCATGAAAACCTGGTTTGTCAATCACGTATTTAAAACCACCCTTCTTGGATTCGGATACTCCCCAAACCCCGCTGTAATCAATTTTACCAGATTCAAAGACAAATAGGTAGTACGTCTTAGGGTCTGCCTTTCCTGGGATGCTAGACCAGTCTTCAGAGGCTTTTGCAAGGCATATGTAGAAGTCTGCGTGTGTTGCCTCTATACTTTCTACCATAGCTTCTATTGTGTTGTGTTTTCCTAATCTACTCCCCGAAAATTTTAGGGTCTTCTTTTTTGGATCATAAATCCCCGACTTAATTGAAAACGATTTGCCAGTATCTAGTGTAAGATCCTTTGAAACAGCATGTGAGCGATTAGGCTTCCAGTCATTAGGGTATCCGTTTTCCTGCAAGGCTTCGGATATAAGTTCTTCTAAAAATTCAGAAATAGCAGGTAGTCGGTATAGCATGTGATGTAAGCGTAATTTGCTCAGTAAAAAAAGTTTAAGTGTATCTTTGATGCTATCTACCATTACTCAATTGTAGCGCAAACCCTTTTAAAAGTCAATTACCAGTATGTGTACATATAGCATTTTTAATGCAGGGTTTGTACAAGGGTGGTTTGATATCTCTATTTCGGCGACTTTTAAAATCGGCGGAGTCTAATCGGGCGAACTTTATATTTATTTATCTAATCTCAAATAATGGTATAATAATCTCATAATGACCACTACAGACTGGGCACAATTCATTCTTGCTTTGCTTTCAATTGGAGCGATTGTAGTTGGATCAATTCGTTGGTATATTCAAGCCCAGGTAAAGCCAATAGTAGAAGCGGTAGAAGATATTAGATCGGAAACCAAAACTAACGGCGGATCTTCAATGCGTGATGAAATTAAGCAGATTAAACTTGAGCAAGAAAATGCTAGAGAAAAACGTAAAGCAACTAGTGATAAACTAGATCATATGTACGATGTATTACTTGATTATATTGCTCGTTCTAAATAACTACTATATATAATATATAAGATATCTTAAAAACCTTACTAGTTAGTTATTTCTTTTCTTTATATATTTTAAGTATACACTATCAGTACTCTGGCTTATTGAGACAAAATGGACATTTGGTATATAACTCTTTATAACTCTTTGATAACAATTTCAATACACTCTGGCTTTATATTTTAAAATTCCCAATTATAACTTTTTGTTACTAATTAATATACTGGGGACGATGCTTAATAACTATTTTATAAATGAATGTTATAATTTATAATGATTGACCCCTAGGTTGCTCTCTACCCACCCCACTGCCCCTAGGGGTCAGTCCTATTTATTATGGTATAATCAATGATATGTGCTCACCAACAATAGAGAAATTTGGCGCTACACCAGCAAATATTCAGTGGACTGTAGTTCGTGGTGACTCTGCTTCATTTACCGTTTCTCTTCTTGAAAACGACGAAGTTACAGAATTTGACACAGTGGGTTGGACATATTCAGCAACGGCCTATGACCCCATTGCAGACCTTTTAGATGACCTTACAGTAACAGCTGATGGAAGCGTAGTTACAGTTACAGCACCAGCTTCAGTAACAGCAAACTGGGGAACAAAATATAAATCAGTAGTAGCAGAGCTTTCTTTTGACCTTCAGGCAGTGGTTCCAGATGGTAGTTCAACAATTACTTGGACACCAGTAATCGGAACAATTTGTGTTCTTGGAGATGTTACACCTGGAGGAAGTTTATGATAATTAAAATTAATGACAAAAATACTAAACTCCCACCAATTATTAAAATTAATGGGACTATTTTTAAAGTAAAGAAGTAACTCATGGCTATATCTAAAAGCATGGATGGGCCATACAAGAAATCTAACTATGCTGCACAAGTAGAGCAATCTCAATACCAAGACAATACCCTATCCTTTCTTCCTGTGCCTGGACCACAAGGCCCTCAAGGACCAGCGGGACCAAAAGGAGATAAGGGTGATCAAGGAGACCAGGGCACAAAAGGCGATAAAGGTGATTCTGGTAAAGATGGAAAAAATGGTAAAGATGGCAAAGATGGTGCTAGCGTACTATCTCCTTCAGGTCAACAAATTGGCTGGGGTTATTATGAAAATAAAAGAACTAAAGATCAAAGAACTGGAATTGATCAAGGAGAAGATGGTTGGGTAAGTCTTTTAGTTGATGCAGAAGGAAAAAATACAAATGAGTTATTTTTGCCAAAAGGTCATGTTTCGCTTTGGAACAAAGTAGCACAAAAAATAAATTTTAAAAACCTTAATATCGGAGCAATTGTAACAATTCGTTATGATATAAAATTGACTACATATTCAAATAATACAGAGGTTTGGATGAGAACACTGTTAAGTGATGAAGAAGTTTCTCCTACTTCTTTTATTGGTTCTTTTAAGTACCAGTACGAATATGATTTTTCTGCAGAACATACTCTTTTTATAAATAATTCAGAGTTTCAGTCTTTTGGCGGTTTACCGCAAATAAGAACAGATAATCCTTGCGAAGCAAAAATTAAAGCATTTTATATATCTGTGTCATAAAAAAAATACCCCCAAGCATATAGCTCAGGGGGTATCTTATTATTATTTAAATGTTATGCGGGAACTTCTTTATCCACATCTTGGTTTTGGCTGTTATGCCATGCCAAGCAGACCAGTTCTTACCACCATTGCTCATATGGTATGCAATTTTTGCATTAACGACAGGATTCAATAAGTCAAAGTTTGTGTCAAGGTTAAACTTATCACGACGCTCTGGACCTAGATCGCTAATCATGTTGATCTGAAATAGCCCATAAGAACTATCTCCTGTTTTTGTGTTTCCATTGAATCTGATTGGTTGCCCATTAGACTCTTTCTTTGCTACTGCCCAAGCCTCTTTCAAGTCCTGGCCTTTAAACCCTACTGCCTTTAGCATCAAAGCCAAATCTCTGTCTGAAAGAACTGGCTTATTCTCATACTTTTTTAACATTTCTGCTCTAGAAACGAAAAAAACCGCTTTGTGGGCGGTATTCTGATTCTGAGCTGATTTGTTTAGTAAATTATTTTTAGTAGTAAGACTTTCTGCATTTGCATTATTTGCAAACACAGCAGACGACACCACCAATAACATTACCCCTAACCACGCTTTAGTTTCTCTCATAGTTTTTACCTCCTAAGAAACGAATGAGACCTTGATTGGTCTCATAATCTAGTATAACATAATCTACTACCTAGTACAACTTTAATGTCCGTTTTGTCCATTATCTTTATAACGATTTGATAACAAAATGTATTATTACTTATTATGATATAATAAAAGAACTATGGCAACTTATAGAGACCAATTAGTTCAAAAGACTCAATATAGCGTTGGAGCAACACCTCCAAAAGTTGAATGGACTTTTGTTAAAGGTGATACAGCAGCATTTCGTGTTTATGTAACAGATGATAATCTAGATCCCCTGATTATTGCTGACTGGACTATTCGTATGAAAATTAAAAGACCCACAACAGATCCAGTAGTTCCAGGTTTTATTACAGATACGGCAACAACAATCATGGCTAAAATTCCAGCTCCAGGCGCAGGCGATGGTGCAGGAGAGTTTACTGTTTCTTTAACAGCAGCAGAAACTTATACATTGCGTACTAATGATATTTTTGATATTCAACTTTCTCTTCCACAAGATGAAATTGTTTGGACGGTAGCGCAAGGACGAGTAATAGTTCTTGAGGATGTAACTGACTAATGGCAACAACAGTAATTACTACTAAAAACCCTGTAATTACTAGAGTAGTTGAAGAAGTAAGAGAACACAAAACCTTCATCTCTAGCCCTACAAGGCTTTCAATAATTAACGATACTCTTCCATATAGAATTCGTTTAACAAACATTCAAATCCCAGGTCACGATATAAATAATATCCCTGGAATTGGTATTCAGATTATTGGCTTTTCTAACTATATACTTTAAAATACGTGATATAATTCATACATGGCCTACACATCGCTCACAAACGTAAAGACTAAGTTTCAAACTGGTGATCGTCCTACTCAGGAAGATTACGTAGATTTAATTGATTCTACCGCTGGACAAGCAACTAATCTTGGTTCATCTGGTAACAACGATAACACAATTAGTGACATTACAAATGTTACTGTGTTTGATAATTTTGATGCAACAACATGGAGAATGGTAAAGTACATTATCTCCATAGCAAAGACTTCTGCTGGTGATAATAAATTTTACGCCACAGAGATGACCATCTTGATTGACGGAGAAGATGTTTCTGTTAGCGAGTATGGCACAATAGACACCGATGGGAATATTGGCACCATTAGCGTCTCCAGGGTTAGTAACACGGTTGCCCTCACTGTTACACCAGCCCAAGGAATAACCCCTATCACCCTACGTTATGCACGTATTGGGTTGAAGGCTTAATTAAAGGAGATAAAAATGGCAACAGTAGTAAAAGATTTTAAGGTAAAAGCAGGACTCGTAGTTGAAGGTTCAACAGGTACAATCAACGGAAAGAATATTCTTAGAGAAGATGATTCTGACCAGTACATTATTGACCTCATCGGAGGAGAGACACTTGTAACATCTGTAGATTCAGATCAACTTCAAGTTATTAATGGAGAACTTTCTGTTAAGGCTGAAGTATTTGATGACTTTGGTGCAGCAGCACAGGCTCTTTCAGATGCAGAAGATTATGCAGATGCACTTACAACTACAGACATTGCTGAAGGTACAAATCAGTACTTTACAAACCAACGTGCACTTGATGCAACATCAGCAGCATACGATGCAGCAGGTGCTGCAGGTGCAGTAGCGTCAGATCTTTCAGATCATATGTCAGATACATCAGCACACGGTGTAACTGGTAACGTAGTTGGTACAACAGATACTCAAACATTAACAAACAAGACCATCGGAGATACACTTAACTTCACTGGCGCAGGAGCAATGACAATCAACTCTGATTCTCATATCGTTCTTACCCCAGCAGCAGGTTCTTCTGTTAAGTGGGGCTCAGATATTCTTGCAACACAGGCTTATGTTGGTCAAGAAATTACAGACCTAAACCTTGCAGGTACTTATGATGCACTAGGTGCAGCATCAACAGCACTTGAAGATGCAAAAGATTACACAGATCTTCTTCTTGGAGATAATACAATTGATGGTTCTGGTGGAAATACAGTTACAGATAGAATTGCAACAGCAGTTGCAGATCTTGTAGATGGTGCACCAGAACTTCTTGATACTCTTAATGAGTTAGCAGCAGCAATTGGTGATAGCGTAGATGCACAGGGTCTTGCAGTAGCAATTGGAAATAAACTTCCACTTGCAGGCGGAACAATGACTGGTGCTATTGCAATGGGAACAAACAAGATCACTGGTCTTGGAACTCCTACATCAAATACAGATGCAGCAACTAAGGCCTATGTAGATGATCAAACAACTACAGATGTCGCAGAAGGCACAAACTTATACTTCACAAATCAAAGAGCACTTGACGCAACCGCAGCAGCATACGATATCGCTGGAGCAGCAGCAACAGCAGAGCAAAATGCTAATGGCTACACAGATGATGAAATTAATGCTCTTACAACATCTGACATTGAAGAAGGTTCAAACCTATACTTCACAAACCAGAGAGCAATTGACGCTGTAGGCGGAACAATTGGAGATCAGATTGATCTTCTAACAACAGACGATATTGAAGAAGGACAAGACAACCTCTACTTCACAGATGGTCGTGCTAAGAGTTCAGCAGCAGATCTTTTGACTAGTGCCTCACTCACAAATATTACAATCACAGGCTCAGGTGCAGGACTTACTATTACCGCAGAAAACGGTGTAGCAGATTCTTATACTGATGACCTTGATGAAGGTTCAACAAACCTTTACTTTACAAATGAGAGAGCAGTATCTGCTCTTGAAGCAGTAGTTCCAAACTTTACAGCAGTTGAGGTTAACTCACTTGCTAAGCAGATTGCAGCAACTGTTTCTGCTCCAACAGGTGGTTCACAAGTTACTGCTTATGCATTTGCTAAGGCAGATTACCGTTCAGCAAAGTTCCTTGTAAAAACTGCATACGGAACACACACAGAACTTTCTGAAGTTCTTATCACACTTGATACATCTGACAATATTGCTATCACAGAATACGCAATTGTTGGAACAAATGGTTCATCATCAACTATAACAGCAGATGTTGATGGAGCAAATGTACGACTTCGTGTAACACCAACTAACAATACTTCAACAGTAACTGTTGTTGGAACACTACTAGCATAATTAACGAGGAGTAAGAGATGGCAACAGTAGACAAAGACTTTAAAGTAAAGAATGGGCTGGTCGTTGCAAACGGCGGTACATTTGGAGGAACAGTTACTGTTGCCACTCCTACCCTTGGAGATCATGCAACAACAAAAGACTACGTAGATGCTTTAACAGGTTCAGTAACCGTTCCTGTTTTAGCTGAAGCACCTGCTACACCTGATGAAGGCGCTTTGTACATAGATACAATCACAAATAGATTGCATATGTATTTAAATTCAGCTTGGGTAGCAGTAGCAACACTTCAAGATTCACAAACACTACAAGACCATATTCACGATACTTCAATTGATGGATCTGGTTTGATAGTAAGTATTTTTGTACAGGGTGGAACGTATAACGAAGCAGGAGCGCTTGTAGAAGCAGGCGTTTATAATACAAATGTCTGGTCCCAAACATGGGACGGCGGAATTTCATTGGATAATTTTAACTAAATTATCTGATATAATATACACAACACCAAAGGAGTAGTAAATGGCAACTAGAATGCAACAGCGCAGAGGAACCGCATCACAGTGGTCAGGCGCTAACCCAATTCTCAACGCAGGAGAAATCGGCTGGGAATCAGACACAAATAAATTTAAGATTGGTGATGGCACAAATCACTGGGCTGACCTTACTTACTTCACAGATGCTGAAAGTGCACTTGCAGGAATTAATGACCTTATTGATGGAGCACCAGGAGCATTAAATACTCTTAATGAACTTGCAGCAGCAATCAATGATGATCCAGCATTCTTTACAACACTTTCAACAAGCCTTGACCTTAAGGCTCCAAAGGCTAACCCAACATTTACAGGAACAGTTTCTGGTGTTACAAAGTCACACGTTGGACTTGGCAATGTAGACAATACTTCAGATGCTAATAAGCCAGTCTCAACAGCAACACAAACTGCTCTTGATGCAAAGGCTTCAAATACTGCTCTTTCAAACCACGAAGCAGATACAACTAATATTCATGGAATCGCTGATACTTCAGCACTTGCTACAAAGACTTATGCTGACGGAGCAGTATCAACTGCAGTTGCAGCACTTACAAAGTCTTCAGTAGGTCTTGGCAACGTAGATAATACATCTGACGCAAATAAGCCAGTTTCATCAGCTGCACAAACAGCTCTTGATCTTAAAGCACCAAAGGCAAACCCAACATTTACAGGTACTGTTAATGCAGCAGATTTAACACTTTCTGGTAACCTAACTGTAAACGGTACTACAACTACAGTAAACAGCACAGCTATTAACGTAAATAACCAGGTAATTTTTGAAGGTGCAACAGCAGATGGTTTTGAAACTACACTTTCAGTAATAGATCCAACTGCAGATAGAACAGTTACACTTCCAGATGCAAGCGGAACACTTGCAACACAAGATTATGTATCAAGTGCTGTTAGTGGAGTATCAAATGATTACCCTGGCCTTGTTGGTACAGGACTTTCTTGGGATGCAGACAATGATCGTTTTGCCATTGACTCAGAGTATGTTGGTGAACTTGCAGTTGACTCAATTGCTGGTGCATTAAATTCAGGTACTGGACTACAGCATAACTACGATGACGCATCAAACACACTTACAATTGATATTGACTCAACAGTAGCAACAAAGACTTATGCTGATGATGCAATTGGCACACATAACTCAGATACAACTGCTGTTCACGGAATTTCAAATACAGCTAACCTTGTTGCAACAACAGATACAGGTACAGTCACAAGCACAATGATTGCTAATGACACAATCGTAAACGCTGACATTAATGCATCAGCTGCGATTGACTGGACAAAGCTAGCAGTATCTTCAACAGTATCTGCAACAGAGCTTGGATATGTTGATGGAGTTACATCTTCTATCCAAACACAGCTTAATGGAAAGCAAGCAGTAGTTTCAGGTGTTTCTGACACAGAAATTGGATACCTTGATGGTGTTACTTCTGCAATCCAGACACAGCTTGATGCTAAGTCAACTGCAACTAAGACAGAAACTCTTACAAACAAGACTTTAACATCACCAGTTATTAATACACCAACTGGTATTACAAAGTCAGATGTTGGTCTTGGAAATGCTGACAACACATCAGATACAAATAAGCCAGTTTCAACTGCTACACAGACAGCACTTGATCTTAAGGCTCCAAAGGCAGACCCAACATTTACAGGAACTGTAGTTCTTCCAAGTACTACTTCAATTGGAAATGTTTCAGCTACTGAAATTGGCTATGTTGACGGTGTAACATCAGCAATTCAAACACAGCTTGATGCTAAGTTGTCAAAGTCTGGCGGAACAATGACAGGAGATCTTACTCTTGCAGGTGCTCCATCAGCAGACCTACATGCAGCAACAAAGGCATACGTTGATAACGTAGTTTCTGGAATTAACTTCCACCAGCCAGTTCGTGTTGCTACAACAGCAAATATTACACTAAGCGGAACACAGACAATTGACGGAGTATCAGTAATTGCTGGTGACCGTGTTCTTGTTAAGGACCAGACAGACCAGAAGACAAACGGTATCTACGTTGTAAATGCTTCAACATGGTCTCGTGCAGCTGATGCAGATAATACTCCATCAGGTGAGCTTGCAGGCGGAGACTTCTGTCTCGTACTTGAAGGTACAGCTGGTGCAGGATACGGTTACGTATGTTCTAACACATCAGCAATCACAATTGGTTCAAGCAATATTACCTACGTAGCATACAACGCTGCTAAGGCTGTAACAGCAGGTTCTGGTCTAACAGAATCTACACCAGGAACACTTGATATTGCAACTGGTGGAGTTACTTCAGCAATGATCGCTGATGGAGCAATCGTAGATGCAGATGTAAACGCATCAGCAGCAATTGCACAGTCAAAGATTTCAGGTTTAACATCTGACCTTGCTGCTAAGTCACCAATCAATGCTCCAACATTTACAGGTCTTGTAACAGTTGCAGCATCTGGAGTGGCATTTACAGACGGTACACAGACAAAGGAAGGCGTTCCTTCACGGACACCAATCGTACAGAAGACAGCATCATACACACTTTCATCACTTACAGAAAGAGATAGCCTTGTTGAAGTAGCATCTTCATCAGGAACAACTATCACAATTCCAACAAACTCAGCAGTTGCTTATCCAGTCGGAACATCAATTGATATCCTTCAGACTTCAACAGGTCAGGTAACAATCGCAGGAGATACTGGAGTTACAGTAAACGCAACACCAGGTCTAAAGCTAAGAACTCAATGGTCATCTGCAACTCTTTTCAAGAGAGCTACAAATACATGGGTTGTTTACGGCGACTTGACAGCATAAGAAACTATTAAGGGGATATAAAATGGCATCAGGTAAAAAAGCAGGAAGACACTCCCAGGCATCAAACGATTTCTTGGAGCCACTAAAGCCTACAGGCGTATCTGCAACTAATACAGGAACAGGTCGTGCTTATGGTGATGGTCAAGCAACTGTTTCCTTCTCTTTACCTGTGCTATCCCCTGCTGCAACATCCTTTACAGTAACAGCAAGCACAGGTCAAACTGGAACTGGAGCTTCTTCTCCAGTTACTGTGTCTGGTATTACTGCTAATGCATCTGTAACTTTTACAGTAACAGCAACAAACGCAGCTGGAACATCACAAGCTTCTGATCCTTCTTCTGCAATTGCTATTACCACAGTACCACAAACACCACAGTCAGTGAGCGCAACTACAGTTTCTGCAAACCTTAATCGGATTAGCTGGACTGCTCCTGCAACTGGTGGTAGTGCTATTACATCATATACAATTACTTCATCTGATGGAGGAAACTTTACTGGAATTTCTGGTTCAGCAACTTCCTATGATGCTGCTGATAATACACCTTCTGCTGCATCACCAGCTGCTCAAACATATACAATTGTTGCTATCAATGCTCTAGGAACTTCAGCATCAACTACTACATCTAGTGTTACTACTATTGCACCGTTCTTTCCATTCTTCCCACCATTTTTCCCATTCTTCCCTCCATTCTTCCCATTCTTCCCACCGTACTTCCCGTACTTCCCGTTCTTCCCACCGTACTTCCCATTCTTCCCACCGTACTTCCCGTACTTCCCGTTCTTCCCACCGTTCTTCCCGTTCTTCCCACCAAGCTTCGGTCCGTACTTCCCTTACTTCGTACCACCGTACTTCCGTGATACAAGATTCTAAGAAGTAGCATGAGTCAGTCGGGGGGCCTCATCCAAGTTATAAATAACTTTATAACGGAAGATGAGGCTTCTCGCATTATAGACTTTATTGAAAATAATTTAGAAGTTTTTGAATCAACCCAAAACAATAAAAGATATGCTTTAAAGTATGGAAAAGATTTTTTGTTTCAAAACTCTTTTGAAGACTTTAGCAAGCATAATCATCTTAATCACTATTTTAAAGATAAAATTTTTCCAAGGGTAATTAATCAAATAGGTAAATTTTATAATAAAACAGATATAGCAGTATCAAACCTATGGTTCTCTAAGCATTGTCCAGGATCAGTATTACGATTACACGAAGACGTAGATAAAGGCATTAATCCACAGTTTATGTACAGTGGAATCATATATCTGAACTCATTAGAGGATACAGGTATATTGAGGTTTCCGTTTGCTGATTTTGAGTATAATCCAAAAGTAGGAGATTTTGTATTTTTTCCATCTGAAGGAAAAATTTTTGCTCATGAGATAGATAAAATTAATAAAACAAGATATGCTATCCCAATGTGGATATCTTCTAAAGAATATGCTCTTTAACCTTCATAAAACTTATTAAAATCAAGATCAATTACTTTTTCAAATTCTTTTAATTTTTCTATTGTTGGAGCTCCCCAATAACCAAGTATTTTACCAGTTAAAATATTTTTTACTCTTTGCATACTGGTATAACTTCTTTTGCCATGAAGCTCTGTTTCTCTTCCTGGGGTTTCTGCTCTCATTAAACGATCTTTTGAGTATAGATCACCATCAAATTTATTTAAATGCCAAACTATTGGATTTTTGATGGTAAAAATTCTATAGCCTCTTGTCCAAAGTCTTAATGCTAATGTTATTTCATCTCCACCAAACATTACTTGTGGATCTGGAGATACATCTTCAAGTACAGATGGTTCAGAAAATATAAAATGACCAGTGACTAGTGCATGTTCTTTATAAACCTCTTTATCCCAGGGAAAATGTTCTGTTGTAAGTTTTGGGTATCCTTCGCCATTTCCAATAGCTTTATTTATAATCATTGGAGAGCAATACACATTTGCATCATTACTGTAATAATTAATTATATTATTTGATATTGACCACCAAGGAACATAGGTTGATATGATTGGTTTTTCATGTTCCCTTTTTATTTCTTCAAAAGCATTAATTATTTTTGTATCCCAATTTTTTTCAAAAAGCATATGAGCATCAAGTTGAAGGCAATAGTCTTCTCCATTATAAAAAGACAAAGAGTTTAACCTGCCAATACAAAGTCCAAGCATTGCGGGGTAATCTGTAAATGCATGCATTACATTTTTATATTTATCAAAATTAGGCCTGGTATTATCATTATAGTGACACCAAATTCCAAAATGTACACGCTCTGGGTATTCTGCATTTTCTAAACAATTTGATAGCATAAGGTCAAGGTGTGGCTCATTGTATGCTGCTATTGAAACATATATAGTCTTCATATAAAGATTATACAGTATTTCCTCTTATATGATATACTTTTACATATAGCTAAATTACACGGGGGATAAATGGATATATATAATGAAAACGAAAATCCATGGTTTACTAAGGATAGATCAGAGACTGCTTCTAGCAGAGTAGCAAGAGCCTTGCCTGATAAAGGGATATCTGTTAGTAATCCAGGATTAGGCCTAAATGTTTACCATAATGTTTTTTCTGAAGAAGACTCAAAGCGTTATATCAATGTGCTTGAGTCAAATCTTTCAGGAGGCAAAAAGTATAAATGGAATGAAGCTCAAGTAACCAACTCTACCACTCCAATTAAAAAGGCTAGAGATTGTGTTGATTTTAAATACAAGCAATCTGACCTTGGACCAAAGGATGAATCAAATGCAGAGCTTGTTGACCTACATGAAGAGATTTATCAAAAGCTAAAGGTTTGTATAGATGACTATGCACGTTATTGGGGCATTAATGTTGTTTACTATGAAGCATTTAATTTTGTAAAATATGAGGGTGAAGGTACACACTTCAATATTCACGCAGATCACGGTCCAGCATATAACTGCACAGTGTCTGCTGTTATCTACATTAATGATGACTATGTTGGAGGAGACTTAAAGTTTCCAAGACTTGATAATTTAGTATACAAGCCAAAGGTTGGAGATATTGCAGTATTCCCTTCAAACTATATCTATGAGCATGCATCCCTTCCAATGGAATCTGGCACAAAATATTGTGTTGTTATTATGACAGATATTAATGAGTTAAGTCATAAATGAACAAAGTAATATTTAAAGCTTTTCGTCCTTGGTTAAAAAAAGATAGTATTTCTGTACCATTGCCTACACAAAAGGTAATTCCAGATTGGTATAAAGATGCAGATAGATTTGCAAAGAATCCTTACACAGGGGAATACTTTCCAGCAAATAATCAGGTTTGTCCTTTTCCAAAAGAAGGAACAACAAATGATTATGGCAAGGTTCCTACCTGGAAAGCATGTCCTGCTATTATGGATGGATTTTCAACTGGTTATGTTTTACTAACTCCATGTGATATTCAATTTTTTAAAGATAGTAATGGAAAAATTGATGTTAAGGTAGTTGATGAAAAGCATAAAGATTTTTGTACTAAGAGACCGCCTATGCCACAGTTTGAGCATCCAAAAGGATTCTATAAAGAACATTTTGCTTGGCAGTCAGAATGGTCACTAGGACTACCAGAAGGATATAGTTCACTATTTATGACTCCAATGAATAGGTTTGATCTTCCTTTCATGAATACAACTGGGGTTGTTGATTCTGATAAGGTTGAATTAATTGGAAGTCTTCCATTCTTTATCGCACAAGATTGGGAAGGAACCATCCCAGCTGGAACTCCATACGTACAGATCTTACCGTTTAAGAGAGAAAACTGGGAAAATGAAGTTGAAATTCTAAATCAAAAAGATATGTATGATAAAATGGTAGAGAATGCAACTTTTTATCGTAAACCCGATGGTGGTGTTTACAAGAATCAAATTTGGACAAGAAGAGAATATAAATAAGGAGAAAAAATGAGCACTTGGACTGACAAAGTTAATCTTGGTAATGGAATTCATTGCTATAAGAATGTAATTAAGAAAGAAATTGATGTTGTTAATAGACTTGAGTCTAACTTAGGCCAAGTTGGAGATGAAACAAAGTATAGCTGGTTGCCAGCATATGTTGGATACCGTCAGCTAATGCCAGAATATAGAGACTGTGTTGATTTTAAGTTTAAGAAGGAAAATCTTGAACATGATACACGCCCACAGTCACTTGCTCTACAGTCACTATGGCAAGATGTTTATGATGTTCAAGCTCCAGCAGTACAGGATTACTGCAAAGACTATAATCTGGGAGAGCTAAAGTACTGGGAAGCATTTAACTTTATTAAGTATGGTCCAGGTCAGCACTTTAAGGAGCACCATGATCATGGGTTCTCTTATAACTGCACAGTATCATTAGTTGCTTATCCAAACGATGACTACGAAGGCGGAGAGCTATACTTTAGACTTCAAGACTTAAAGATAAAGCCAGAAGCAGGAGATCTATTTATCTTCCCTTCAAACTTTATGTATCCACACCAGGCAATGCCAGTTCACTCTGGAACAAAATATTCTATTGTAACCATGCTTGACTACAACAAAAAGTTCCATACTGCAGAAATGTATGTAGAAGACTAAATGTTTAATATTTCAGTTGAAAAAACTCCAGACTGTATTTTTGAGATATCTTCAATGTCAATTAAAAGAGACTGGATGGATGAAACTTCTGAAAATCACGCATATAGATGTTTCCCTGTAACACAGGCAAATGTTATTGGATATAGTCTGTCCTGCAAAGAAGACATTGAGTTTATTTGGGATGGAGTTAATGATCAAACGCCTGATCGTGTAGAAATATTTAATCCAAAAACAGCATACTCTGGAAGAGGGCAATCCTCTGTAAGTTTAAGTACTGGATTAATATTTAAAACAGATCAAGACGTTAGCATTTTTTCTATTAATCCAGTAAATTATTTTAGTGATGAGTTTGAAACTATGTCTTCTTTAATAAGTACATCTTTTTATGATAACCCACTACCCTTAGCAATTAAGGCAAAAGTAGCAAATAAAAAAGTTGTTATTAAGGCAGGAACTCCAATTGCAACGTTGATTCCTATATCACTGACTAACCTAAACAATACAGTAATTAATATCTTTGACTATAAGGACGAAGATAGAAAAAGAGTAGAAGCAAATAAAGCTTATGGTGAAGCAGCACAAGTTGTAAATTCTGGTGGTCAGTGGACAGATTGGTACAGAAATGCTGTTAATGAAAAACAAGAATCTCTTGGTTCTCATGAAGTAAAAACCTTAAAGCTTTTTGTAGATGATCAAACAGGCCACGGTAGATAATGAGTGAATTAAACTCAATACACACAGATATAGTCAATGAATATGTGGAAAACTGTAAGCTAGGTAAAATAAGTCATTACATTATAACTGTTGCCAGAGATGGTGAAAAGCCAGTAAGATCTATTATATCTTTTGATAGCTTAAGCCAAGCTTTAGAAGGATATGAAATGTATCAGGATGCTGGTTTTGCAAAAGAGTTTTTAACTGTTTCTTTGTACGAACCTTCTGGAAAAGTTACAACAAAAGTGCTAAAAAGAAATCATGCGGGAGATCCATCTTTTGTTAGGCAAAACTATATAGACACAGTTGATGCACTTTATGGGCTTAAAAATAAGCTAAAAAAAGAAGACTATGAAGATGTTTGTATCAAGATTGTAACTTCTTTTGCAAAAGATAACTGGAGATTTAATCCAGAAAGATTTTTAAAACAACTAGAAATAGAAAGGGAATTATAGGATTTTTTGCCTATGATATAATGCTATTATGGATAATATGGATGCCTCAGTAGTAGTTAGAAAACCATCAATGACCCCTTCGGGCTGGTTTGGCAATGGAAAAGAAATGATTATTGAACTAGAAAACTTTATGACACAAGAAGAAATTGATTTTTTAGAAAAGGCTGCAAAGTCTATAACTATTTGGGATGTAACACAGAGTCACGTAAATGAAAACGGAACTGTTGTATACGATTCAGATTATTGGAAAGACAGAGTAGCGACTAGTCCAACATTAGATAAAAATGATCCAGCTATTGCTCCTGTAATTGCAGGATTGTTTCAAAGACTAAAGCCAATTGTTGAAGAGTTCTACAAGGTAAAGGTTACACCTACTGGAACAACTATTGTTAGATGGCTTCCAGGACAATTTCAAAAACCTCACGCAGATAAAGAACTTCATGAGGGACCAGATGCTGGCTTGCCTAATGATTTCCCAAACTATGATCTTTCAAGCCTATTCTATTTGAATGAAGACTACGAAGGCGGAGAGCTATACTTCCCATTACAGGGTGTACAGTTCAAGCCCAAAAAGGGTGCAGCATATTTCTTCCCAGGGGATAAAAACTATATCCATGGAGTAACAGAGATCAAGAGTGGTATTAGATATACATGCCCGTTCTTCTGGGAAATTACAGAGCATACGGGAGATAGAAAGCCGTGAAAGAAAAGGTTTTAGACTGTATTGAAATATATCCTAAGATATTTGTTTATAAAAATCTGTTTAAAGATATTTCAAAAACATTCTCAATCCTAAAAGATGAAGATAAAGATGCAATACTTAGCCCTTGGTCACAATGGTCTGGTTTTGGAGAGTACCTTAATCCATTATTTAAAGGTTGCCCAGGTGCCATGAGCATAGAAGAAATTAAAAGTGTAGAAGCAGCAACAGAAAAAGACGAAGAGCAAAAAGCTGCAATGGTAGAACTTTTTGAAAACTTTTATTTAGCAACTGAAGACTATATATCTAGAAATAGTGTTGATTTTGATAAAGATGCAATGGTCACAACCCATGAAGGTGATACTGTAAAATTATGGAAAACCAATGGGCCGTCAATAGCAAGATATAGAGAAGATATAGAAGATCCAGTAGCAATGACATATCATTCCGACTACGTAAGAGAACCAATGGTAACACCAGGATATAAATTTGCTATAACTGCTTTAGCTTACTTTAATGATGACTATGAGGGTGGAGAGATTGATTTTATTGTTGATGGTGAAGCCTACATGTATAAGCCAGAGGCTGGAGATTACTTACTTTTCCCTTCTGGCCACCCAGATGTATTGACTAAAAATGATCAGGTTTATATTCATGGAGTGCTCCCACCAAGAGGAGCAAAAAAATATCTATCCAGAATGTACTGGATGAAGTATGAAGTTGGCGACAAGATGTGGCTCAAAAGAGAAGCTGACTATGGAAAAGAAGAGTGGGCCAAAGAATGGTCAGAGATTATGGAAGAATTTAGAAAAAAGAATCCAAATAAAATTAATGCCGACAAAGAGAGAAGAATAAGATGAACCTAGATAATAAAAAAAGAATCACAAAGGATATAGTTGTTTACGAAAACTTTATTTCTGAAGAAAACTGTAAAAAAATGATTCAAGCACTAGATGCTCAAGCACATAACGGCAAGCTTTCTTGGATGCCAATATCTTTTTATGAATCATATTCTTCTGTAACTCCACAAGATAATGATCAAGAAGTTTTAGATGCTGGACTTTCACCTACAATGTTTTCTGATATTGAGAAAGTTATGCCAGAAGCCATTGCTTCAGTACACGACCTTGATCCAAAAACAATTTGTAAGATTGGATATCATACTCAAAAATGGGAGCCAGGAGCATATGCAAGAATTCACTCCGACAACACAGACGAGCATGGAAATTCTGGAGCATTTACAAGAAGCAGATATGCAGGATTTTTATACCTTAATGATGATTTTGAGGGTGGACTTTTAAAATTTCCAGATCAAGATATAGAAATTAAGCCTAAAGTTGGAATGCTTGCAGTATTTGATGGTGGTTTTAATAATATGCATGAAGTTTCTTTAATCACCAAGGGTATTAGATATACAATCGGATCTTTCTGGGATGATAGAGAAGAATCTGCATACCCACAAGAGGTAAGAGATGCTTGGGCAGCAGAAATGAAAGAAACTAGGGCAAAGCAAGAGATTGAAAGAGCAGAATGGCAAGAGCTCATCAAACAAGGGTATAAAATAGATGCTAGTGGTAATAGGTACAAGATAGAGGATCTGGAGAATAATGTCTAATTTTTTAAAAGAGTCATTTGAAAAAAATAACTTTAAATGTACAGATATTGACGATGAAATTTTGCTTGTAGAGGATTTTTTGTCTAAAGAAGAACTTGCATCTTTATGGGATATTATTAATACAAGACCAGAAGAAGACTGGTCAATAGAGTATGTAAAAAACTTAAAAAGATTTTGTCTTGAAAAGTTTGGAAGAGATGATGTTGATAACTTAGTTGCAGAAGGTAAGTTTGAAATTACTAAAAACTGGAATGATAAAAATTTGCAGATTACTGAATATGAAGTAACTGGAACAATTCATACTAGAGTAAACTCTTTAGTTAAACAATTAGATGACAGCTTAGAGCTTGGTGGATTTGGAACTATGCAAAGAATGCAGGAAAAGGTTCAATTAAAATCACATACAGATCAGCACACAGACCCCTCAATTCGCTATGCAACAATTCTTTATTTAAATGATGACTATGTAGATGGAGAACTTTTCTTTGAACATCTTGACATAGAACTAAAGCCAAAACCAGGTTCTTTATTGGTTTTTCCAGGAACTGAAAAATATGAACACGGAGTAAGATTTGTTGGTGATGGACCAATAAGATATGTCATAGTAGGTTTCATTAGAGAAAAAGATCACTACGAAAAGAATAGATACTAAGGAGATATAAAATGGAAAGAGAAATACTTGAAGAAAAGGTCTACTATTACACAAACGTAATTCAAGACCCTCAAAAACTTGTTGAGGCAATTGACAAAGATAATGAAGATCCCTGGGGTGAATGGATGGCCTGTAGTGGACAGCACTATGTGTATGGAACAGACAAGACCATCTATACTCCAGAGAATGATGATGAAAAAAATAACTATATCTATAATACAATTAGAGATGCCTTTGATGTTGTAGCAAAAGACTATGCAGCTGCACAAGGAATTACAGATGAGCCAAAGCTATTTCCTATGTACCCAATAAAAAGATATGAACCTGGTACATTTATGGGCGCTCACTTTGATCAGCAAGAAGGAGATGAAAGACTAAAGGTTTCTTTTGTCATGTACCTTAATGATGATTATGAGGGCGGAGAAATATCATTTACTATTTCTTCTCCTGATGGAATTTTGCAGCAAGCAGGACCAACCCCAGATTTTGCTGAAGCAGAAAGAACTGGAAATTATACATTTGCTGTAAAACCAAAAGCAGGAAGCATTATTGTATTTCCGCCATCACCACCTTACCATCATACAGCACACCTTGTTAAGAGTGGACTAAAGTATATGGTTCCAAACCACTGGATCTCATAATGTAAGACTACTTTTGTTTTGCAAAAGTACTAACTATAAACTATAGATTGACACGCTCTTTGTGAGCGTGTTTTTCTTTTTAAACTGTGCTATACTTAGGAACTACTTTGGAATTTACAAAGTACTTAACTTATTTTTGCTATGAAAGGTAAATAAATGTCAGATACAGTATTCTCTTTTCGTCTTTCCGATGAATTTGTAAATAAATATAACAACGCTCCAAGTCCTTTTGGATTTCAAGATGCAGGATCTAACTCACTTGGAGAGATTACATTTATTCGTACATATTCTCGTGTTAAGGAAGATGGAACTAAGGAACGCTGGCATGAAGTTTGCCGTCGTGTAATTGAGGGTATGTATTCAGTTCAGAAGAACCATGCTAAAGACAATCGTCTTCCATGGAATGATAACAAGGCACAGAAGTCTGCTCAGGAAGCTTTCCAGAGAATGTTTGAATTGAAGTGGACACCACCAGGTCGTGGTCTTTGGGCATTCGGTACACCTATGACTATGGAAAAGCGTAACTCTGCTTCCCTCCAAAACTGTGCAATGGTTTCTACTCGTGACATTGACCGCAATGATCCAGGTGCATTATTTGCTTGGGTTATGGATGCATTAATGCTGGGTATTGGAGTAGGATTTGATACTCTTGGACAAGATAAGCAAATGTCTATTTATGCTCCTAATGAACCAGTATCTACCTATGAAATTCCAGATACCCGTGAAGGATGGGTAGAATCTGTACGCCTTTTGATTAATTCATTTTTACGCCAGAACCAACCAATTCAAGAGTTTAACTATGACCTTATCCGCCCTCTAGGAGCCCCTATTAAGGGCTTTGGAGGCGTTGCAAGCGGTCCAGCGCCACTTATTGATCTCCATACACGCATTCGCAATGTTGTGGGCTCTAGAGCAGGAGATATGCTTGATAGCCGTGCAATTGTAGATATCGTAAACCTTATTGGAACATGTGTTGTTTCTGGAAATGTTCGTCGTTCTGCAACTCTTGCTTTGGGTACACCAGAAGATGATGGCTTTATTAATCTTAAAAATCCAGAAGTCTTCCCAGAAAGAAACTCCTATGATCCAGAAAAACCAGGTTGGGCATGGATGAGTAATAACTCTATTGCTGCTGAAGTTGGAACTAAGTATGAAGATTATGTAGATTTAATTGCAGACAACGGAGAGCCAGGTTTTATCTGGCTAGGGGTTGCACGTGACTATGGTCGCCTTGCAGATGCTCCAGATTATAAAGATGCTCGTATTATGGGATTTAATCCATGTGCAGAGCAGCCACTTGAATCGTATGAACTTTGTACCCTTGTAGAGGTTCACCTTAATCGCCATGAGTCAAAAGAAGACTTTTTGAAGACTCTTAAGTTTGCATATTTGTATGGAAAGACTGTTACTCTTATGCCAACACATTGGCCAGTTACAAACGGAATTATGCAACGCAATCGTCGCATTGGTACATCCCTTACAGGAATTGCTGCTTTTGCTGACGAACATGGTTTGCCAACAACTCGTGAATGGATGGATGAGGGTTACTCAACAATTCGTAAATATGATCATCAGTATTCAGAATGGCTTTGTGTTCGTGAATCAGTTCGTGTGACAACAGTTAAGCCATCAGGATCTGTATCGCTTCTTTCTGGTGCTACACCTGGAGTTCACTGGGGACCTGGTGGAGAATTCTATCTTCGTGCTATTCGTTTTGGAGATACTGATCCAATGCTTCATTTGTTTAAAGCAGCGGGATATAAAGTTGAACCAGATCTAGTATCAGCAAATACTCAAGTAGTATATTTCCCAGTAGCATCAGGACATAAACGTTCTGAGAAGCAGGTTAGCCTATTTGAAAAGATTGGTTTGGCAGCAACCGCTCAGAAGTACTGGTCAGATAATGGTGTTTCTGTAACACTCTCATTTGACAAGGAAGAAGAAAAGAAGTTTGTCGCTCCAGCACTTAATATGTATGAGGGTCAGCTAAAGGCAGTTTCTTTTCTTCCAATGGGAAATAAAACTTATCCTCAGCAGCCATATACAGAAATCACACGTGAAGAATATAACTCATATGTTGGCAAGATTGGTAAAATTGACTGGTCCGCTATTTATGATGGAGTAGAAAACCTTGAAGCAGCAGGTGAGGCATATTGCTCAACAGATGCCTGCGAAATTAAGTTTTACTAAAATAGTGGTTCTTTAAATACTTATTTAGTGGGGAATATGGTATACTGATGGTTATGGATTCTTTAATCAACCCTGAAACTGGCGAACCAATTGTCAAAAATGTACGTAGACAAGTTATTGAAAAGAAGTATAACTGGGGTCTATATGTGTACAAGAAGTCAAATGGCAAGTGGTTTACGGACGGCAGTGGGAATGTACTAAACATTGAGTCAATGCGTAATGATCTAACTAAAATTGCAGAACTTAAGGCAGCAGCTAAGCATTATGGTGATGAAGGTGATGGAGAAGCAGTTTTTGTTCCTGGTCTTACAAGAATCACTGATGAAGAGCATTCTGAGCAAATAGATCGCATGAAAGCTGGATTAATTCCTTCCATGAACGATCTTGGCGCATGGCATGCAGCACAGCAAACTCTTAATAAAGCAGGCGGGGCAGCGTTTGATGAATAACGAAGATTATCTAGAAGCCAGACTTGGCACAACAGAAAAACCAGAAAGTCAATTTAAAAACAGTGACCCATTTAATAAATCATGGGAAGAATTAAAATCTTTAACGGGACTTGAAGATAATGTTAAGCGTCGTATTTCAAGACAAGTAAACAAAGCAATGACACAAGAAGGCTATCTTGCAACAAATGCAAACATTGATCTTCTTAGTGTTCCATATCTTGATTCGGCAAATGCAGATCCAAAAGGCTTAAAGGATTCTGGCTCTAAAGCAATTAATCCTGGTTTGGTATACCGAAATGGCTATGGTCTTTTTGATGTAATTACTCCTCCATACAATATGTATGAACTAGCTAACTTTTATGATACATCTTTTGCTAATCATGCTGCCATTGATGCAAAGGTAGAAAATGTTGTTGGTCTTGGATATCGTTTTGATGTAACAGACCGCACAATGATGAGTCTTGAAAATAATTCAGATCAGGCTGCTACAGCACGTGCACGTAACCGCATTGAAAGAGCAAAACTAGAACTTCGTGATTGGCTTGAATCACTAAATGATGATGACAGTTTTACTCGCACAATGGAAAAAATTTATACAGACCTACAGGCAACTGGTAATGGATATATGGAAGTTGGTAGAACTGTAAGTGGTGAGATTGGTTACATTGGTCACATTCCATCAACAACAATGCGTGTGCGTCGTATCCGTGATGGATATGTTCAAATCATTGGGCCAAAGGTTGTTTACTTCCGTAATTTTGGAGCAACTAACCGTAACCCACTGACAGCAGATAATCGTCCAAATGAAATTATTCATTTCAAGGATTACTCTCCACTAAACACTTATTATGGTGTCCCAGATATTATCGCAGCGCTGCCATCACTTATTGGTGACCAGCTTGCTTCACAATACAACATTGATTATTTTGAAAACAAAGCGGTACCAAGATATGTAATTACTCTTAAGGGTGCCAAGCTATCGGCTGATGCTGAAGATAAGATGTTCCGATTCCTACAGACAGGACTAAAATCTCAGTCACACAGAACTTTGTATATCCCACTACCTGGTGATAACGATCATTCTAAGGTTGAGTTTGATATGAAACCAATTGAGAATGGAATTCAGGATGGTTCATTTAAGGAATACCGTAAGCAGAATCGTGATGATATTTTGATCGCTCATCAAGTTCCAATTTCTAAGCTTGGTGGTTCAGAATCAGGAGCAATCGCTGCAGCATTAGCACAAGATCGCACATTTAAAGAGCAGGTTTCTCGTCCAGAACAACAGCATCTTGAGAAGGTAATTAGCAAAATTATTAAGGAAAGAACAGATATTCTTCAGTTTAAGTTTAACGAACTTACTCTTACAGATGAGATTGCACAGTCACAGATTCTTGAGCGTTATGTTAAGAATCAGATTATGCTTCCTAATGAAGCTCGTGAAATCCTTGATCTTCCACAGGCAGAGCATGGAGATACTCCTCTTGAGTTAAGTCCAAGGCAGGCTGCCGATGCAAGAGCAAATGGCAATCGTTCTAGAGATGCAGAAAGAACAAATAACCAATCAGATGGCCCTGCAACAGTCTCTGGACGTAATCCGAAGGGTGAAGGTAGAGCGTCTCAATAATTGAGAAATCTACATAAAAGTTTGGTATAATGGATTACGATATGAACATAAATAAGGCTTTTTGGACCACTGACGGCGACAATGTTCGCTTATCAATGCCCTTTGGAAAAGTAGATATTGAGAAAAGAATTGTGTCTGGCTTTGCCTCCCTTGACAATGTTGACAAGCAATATGACATTGTTACAACAGAAGCATCAATGAGCGCTTTTGCAAAGTTCCGTGGAAATATTCGTGAAATGCATCAACCTTCAGCAGTTGGCAAGATGATTTCTTTTAAAGAAGAAAAGTATTTTGATCCAGAGTCAAAGAAGTTTTACAAAGGCATTTATGTTTCTACATACATTTCAAAAGGTGCAGCAGATGCATGGGAAAAAGTTCTTGATGGAACATACACTGGTTTTTCTATCGGCGGTAGAATGAATAAGTGGGATGACGCATATAACGAAGAACTAGATAAAACAATTAGAGTTATTAAGGACTATGATCTTGTTGAGTTGAGTCTTGTAGACTCCCCAGCAAATCAGTTCGCAAGCATTATGTCAGTTGAAAAGGTTGACGGAGTAGACACAATTAAGGGAGACCTTGCAGATGTAGTTGTAGAAAATGTTTTCTATGATGAAGAAACAGGAATTGTTCTAACTTCTGATGAAGAAACATACGTTAGCCCAGTAAGTGGTAACGAAATGAAAAACATTGGTTTTGTAGAAAAGAATGACTCAGAAAAAACAAACATGATAAAATTCTTAGTTGATAGTGCTAAAGGCATTAATACTTCTAAGATTAACAAGGAGGTACAATCCATGACAGAAAACACAGATGCAGTTGCAGAAGTTATTGAAACAGAAGCAGCAGTAGAAGTAGCAAAGTCAGAGGTCGCTCCAGAGGCAGATGCTAATACCCAGGAAGTCACAAAGGCTTCAACATGTCCAGATTGTGGAAAGGCTATGGATGCATGCAAGTGCGACAAGAAGTCTGATGCAACTGAAGAAGATTCAACAGAAAAAGCTGCAAAGCCATCTGATGAAGAAACTGCTGCAGATGCTGCGACTGAAAAGCCAGGGGATGAAGAAGCAGAAGACAAGAAGCCAATGGCTCCTAAGTCAGACGAAGTAATTGCAGTTGCAATTTCTGATATCAAAGAATCTGTTACTAATGCCTTTAGCGATTTAACAGCAACAATTAAGTCACTTAGTGATGAAGTTGCTAATATGAAGAAGTCTCTTGATGCCACAACAACTGATGTAAATCAGATCAAGGGTACTTTTAATGAAATTGGAAAGCGAGTTGATTCCGTAGAAAAGGACACAGCTTTCCGCAAGTCTGGCGATCTAGGCGAGATCGTGCAGGAATTGGATGAAAGTCCAGTTCAAAAATCCCTATGGGGCGGACGTTTCCTCAAATTCTCCGACCTATATAACTAACATAAAAATCACTAGGAGGTGAACAATATGTCAGAAGATATCGTAAAAAACTATCCAGGAACTACACAGGGCCACACCCACACAGGTGAGGGTGCAGTAGCATCTGGTTCTACCGCAGACGCAGCAGCCATTGTTAATGGTCGTGAAGGCGTTATGGGTAACATTGATGGTGCAAATTACGGAACATTTGGTGCAAACGCAGTTAACCCTGTAGGTACACCAGGTGGTATCCTATTGCCTGAACAAGCTCGTCGCTTCATTGATTATGTGTGGGATGCTACAGTTCTCGCTAAGGATGGACGTAGAGTTACTATGAGAGCCAACACAATGGAACTTGAAAAGGTTAACGTTGGTGAGCGTGTAATTCGTGCAGCAGCACAGGCAGACCCTACATTTACAAATGCAGGCGCAACTTTCTCAAAGGTTGAATTGACTACTAAGAAGATTCGTCTTGACTGGGAAGTATCAACAGAAGCACTTGAAGATAACGTAGAAGGTGGAGCTCTTGAAGACCATCTCGTACGTTTGATGACAACAGCTTTTGCTAACGACATTGAAGATCTTGCGATCAACGGTGACGGTTCAACAGGAAACTTCCTTTCAATCATGGAAGGCTTTGTTTCAAAGGTACAGGGCGGAGATTCACACGAGTCTCTCGTAACAGTTGCTAATAACAACTGGACAACCCCAATCCTTCAGGATATCATCCTTGCAATGCCACGTAAGTACCGTGCAATTAAGAACAATCTTAAGTTCTATGCTGGTACAGACGCATTCCAGGGTATTGTCAAGAACAACGGTACACTTGCTGATGCAATTGCAGAAGCATTTACACCACGTCTTGGTGGTACTGAGGCTAACCGTCAGGCATACTATGATGGAAACGCTCAGACATTTGGTGGAGCACGTACAACACGTGTTCTCGGTGTTGAAGTTCAGGAAGTTCCTTACTACCCTGCAGGTTATGTAGATCTTACATTCCCTCAGAACCGTGTATGGGGATTCCAGCGTGATATCACTGTAAACCGTTTCTACCAGCCAAAGAAGGACACAATTGAATACACAGTATTCGTCCGCTTTGGTCTTCAGTGGGAAGAACTTGACGCAGTTGCATTCGCAACAGCAGCAAACAACTCATAATCGCAAAACGATTGACTTGGGGGATGGAGTAAAATCTGTCCCCCTTTAGTCATTTATAAGGAGAATAAATGTCATATCCAGGAACACCACAAGATCATACACATGTTGCAGAAGGTGCTATTGTTACACTTGGAAACCCAGGAGTAATCATTATGGGTCCAGGTGGTTTGCAAGTTAATACCATGGGAACATTTGGTAATGCAAACATGGGTGATACATCAGGTCCAAACGCAGTCAATCCATCTGGAACACCAAATGGAATTCGTTTACCATCACAAAATAATTTTGGTAGAGGAAGAAGACGGCGCTAATTCTGGTATAATGACATAGGAGGAATTAATGTCTATTATTGAAGATTTGTCTAAAAAGACTGTTATGGAAATAAAGTCTTATGCAAAGAAAAATAACATTGATTTATTTGGGGTAAAGACTAAGGCTCATATGCTTGAGGTAATTGCTAGTTGGACACCCAGAGAAGAATCAATAGCGGAACCAAAGGTAGAAAAGCCAAAGGACGAAAAAGTAGCACTTTTTTCAGAACGTAATATTTTCTGGAATGGTGTTGGAGAAGTCGTAAAAGGCTATAATATTGTAACCAAGGAGGTTTCCGAAAAGTGGCTTACCCACAATAAGGTTCGCATAGCGACACCCCAAGAGGTAGCAAAACACTACGGTAAATAATTATGATCATTCTTAGACTCCCACCATATCCTATTGATGTTAAGTATGATGTTCCAGAACCAAACACGGACTATCTTTTTACAATTGAAAATGCTCCAAAAACCGTTGAGGCATCTGAGGTTATTACATCAGACAATAATTCACAAATTACTTTTACTTTGACAGGTGATTTTATTACCTATGATCATGATTATTCTGTACAAATTTATGAAATTAATAATGATGCAGAAGAACACATTTTAGTACAAGATATTCTTAGTATTGTTAGACCATATGTTGATCCAAAAACATTGGGTACAACAGCATCAGAAATTGCAGAAGCAACATATAATGAACGTATTGCAAGAGCTATTGTTGACTCACTTATTAGCCGTGGTTTTACATTTGAGAAGAAAGTCCTTGAGGTTGTTGGTCAAGGAACAGACTATATGCCATTCTGGGAAACTATTTATAAGATTGATGAAGTCTATGAAAATGGCATAATGGTATTTGATTCAAAGGCTACAACTCCAGCACTTGCAGGGTTTGACTATGTAATTACAAAAGATAGAACATCTATCGTTAAGGTTCCAACAGACTCAAGTCAGTATGAACCAAAGAATCGCAATGAGCGTAAACCACTAAAATATAGAGATGCTGGATCTGATTCATTTTATACATATGCTCCATATGAGAATTTTGACAATATGTGGATTAATACAAGAAACCCAGCAGTGTCATTTCCCGAAGGTTTTGATTATGTATTTGTTTATGAAGCAGGGTATAAGGTTATTCCAAACGATGTTCGTGATGCAGTAGGAATGATGATTGAAGACCTTAAGTGTGGAAGAATGGATCACTACAAAGCATATATAACTGAGTATCAAACAGATCAGTTTAGCCTTAAGTATGACCCATCTAAGTTCTTTGGTACAGGAAATATTCTTGTTGACATTATTCTTGATAAATATGTAACAAACTTGCGTACACCAGGACTGTTGTAATGTATGGTGCATCATCAAATCCATGTGAGTCAACAGACTTTATGTATCCAATGCTTGCTGATGTTTACTATGCAGTGATTACTCAAAATGAATATGGCAAAGCAGTAAAAGAATGGATCTTTGATAGAACTATTGCCTGCAATGCACAGTCTATTACAAAAAGAACTCAAGAAGAAATTAGTCCAGAGGTATTTTTGCAACAAGATGGAAAATTAATGGCAAGATCAAGAGTAGATATTAGAACCTCTACTAAAAATGATAACAATAATATAACAAACATTTTAGTTACAAATGTAAGGCTTCCTGGAGATAACATAGTCTATAGAGAAACAGCAGGACCTAGAAAAGGAAGAGGAACAATATTTGAAGTTGCAACCCTTGAGCCATTTGTAGGCGGTCTTCAAAATATTGAATATTATTATATGATGTGGCGTAGGTCAGAAAATCAAACAGTTGGTGATCAATGAAAGTATCATTAAGTACCAAAGAACTTGAAAAGAAACTGTTAAACATCTATGAGTATTCTGTTGGATTTTTAGATGGAGCTAATCGTGGAAAAACTTTATTCCTGAATAATCTTGGCATGAACGTTGTTGAGGTATTAAAACAATATGTTGATTCCGAAGCACGATCAAACCCAAAAGCATTGCATCATATTTATGAGTGGTATCAAACAGGAAGCCCTAATGCAAGACTTTACAACTTTGATTATACTGTTAGTAATCTTGGTTTATCCTTTAGATCAACTTTTAAACAATCAACCACAGTATCAAATGGATCAAGAACACCATTTTACGATAAGGCACGAATTATGGAAGAAGGAATACCAGTAACCATATCTCCTAAAAAAGCAGACAAGCTTGTTTTTGAAATCAATGGGGAAACAATTTTTACAGATAAAGAAATAGTTGTTGATAACCCAGGTGGAGAATTTGTTCAAGGATCTTTACAAAAAATAACAGATCAATTTTTTAATAGATATTTTAAGCAATCATTTTTAAAGTCTTCAGGTCTTTATGATTATATTAAAAATCCAGTAATATACAAAAAGAACTTTGCCTCTGGAGCAAGGAACGGTAGATCAACAGGAGTTGATACTGGATTCAAATGGATAGTAAACGCAAAAATTGGAGTAGCATAATATCATGGCAGAAAGCGTATCACTACAGACAGCATTTCCACCAGTATTGGTTAATAAATATATTCTTGCACAATTACAAGAATTTGACCTATTAACTGGAATTGAAGGAATTGATCCAATATTTCCAGTACAGTCAACAAACCTAGATGACCTATTTACAGAGATATCTGTAGATGGTGCTCCATTCATGATATTTTGGGATAGACTCATTCGCTATGGATCAGACACAAGTTACTGGAATAAAAAAGAGCAATTAGTCTATACAATTCATGCTACAAGTGATATCAAGGGCATAAATATTTCAAGAGTAATAACAGAGGCCCTAGACCGTGAGGATGCTGCAGCTCAAGATGTGAACACCTGGCTAAGTCAGAATAATGCTGATCTTCCACCTTTAAATGTATTTTTCCACAATTTTAGGGTATTCCAGATTGACGAGACCAGGGATCTGCTAGAGCTGGCATCAGTCAAATTTAACTGGAAAAACAAGATAATCGTTGAGTACGACTACCATACTAATACTACTTTATACAATTAAAAATGCTGTTATACTGGGTTTGAGGAAACACAACGCCAAACAACTTAATAACCCTATTTAGAAAAAAGAGGTGAAAATATGGCTAACTATAGTCGTGGTACATCAACCAACATCATCGTTGGTGCAGCAGCACTTTTCGTTGCAGATACAACTCTTGATGCAGCAAGCCTTACAGCATTTGAGTCTTCTAAGTCTTATAAGGATACCCTTACAAATGACGCAGATTACACAAACGTAGGCTATACAACAAATGGTCTTGAATTGCAGTTCCAACCAGATTTCGGTGAAGTCCAGGTAGACCAGATTCTTGACGTTGCAAAGCTTTATAAGCAGGGCATGCAGGTTTCTCTTGCAACTTCTTTCGCAGAAGCTACACTAGAGAACCTTCTTCTTGCACTTGCATATAAGGATTCAAAGCTTTCAGGTACAAAGTCAACATCAGCTGGCCGTGTACTTGATCTTTCTGCAGGCGATATTGGCGAATGCCCAGTAGAGCGTGGAGTTATCGCAGTCGGTCCAGGAACTGGTGATTGCGTTGATTCAACAACAGTAGAGCGTGTTTACACAGCATACCGTGCACTTTCAATTGAAAATGTTACAGTATCTGCAAAGCGTAACGAAGCTTCAATGTTCGCAGTTAACTTCCGTCTTCTTCCAGAAGACGTTTCAGGTTCATACGGTAAGATCGTAGATCGTACCTTCACACCTGCTTCATAATTTAATAAATTATACGACTGAGCCCACTATGAAAATAGTGGGTTTTGTTGTTTCTATATGCTAAAATTGAAGTATATGGCTACAACTGTTTACAATAATAAAATAATTAAACTTATTGATGGAACTGAAATAGAGGCAATGCCTTTAAAAATTAAGTACCTTCGTGAGTTCATGGACGCTTTTCAAAAAGTGCAAACTGCAGAAACTGATGATGAGTCAATAGACCTTTTAGTTGAATGCGTTAGAATATCAATGAAGCAGTACTTTCCTGAAATATCAAAAACAAAAGATGATGTTGAAGATAATCTTGATTTGCCAAATGTATATTTGGTTCTTGATGTTGCTGCGGGAATTAAGATAAATGAAGATTCTCAAGAAACCGTAAAGAGTCAAGCAACTAGCAGCGGAATGACATGGGCAGACTTAGACTTGGCTAAATTAGAGTCAGAAGTATTTTTACTGGGTATATGGAAAGATTATCATGAACTAGAATTATCTTTATCTATGCCAGAGTTATTGGCAACCCTAGCAAGTAAAAGAGAATTAGACTATGAAGAAAAGAAATTTTTAGCAGCAATGCAAGGGGTTGATCTTGAAGGTGAACAAGAGCAAGGTCAAAAGCAATGGGAAGATATGAAGGCTAGAGTATTTAGTGGTGGGGCAACTTCTGATAGTAATGATGTTCTTGCTTTACAAGGAGTAAATGCACAGAAAGCAGGGTTTGGTATTGGTCTTGGTCTTGATTATGAAGACGCTAGAGACCCCTCCGCTATGCTATAATTGACTAAGCCTATATAGGAGGAATAAAATAATGGCAACGAAAGTACATGAGGGTAATGAACTTATTCTTATGGACGGTACAAAGATTGAGGTTAAGCCTCTAAAAATTTCTTTGCTCCGCCCATTTATGAAGAAGTTTGAGGGTATAGCTACTGTCGCAGACAACAACGAAAAATCAATGAATATTTTGATTGAGTGTGTTCAAATTGCTATGGAGCAGTACAAGCCAGAACTGGCAAAAGATTTGGCAACATTGGAAGAAATTCTTGACCTTCCAACTGTTTATAAAATTGTTGAAGCAGCATCAGGCATTGAGCTTGGTTCACTGGTCAACGTTTTACCAGCTGAATAATAAAACTTAAAAGAGGTGATACATGTCTGATGTAAATGCTAATATTGGCGTAAATATTGATACGTCTGCAGCATTGGACCAACTAAAGGCCCTACAACGTCAGATATCTCAGTTTCACTCATCTGTTGCTAAAAGTAGTGAAGCAGCAGCACTTGCTCAGAGGGATCTGCAGAGAAATTTTGTCAATAGTGTAAATGCTATTGGTGCTTTCTCTGCAGAACTCCGCACAGTAAAAACAACAGCAGAATCATTTACTACATCGCTTGAGGGCAATAAGCTCTCAATGCGTGAGTACTTCAGATATGCTGGGGCAGCAACAAAAACATTTGGTAAAGCATTTAAGAGTGAATTTGACACAATTGGCAAGGTAGCCGAAGAACGTGTAAAGACATTACAGACCCAATACATCAAGATGGGTCGTGATGCAACTGGAGCAATGAAGGCAATTGCTATCAGACCATTAACTCTTGACATGAATAATCTGAGTACACAAACTCAGATAGCAGCTCAAAAGCAAGCAATCTTTAATCAGTTAATAAAACAAGGATCAACAAGTCTTCTTAACTTTGGTAAAAATACTCAGTGGGCTGGTCGTCAGCTTATGGTTGGTTTTACTCTACCACTTGCTGCATTTGGTCAGGCAGCAGCCAAGTCTTTTAAGACATTAGAAACAGAAGTAATTAGATTTAGAAAAGTATATGGCGATCTTGGTACTAATCAAGTAGAAACAGAAGCTGCATTAAAGAATATCAGAGCACTTGCTGACGGGTATACAAAGTATGGCGTTGAAGTATCTAAGACAGTAGAGCTTGCTTCTCAAGCAGCTGCAGCAGGTTTTAAGAATGCAGACTTAATTGCACAAACAGATGCAGCAACTAAGCTTGCTATCCTTGGACAAATTGAACAACAGCAAGCACTTGAAACAACTATATCTCTTCAAAATGCTTTTAAGATTTCTTCAACAGAGCTTGCTACAACAATTGACTTCCTTAACGCAGTAGAAAACCAAACTGTAACATCTCTTGATGATATTACAACAGCTATTCCAAAGGTAGCTCCAGTAATTCAGTCACTTGGTGGAGATGTAAAAGACTTAGCTTTCTTCCTTACTGCAATGAAAGAAGGAGGAGTTAATGCATCAGAAGGTGCTAACGCACTAAAGTCTGGCTTAGCCTCTTTAATTAACCCAAGCAAAAAAGCAAATGAAATGCTTGCAAGTATGGGAATTAATATAAATGGAATTGTAAATAAAAACAAGGGTAATCTTAAGGCAACAGTTGTTGAGTTTGCTAAAGAACTTGATAGATTAGATCCACTTGCTAGAGCAAGAGCAATTGAAACAATGTTTGGTAAATTCCAGTTTGCACGTATTTCAACATTGATGAAGAATGTTATTCAGTCAGGAAATCAGGCATCAAGAGTTCTTGATTTAGCAGGTCAGTCAGCAGGGAATCTTGCAAGCCTTACCGAAAAAGAATTAGGTGTAACATCAGCATCTGCATTAATTAAATTTCAAGCAGCAGTTGCAAAGCTTAAAGCATCTCTTGCTCCAGTAGGAGAAGTGTTCATGAAAGCATTTACTCCAGTTATTGATTTTGTTACTAAAGTACTTGATAAGTTTAATAACTTATCTGATGGCACTAAAAAGTTTGTAGCAATTACCGCTGGAGTTATTGGTGGTCTTGGTCCAATTCTTTTGATGACATTTGGTTTGCTTGCAAACGGTGTTGCAAACATAATGAAACTTTTCCTTACATTAAGAACAGGATATCAAAGACTTACTGGCCAAAGCCAAAATCTTGGAGAACAAACACAATATTTAACAAGCGAACAGCTTGATGCTGCAGCAGCAGCACACTCACTTGAGCAGGCACATGCAACCCTTACTCAGCAATTTACTGTAGAAGCAGGGGCAGTCAATCAATTAAGAGTGGCATATGAAAGAGCAATAGTTGCAGCAAAAACTTTTGCTATGAGCAATCCTGGAATGATGAAGGCTCCAGCCCTCAAGAAGTTTGCAACTGGAACACCAGGAGTTGTGACTGGCCCAGGAACTGGAACTTCAGATTCTATCATTGCAAGAATTTCTAATGGTGAAGCAATCATCCCAGCAGCAGTTGTTTCAAAACATCCAGATCTAATTAATTCTTTAGTTGCAGATAACCTACCTGGATTCCCAACAGGTCGTGGAACAAAACTAAAGGGCGGGACAACAGGACCACTTGAAGACATTGAGATTAAAGCATATAGAAATGCAACCATATATTTACAAGATTGGATTAACCAACAGCTAGGAAGTTCAACTGGAGCAAGCATGCAGGATGTTATTGCATCACTTCGTCAGTCTGGTGGTGCAGCAGCATCTCCACTTCTTGCAGTAATGGCAGACTCAATGGGAGTAAGTGTTGAGGATCCAACGTTACATAAAGATTTTGAAGTTGCAGGCAAAAAACTTATAGAGTCTTCTATAAGTGCATTAGAAAAATCAGGAAAAACTTTAGTAACAGATTTAGACCTTGAAAATATTGTTGTTCCAGCAATGAGAAAAGAAGCTGAAACAATTAATATTGGCGGTAAACAAGCAGCTGCAGCAATTAATAGCGCAATAGATGATATAAGAACTGTTGCAATGGTTGGAAGCGGTACTGGATCTTCTGTTCCAAGAACAAGCTTAGGAAAATCTTATATTGATTTTAGAGAAAAAGCACAAGCTCTTGCAGTAAGATTAAATCCTTTTGCTTTTAGAAAAGGTGAAAGACCAAGTAAATCAAGTGAAACTGGTACTAAGCCCGAATTTCAAATGAAAAATGTTCCAAACACTTTGCCAGATGTTTTGCCTGAGCTAGGAACATTACCACCAAAAGACATGCCAGAAGAGCGCAAGTCATATCTTTCACAACGAATAGCTTTAAATCGTGCAAGAAAAAGAGCACAGGAAAATTCACTAAAAGAATATACTGGAGCTCAAGCAGCACACATCATGCCAGGAATTACAGCAAGTGTAAAAGAAATTGAAGTAAGAACTAAAGCAATTATTGCAAATGCACATGATCGTTTAATAAAATTTGCAGAAAAGGTTGCAATAGAAACTGGAAGAAGAGCTACTAAGGGAGTTGCACAGGGTGCAGAAACTGCTTCAAACTCTCAAGCATCAAAACGTACTGGAAAGTATATTGATGGTGGTCTTGCAGAAGGCATGATTGCTGATGAAAAGATTGTAACAGCAGCAGGTAAAAAGATTGGTGTAGAAGCTGTACAGTCAGTAGATGTTGGAGCTAAAGAGGCACTAAAGAAAAGAAGAGTAGCAACAAGAACACAGGGGCCAGCTCAAATTGGACCAAGCATGCCAGAGAATGCAATGTCACTTCCAATTGTTGCTGCATTAACTGAACAAGAAAAATTAGCTGCTGGAAAAGAAAATGGAAACAAAACAAAAGATGCTGGAAAATCTAGATTTGGTTTAAGTGGCAGAGGCATGGCAGCTGGTGCTGGACTTATGGTTGGAAGCATGGCTCTTAGTGCTTTGCCAGAGTTTACAGGAAAAGCATTAGCTCAATCAACAGCAAATATGGCAGCTATGGGAGCAATGTTTGGTGTATGGGGAGCTGCAGCTGGAGCTGCAATAGGACTTGTTACTGCTGGAATAACATCATTAGTGGAAATGCATAGAAAGCATGAAGCAACTGTAAAAGCAACTTATACAGCAAGTGCTGATGTAATTAGCATGTTCGGTGGAACAATGCTTGATCAGACTGCAAAGATTCACGTATTTGCAACATCAGTCAAAGATACAAATAAAGAATTAAGTGAACTTCAAAAACGTGTTAATGCAATTAATAAGTTAAAGAGTGATAATCCTCTAAAGCTTGTAGCTGACAGCCTAAAGGGAATGAGCAGTGAGAGCAGTGTTGTTGGAACAGTAAGACAGTTTGTTGCTGCACAGGTAGCAAATGGAATGGATCCATCAAAGGTAAAAGACTTAATTACAACTCTTCTTACATATGCTGGAAAGACTGAGTACTTAAAGAAGGCAATAGATTCTGTTACAACAAGCACAAAGAATTCAACTACTGCAACTGGTACATGGATATCTAAATTAAGAAATGCTGCTAGACCATTATCAAACCTTGATGTTGCATATGATGGTTTGACAAAGCAGCAAAAGAGAGTAGCGGATGCAGCGCTATTAGTTGCAAGCAGAATTCTAGATTCAAAAACATCTTATGAAGATGCAATCCGCATGGCCAACGCATTATCTAAGGCTCTTGGCGGAACAGCTCAGGCATATCAGTATTTAATTATTGCAGCAAATAAATCAGACATAGCCCTTGGTGCACAGCTAACAAAACTTAGAGCATTGGGTGCAAGCTTTGCTGAGGCTCAGATATTCTTGAAGGCAGCACAAAGTGTTCCTATGACTCCAGGTCAAACTGAAGAAGCAAGACAAAAGCAGATTTTAGATGCAGTTAAAAAAGACCTTGAAAAAACAAATGCTGACATACAAAAACAAAATGCAAAAGACAGAGCAGACTATGCAGCAAAGGTTGCTAATCTAAAGGCAGCAGAAAAGGCAAATAGCAAGAGTGCTTTAGAAATTGCAAAGGCAGAGCTTAAAGTTCTTCAGAAAAAATTGCAGGCTCAGCAAGATGCAACAGCAGAGTTAAAGAATCAGCAAGATTACTTGCAAAAACAGGCAAGCCTTGATGCAGAAATTTTAGATGCAAAGATCCATGGAAATTATGTTTTAGCAGAACAGCTAAGACAACAACAAGCTAATAACACAGTAGACTATAATAATCAAAATGCACTAACAGCTCTAGAAAAGCAAATTGCTGCAAAGCAAGATGAAGTTGATAAACTACAGGCAGATAAAGATAAAAAAGATAACATCATTGCATCTGCTGGACCAGCTCCAGTTGCAACCCCAACAATAGACATTAAGGGTGCACTTGATCGCATATCAAGAATGTTTAATTTTGATAAAAGTAATCCTCTTCCAGTAGTAGTTGTGTCTGGTGCTGGATCTATGACACCTACACGGGCTATAGACGGTAAGACTGTTGGCGCTGCAGCTGATAAGGCATTGCAGCAACGAAGTGGAGTAACAAGAACAAGTACTGGTGACTCTGTTTATGTATTTGAATGGAATGGAAAGCAGTATGCTGTAGACGGTGCTGGCGTGATTCAGCAATGGAATCCTCAAACATTAAGTGTAAAGGGAAAGCCAGTCAATAGAAATACAACTAAAAAAGCAGATGGCGGTTTTATTTCTGGACCAGGAAGTACAACATCTGATTCTATTCCAGCAATGCTATCTAATAAAGAATATGTTGTTAATGCAAGTGCTGTTGATAAATATGGCGTAGGTTTCTTTGATCAACTAAATGCAAAGAAGTTTGCTACAGGTGGACCAGTTGGAAAGAAAAACGGAAACTTCTTTAGTAGATTTAACCCAGTAAATATGTTTTCCTCATACCTATCTGGAATGATGGGTATGGGTGCATCAAAAATTGACCCAAGAGTTTCTTCTTATAAGTCAGCAGTTTCTCAAACAGAAAAAGATAGAATTGCGTTACTAGCTGCACAAGGTCTATCTGGCTATACATCAGCATTTAATTTAAAAAATAATACAAGCCCTGAAATATTTGGACATAAAGGCTTAGGCGTTGCTGCAGATGTGCTTGGAGTATTGCCTGCTGTAGGACTTGCAGGTAAATTAGGAATGGGTACAAAATCAGCCATTGTTCCTAAAGTTACTGTCCATGCTGCTATGGATGATAACTTTGTTCCTAAGCTTCCTCAGTATCGTCCATCAATGGGTAATAGTTATGTAATGCAAAGAGTTATACAGCAAAATAAAGCATTTGCAGAAGCACAAGCCGTTAAAACATCAAAGCTTTCTGAAGATACAGTTTCATCAATTAAAAAATATCAGCAAATGATAGCAGATCATAGAACCAAAATAAAAGATCTTGAAAGTGGTAAATTCTTTAAGGACCACACCTGGGCAAAACCAGAAGATGCTCCATCTATGATAGAAAATTCAAAAACAACAATAGCTGATGCTCTAAAGCTATTAAAATTATCAAGAAAAACAGACACCCCACCTGGTGGAATTAATGCACTTGATTTATATACTCAAAAACCAATGTATGCTCAAAAAGATGATTGGGGAGTAATTAATTCATTATTAACTAGAAAACCAATGGGAGAAGATCAAGTTGTCTATAGAGGTCTTAGCCTTAAGGACATGGCTGATATTGTAGGACATAAAACAGTTCCAAATAAGGCTTTGCAAAATGGAAAAGCTTGGATGGATAAATTCGGATATAACTCTATGACCCAAGATGCTCCTTGGTCACATTTTACCTCAAGATGGAAAGAAAATGCAGTAGATTTAATTAAGGCATCTGGAAAACCAGAACCAAGATATGATTCACCAGAAGCAGCTCCATTTAAAGAATTTGATAAGGGGTTAAATGTAGGTCAATCCTGGATACCAGATATGCATAAATCATTTACTGACAATTTAGACTGGGCTAAAGTCATAGCAACACAAGGAGGTACAGGAGGTGGACAGGCTGGTGCTATAGCAAAAGTTATATTAGGCAAAGATGTCCGTGGAATAAAAAACTTAATGGACCTTGGTCTTGGTGGATACTTCAAAGATGCAACAGCTAAAGAACAGTATGTTGCTGCTTATACAGAATTTGTTTTAAAAGCAATTAATCCTTTAGCAATTAAAATACCAGCAGAAGGTGGTCATTTTATTGGAGAAGGAGCAAGTCAACAGTGGGTTGGACCAAGTGCTTCTAAGTTATTAGATGAGTATGTATTTGAAGCAAAAAGAACATTGCCTTCACCACATATACCTCATTTTGGAACAGCTGGACCAAGATGGAATCAACCAAATGCATTCCAAAATATTAATAAACCTAAGTTTGCAAGAGGTGGACAAGTCACTAATTATTCCAAAAATTTCCAAGGTGAAGTAAAACCTACCTATCAAGGCGGAACAATGATGGGTCCAGCAGCTGCCTGGCAAGAAGCGCATAAAGAAATAATTAAAATTAAAGTTCCGCCAATAAGATCTAACTTTAGTACTAATTCATATGATTTAAATAAAAAACAAAGGCTAGAACTTCAAAAACTAGCTTCTCAATTAATTGATAATAACATAAAGTCTATAGTTGTTCAAGGACATGCAGATTCACGTGGTGGAGTAGATAATGACTTGCTTTCATTAAATAGAGCAAAAGCAACAGCATCATATCTTTCTAAATTTGCAAAGGGTATAAAATTTATGCCAATAGGATTTGGAACATATGAACCATTAGCACCAAATACAAACGCTACAAATATGGCTAAAAATAGAAGAGCAGAGCTTTTCTTGCCAGATCAATATAAAACTGTTTATCCTGAATTTAATCCAGAAAAATTTAATACAATTATTCAGGGCGGAGGAGAAATAACTTCAAAAGGAACAATAGGTTACTCTGGACCCAATTTTGGAAAAATAATTGATGCAGCAAAATCAAAATTTGGATTTGCTAAAGGTGGAATGGTTAAATTTAATATTCCTTCATATGATGTTGGAACAGATTATGTACCTGCTGATACTCTTGCAATGGTTCACAAGGGTGAACGTATTATTCCAGCAGATCAAAATAAAACTTATAATGATGGAGGAATGACAAACCACTTTATTATTAATGGAACAGACCTCAATAAGAAAGAAATTGCAGATGAGATTATGGTAAGATTAGATAGGGTACAAAGACAAAATAACAAAACAAATAAGGTGATGATGTAATGGCATATAAAATTCAAGCGGGTATACAGGTTTCCCTTAATGGGTCAACCTGGTATAAGCTTACTGACCATAATAGACAACCAATACAAATAGATGTAGATTTAATTGAGCAAACAACACGTATGGCTAACGGTACTATGAGAAAATATGTTATTGCTAAAAAGCATAGAATATCAACAGCCTGGACATTCTTGCCAACAAGATCATCAGAAACAGCTGATGGTAACTACGGTGCTGCCTGGATGGAATCATTTTATAATGCCAATGCTGGTGTGCCGATATATTTAAAGGTTGTTGAGTCAAAGCTTGCTTCAGATCCTGCTGCTGGTTCAGTCCCAAATGAATCAGGGCATAACTTTAAGACTGCACAGACAGAAGCAACAATAACTGATGCAACTGGATATAGAACATACAGTGCTTTTATCACAACATTTGCAAAAACTTTATCAAAGAGAACATCTTTATCAGATTATGTAGATATAAATATTGAGTTTACGGAGATCTAATGTTAAAGGTGGGAACATTAACTCAAAGCGAAAGCAACGATATATTTAAAGATTCAGGCTCTATTGGTTTAGTTCCTGTAGTTTCTGCTGAGTGGAATCATAATTTATTTAATCCACCATATATTACTGTTGCTGCAGGATCAACTGAGTATACACCAACGCTATCTTCTGGAACTGTTACTGCTTCAAATGATGAAGAAAAGAAAAATTTTACAACTAAAAAATTTACAATGGCTGACGGAAAAGGATCAGTGGCATATACTGTTTCTGTAAATGAAGGTCATGCGTATAAAATAGTTACTTATGTAAAAACTAATAATGCAATCCCAGTAATGGTAACAGCTTTTGCTGAAAGCGAAATAAATCAATATGGAACAAGCCAAGAAGAAGCAACTTCTTTGGGCTGGACAAAAATTATTACCTCTATTGGCACAACCCCAAGAGGTTCTGGCATGTCTTCTTTTACATATACAATTAATGTTAATGCTTTAAGTGGAACAGATATTAATCCTGTTGTATATTTTACTGTACCTCATATTTTTGAAACATCTTATTCAGATCATACAAGCGGAAGCTTGTGGCCAACAGATAGTGCTTTTACACATTTTAGACCAGGGGAATCATACATTCAGTCTGGTAACTCAAGCTGTACTCCACCAGCTAACTATAGAAAGATTAACTCATCTATTATCAATGGCTACTCTGGCGTAAATTATTCTCCAATTAGCCCAATTGTACATATGCCATCTTTTTTCTTTGCTTCATCCCCAGTACCAGGATTAAAAAGTGTTGTAGCTTCAGACATTGCTCCATATAAATATTTTGTTTCAGAGCCAATTGACTCTGTACTTGAATATCTTCCAAGTATCTCTGGTATATATGAAAAGTCAATCTTAACAAATAAAATAGTTATTAAGTTTAATACTTTACTTTCAGTCCCAATAATCAATATTTATTTGGATGGACAGTTAATCCAAGTTGATAACAATAGTGATGTAACTTTCCCAGTAAACTCAGAAAGCTTTACTACTGGAGTTTTAACGCTGTACTGGACAGGAACAATGTGGACAAAAACTAAATGGGTACCATCAACTTTGCCAAAGTTTACTAGCACTGGAACAATAAGTAACGCAACATCGTTCAGTAAAATAACAGTAAAACAAAAATCTACTACTCCAAGAACTGAAGTTAGCTCTTACACCAGTCTTGATTTAGTCAATGACCTTAATAGAATGCAGGTTATTGAAGTATCTCCAAGACTTGAAGTTGATATTTCAGATTTTGTGCAATCTTTATCAATAGAAAAAATGCTAGATACACAAAACAGTGCTTTGCCAATATCTTCAGTTAACTCAAATTCTTGCAACGTTACACTTTCTGGAATACCATTAGTAAATAATGGTCAGCTAGTTAGCATTTTTTCAAGTCAAAGTGATCAATCATCAACACTTCTTGCAAACATATTAAGAAAAAATATTAAGCTCTATGTTGGATTTAATATTTTTGAATATTCTAAGCCATCTAATGCTGTTTCTACAAACAAATATATACCAGGCGGAGTATTCTATTCTGATACATGGGACGAAAATGACATAGACACAGTATCTATTCAGTGTCTAGACATTACTAGATATCTACAGTCTACTCCAGCTCCAGATTATGTTGCTAATTTAAAGTCAGTATTTGACATTATTACAAACATTTTGGATCTTGTTGGGTTTACTGATTATAACTATGATTCATTATATAAAGTTTGCAATAGCAAAACACTACCTATGGATATTTCTTATTTTTACTGTAACTCAAAAGACTCAACAATCTTAGATACACTTAACAAAATTTTTGTAGCATATCAAATTGGGGCATACATTAATGAGTATGGAGTAATGGAATTTTTAAGCCTACAGGATATTCTTACAACAACTACATCCTCATTCTCATTAAATGATAATGATATTAAGAAGAATGGTTTTTCAGTTTCAAATAAAGCAAAGCCAGGAAAAGTTTCTTTAAGGTATCAGTCACCAAAGGTAAAGCAATCTCCATCTTTGCAAAATGTAAAAAACCCTACAATTAAAGACTCATCATCATTTTTGTATACAGCGTCTAACGACGTAGTATGGCAACAACAAAGTATAGACTCTGTTGGATTTAACTATTTGTATAGTGATATGGCAAAAGATAGTAATTCATTTAGCATGAATGTTAACGACCTACAAAATATTTTTCATACATTTAATCGTGATGCAAATGGATATGCATTTATTGAGAATGAAATTGTTTCAGTTCTATACAAAGAGTATGTAATTTCAAAATCAACAGATCCATATATTGATGATGAAAATCCAGGCACCAGCAAAAAGGTTTCAGTAAAAAATGATCTACAGTTGCAGGCAGAGATTAATAATTTTATTAGAGAATATGCTGTTGAGCTAAAGGTATCTTATGCCACAATCACAGATGTAAATTCAAATGGAGGAACAATTGTTTATACAGCAGCAAATAATTTTAGCGTTGGAGACAGAGTAAATATTACTGCAGTTAATCCGCAAATATTCAATATATCTGGAACCATTATTGATGCATCAAGCACTTGGTTTGAAATTGAGGGTACACAAGAAGGAGCATATATATCTGGAGGAGAAGCAACCATATCTTCTGACTATGATGTATTAATTCGTACATTAGGAAACATAACAAATGTACAAAGAGGTATGTTTGGAACAGTTCCATCTGCTCACTCAAGAATTACTGATTTAGACAGTAAAGGTTTATCAGAAAAACTTATTGATAGAGATGGATGGACAGTTGGTAGCTCTACTGGATACACCTCAATTGTTGACGACTATGATCAAGATCCAGCACTACCAAGCATTGATAAGATAAAAGTTAGTGGATTAACAGATCAATATGTAATTATTTATCCAACAAATGAAACCGAACAATATTATCAGACATATTCAGTAAAGTTTGATATGCCAGATACCAACTTTAAAATTGCATCTGGTTTATTTTTTAATATGCCAAGTGAGACAGACACTGGCGGAACATATTATGTAGAGCTCCAAAGGTTTAATAGACTTGACCCTAAGACAGTTGCCTATTACAACCCGCCAAAATATAGATATTTATTGCATATTTTTAATGGATCAGAAAATGAATATTTTGCAGATGTAACAGGTATTTGCAATAGCGTTGTAAATAATTTTTCAAAAATCATTAAAAAGGATACAACCACAGATCCTGCAACATATAGTTATACAACAGATAACCCATTTAACCTAAAGGTTGTTCATTATCTTTCAGATGGAGAGGATGGAGAAAATGGTTCATCAGGAGATGAGAAAAGAATACTTTCAGTATTCATAAATAATATTGAGGTTACTGGTTGGAATGAAACTAAATCAGATGATTATAACACAGTTACAAATCCAGGAGGATCTGGATGGAAAACAACTGAAGTAAATAAGAAAACTGGAATGAGACAAAAACCATACTTTAATGACAATATTGGTTATAGTACTAAGTTTGGATTTTTGACTACCGCTACTCCAACAGCAATTCCTGCACTGTATGAGTATACTGGAGATGTTTCTCCAAATCCAATAAGCACAACATCGCTTAGAGAAATTCATGCAACTGAAAAACCACTTAAAGAAAGAAGCGTAAGCTATTATTATCAAGATAGAGAATTCTTAAATGGTCTTGTACAACATCAAAACTTGTATGGTGATTACTCAACATACATGATGCAAACAACACCAGAGATATCTGGTATTAATTATTATGATGTTCAATATACAACCCCTGCAGCAGTTTCAGTTGACATTTTACCAATTGAGTATATGTGGTATTATTTCCCAGGAACCGATCAAAGTGATCAAAAACAATATCAAAAGAAACTAGTTGATGAATACTCACTGTCATACTCAACACCAATTAATACAGGATTTAGAGCAAAGATGGCAATTGCAAATAACTCGTCTAATCTTGTTTTTTTGAGAAAAGAAGCAGATGAGCTTAATCAAGTTACAATCAATCTTAATCTTTGGACACATGAAATTGTTGCCCCTTCAGATCCAGAAATTTTAGAGGTAGTAATTGATCCAGCCAACATACTAGAAACAGCACAACTAGATTCAGAATGGATTCAGTCAAAGCAGGCAGGACAAAGAATGCTCAAGGTTATATCTATGGGCATTGAAGGTTTTTCAAAAACGGTATCGCTAAATGTATTTGGCAATCCACTAATTCAAGTGGGAGATGTAGTAACCCTGACATACTCACTAAATGGAATATCTAATCAAAAATATATTGTAAGCTCAGTTAATCATACTTTTGATCAAGGACTTGACACACAGTTAACACTTAACAGGATCTACTAGGCCCTGTGGTATAATTAATAAAATAGGAGAACAGAATGCCATATGTAAAAATATCAGATCCAAATATTATTGACCTTGCTGCTTGGCATCAACTTATTAATGTTGTTAATCAGCACAGCGACAGTATTAATACTATTACAAATAATTTTGGGGTTGTTGGAACGGGTACTCCTAACTGGAACACAGAAGATGCAGTTGGTCATGAGTACAACCCTGGCTCCGAAAAGATTCTTTATGGAAGAACTCGCATAGATTTTTCTGGTGATAATGCTTCATTAAGTACTGCAAACATATATTACGGTGATATTGATTACGGAGATGAAGCAACTGGGGCAACAGCTTTTAGCTCAATTCCAATTGTTACTGCAACTATTCAGTTTGGATTTACAAGTGTTGTTAGTACAGATCACAATATTGTTGTTAATGTTTATAATGTTACAAGAGATAAGTTTAGTTATAGGATAAATAGAGGAGATGCTTTACCAGTATCTGCTTTAAGCGGTCACTGTTATTTAAATTGGCAAGCAATAGGTCCAAAATAATTAAGGCGCTACAGTGAAATCAAAATATCAAAGTAGCAAATCTGTTGCAAAGAATCCAACAGTCCCAATCAGTGCAGATGATCCAAGAGTTGCTTGGGATAAAATAAATCAAACAAAATCACGTCAAGGTGCAGAAATTGATATTGTTGGTCTTGATGGAAAATCTTTAGTTGCTGGCGGAACAACTCCAGGGAATCAATCAGGATCAAATGTAAGTAAGAGTAAAGATAATACAAAAGATACATACCTTCCACCAATTAACGGAATGCCCGAATCTATTTATCCTGGACAAGGCCCAGTAGTAATTATTCCAACAGACCCAACCAATGTAACCGCTAGTTGGGTTGGAGAAGATTTAGTTGTACAGTTTAATTGGGACTACACCAACAAACTTAATAGCACAGTTTCTCAATTTATTCTTGAATTAACGGCAGATGGCATTACAAAACGCACAGCTCTTAATACATTCCCTGCAAATAAAACACAAACAGCACAAACCGTTACCCTAACAAAAACATTAAATGTTCAAACATTTGGAATATTTAGAGCAGCAATAACAGGAATATGTGTTCTTGTTGCAGATCCCCTAAATAATATTAGCCAAACAATATGTGCTGGAACTATTCCGACTTATGTTTTAGATTTACCAGTTCCAGTAATTACTGTAACGGCAATTAATGCAGGGTATAGTGTTGCATACACTACTCCAACCCAAAGTGCCTATAACTCAATTGAAATTGTTGAGTACGAATCAACAAGCTCTACAGAACCAACAGGTGTAACATATTCAAGAGCTTATTTAGGAACAGTTAATCCAGCTAATATTATTGCCCATAACTTTAATAAGCGTTGGGTAAAAGCAAGATTTACTTCAGATGGTGGACTAACAACAGCCTATTCTACAGCTGCTGCTGTTACTCCAACCAGTCCAGTATCAGTTGACAATACACCACCAAGTGAAGTTGCTTCAGTATCTGGATCTTGGGTAAATGACGATGTTGTGGTTGCTTACACACTTCCATCTTCAGATGCTGCGGTAAGAGTTCAGATACAATTAACTGCACCAAATAACTTAGTAGGATATTTTTATCGCTTCCCAACTGGAGGTGGAACAAGCCAGACAACAATCATCACCAAAAAAGATTTATTTGATCAATTTGGAGAGCACTACAGTTCTTTCTCTGGACTATTAAAAAGTATTGATATAAATGACAATAAGTCTTCTGGAGTTTCATTTAACGTAGCAGCAAGATCAAATCCGCTCTCAGGGGTTACTCCAACATTTACAACAGTTCCTTTATCTAATGCTTATTCAGTTAACTTTACATTGCCAACAGGTGCTGTTTTTGCAGAGGTATATGCAAAGCATACAGCTTGGTCTGGAGACCCAACAGACGATACCTATGTAGTTTATGCTGGATTAAGTCCTGCAGTTATTACAGATACTGACTACACAACTGTATATATTAAAATTAGATATTATGATGACTTTGGTAACACATCAAATTATTCTGCAGAAGGAACAACAACACCACTTGACCCAGCACAGATTACATCTTTTGAAAGTCCAATTACATTTGGTGCTAATGGAGTTATTTACGCAGGTAATAGTGCAACATCAGGAAAAAGAACTATATTTAAAAGCTCTGGTATTTTTGCATATGACGCAACCAATACTTCACCATCAACACAGATTGTTTCAGATGCATCAGCTGGAACACCAACATTTATTACAAAGCAAGCACAGATAGCTGACTGGAAAATTTCTGAATATAAAATTGAAAATGATTTATCAGGACCACCAACAAAATATACAGGACTTTCAGCATCTGGCACATATTCGTTTTGGGCAGGAAGTTCTACAAGCGGTGGTAACTCATCTGCAAAATTTACAGTAACTCCAACAGGTGAAGTAACAGCAAGAGAAATTACCATCATAGGTAATGGTGATCCTTCTAGCAACCTAATTAGTGCTGGTGGATTATTTGCAGTTAAAAATGATGGAACACTAACTGCTACAGGTGCAACACTAACTGGAACACTATATGCAACTGGTGGTGAATTTACTGGAAATGTCAAACTAAATGGTGGATCATTATATGCCCTTGGATCTGGAGGTACAGTAAGCAGCGGTATAAGGACTGTCTTTAACTCATCAGGAATAGCAGCCCACAACGCTTCAGGTGGCTATACAGCCATGTTGACAACTCCTTTGGCCAATGGTGCCATCTTTACTACAAACGCTGCTGATATAGGCGGTTGGACAGTTGATAGTAATAGGATTTATAAGACTTCAATTTCTGGTAAAGGTAATATTGAAATTGACTCAACCAATGGCTTTATCGCAGTGTCTCACCCACTGGTTTCTGATTCAAAGGCTGGTATTAATAGTCCAGGAAATTCAACAACAGATAACGTATTTTGGGCGGGTACTTATGGACCAACCTCTACATCAAACCCATTTAGAGTAACTTTAGGTGGAGCACTATACGCAACTAATGCAACTATTGCAGGTACCGTATCAAGCGTAGGAGCATTAGGAACAATGAGTATGAATGGAGAGCATGGATACATGTCTCTTTCTACTGCAGGTAATAGTGCTGTTTCTTATTTAGTTCCAAGAAATGGAAACATTTATTTAACAGCTCCAAGTGCAACGGAGCCTTGGTCAACAGGCAAAGAGATAGCATCTTCTGGTCCAACAAATGCACCTTATCTTTCAGCAGGATCAGGGTTTAAAGATAGATATGAGGCAACAAAGAGTGGTATTGGAATATTTACTGGAACTTATACTGGTTCAGAAACAAAACCTTTCTTGTCTGCAACATCTACAGGTATTCAAATTAAAGCGTCTGAAAGTGTTGCTATTAGCCTAGAGCCAATAACTGGAAATAAACCAGGAATTATTATTACATCAGGACCAAATGATGCAGTAGGTGCAATTACAGTCAATAATGGTAGCGTTAAACTACAAGCATCAACTCTTGCAGATCAAAACGATTCTCCATATGATTCTGCATCTACAATTATTTTATCTAGTACTGGCGTACAAATTTATGGAATTAACTTTCAAGGTAATGCAGATATTGCATATAGAAAAAATCCATCAACTAACTATAGACTTGGTGATGGAAGAATAGAATCTGGAGGAGAAGACTTATCTCCACTTGGTCCTTATGGAAGACAGAGAACAGTTGTTCAAAGTGAATACACTGGAGAACTTTTAAGAGGTATGGCGGTTTATTATGGAAGAACTACTGACCCTATCGGTACTGGAACACCAACAAGTAATACTGGTGTTATTGGGGATCTATTTGTGGTGTACTAAATGGGGTATTTTGTAAAGGGAGCAGGTGGTTCTTGGAGTAAAGTTTCCAAGTTTTTTGTTAAAGGTTCTGATGGATCTTGGCATGCTGTAACAAAAGCATTTGTAAAAGGAAATTCTGGATGGAGAGCATTTTGGCCAAAGTCTGGAGGATCTGGTCCACAAATTAATACAGTACCAACCATCAGTGCTGGACCTTGGACAACTGTATCAAATATTCAAAGGCTTGTTTTGACTGGAACAAACGGAACCTGGACTTATTCTGGTGGAGGAACAATTAGTCAAACCTATATTTTTCAGATATCAGCTGATGGAGTAGATTGGACAGACATTGGAACTTCTGCATCTATATCAAATGGACAAACTAAAACATTAACTATTTATGAATCAGATTTTATTGCAACAACACAATATTATAGATTTTCTGTAACAGCAACAGCAAATATTAATGGTGAATCTACTACAGAAGATAGTAATGGATTGCCAATTAGTATTGGCACACCATCAGATCTGACTGGTTTAATCGTAACTCCAATACCTTCTGGAACTGGTCAGCTTTCTCCAAACGTAGGCACATATTCATCGTCAGCAAATGCAGGAACATTTACTTTGGCTTGGTCAAATCTTACAAACGTTTCTTCAATTGTAATTTCATGGTTGCTTGAGGCAGATAGTAATACATTAAATTATACAACTTCTCCAACATCACCGCAAACTTATACAAGTGCTGGATCTGTTACTGCAAGTATTGATTATTCAAGTACAGTTTATGTAACTGGACACGCAAGTGTATATGGGTATGCTGGAACTGGTGGATCATTTTTAGTTCAATGGAGCGCTTCAACAAATGCAAACCAATATAAAATTAGTTATTCTATTAATGGTGGAACAGCTCAAAATACAACAACTACAGGAACTTCTATATCTTTAGGCTCAGTAAATACAGGAGACACAATAAGCGTAACAGTTACACCATATAATACAACAAGTGGTTTATCAGGAGGATCAGATACTAAATCAAGCACAATGTCCTCACAAACAGTTCCCTCTTATTCTTTTGATTTTTATACTGTTGGGGTAACTCCAGTTAGTTATTTGCGTCCATACACAACAGGCACAAAAGAAGAAATTACAAATTCTGGTGGAACATTAACTGCCTATGCTGGATCCTGGGGAAATTCTCCAACTCAATATAAATATGAGTGGACTTTATACAATGAAAGCATGGCATATAAATCTAGTGTAACTCATACTACAAGTTCAACAACAGACTCTTGGTCTCCATCATATGTAGCTGGAGATATTGCTACTTATAAAATTACTGCATACAATTCATATGGTTGGTCAGCCACATATTATGCTGATGATTATGAATATGCACCACCTTCACTTCCTATAATGGTTCCAGTGCTTAGTGGAACTGGTGCAGCAGGATCAGCAATTACTTTGACAGCTACAGAATATTTTGGAGGTCCAGTAACAACATACGATCTTTCTATTTACGCTGGAACAACTATGGGAACTTATACTGTTTTAAAGGCAGTAAGTTCAGGAGCATCAAATACTCTTTCTTATACAGTAACTACAAATGATGCAACACCACCACCATATATTTTTATTGGTTATGCTAAAGGAACTAATCAATATGGAGCTGGAAGCCAATATTCATCAGGAACCATTACTTCTTATATTCCAGCAACTCCGCCAACATTTGGTTCAACACCACCAACTTTTGTTATTCCGCCAACATTTGTAATTCCACCAACTTTTACTACACCAAACCCTTGCCCAGGAACAATTACAAATCCTACAAATGCTACATGCTCTGAACTTGGACTTACACGCCTTGGAGGATCTGACATATATACTGATGTTCCAAATGGATGGAGTTGCTGCGGTAGTGCAGTTACACCGTTCTTCCCGTTCTTCCCACCAAGCTTCGGTCCGTACTTCCCTTACTTTGTACCACCGTACTTTGTGCCACCATACTTTGTTGTACCTCCAGACTTTGTTACACCTCCTTACTTTGTACCACCGTACTTCAGAGATACAAGATTCTAAAAAGTATCTATGATAGAATAGATAGTATAAAATTAATTGTGGGGGAATTTATGGAAGAAAAAAGTGTAAAACCATGGGATATATTAAACCCTAATACACAATATGCTGTACATGAAGTTGCAGAAAAAAGATATAATATATGTGAATCTTGTCCAGAGTTTATTAATCTTAGTAGACAATGCAAACAATGTGGTTGTTTTATGTTTATTAAAACAAAGTTAAATAATGCACAATGCCCTCTAGGTAAATGGTAATTATGATATACTTAATAAGGAGAAGCTATGGCGTATGAATTAACAAATGATGAAAAAATATCAATTATTAATCAGCATTTAAAAAATTTAGAATATAGCAAGTATAACCTAAAAATTTCTTTATTAGAGATGGGATCAGGAAGTGTAACAAATCCAGGAAATATAAAGGATATTGAAATGCAAATAGATTCTATCAATGATAAACAAAAGGTACTAAATCAAGAAATTAATACTTTAAATGGAGAAGATAATGGATAAAGCAGACCTAGTAATTACAGCTTTGCAGCAACGAATTGGCGAAATTGTTTCAAACTATGAAACACAAATTGCTATTCTTAGGGCAGACCTAACACAGTTATCACAGGAAAAAGAAGAAAAAGAAAAAGCAATTCAAGAATATTCGGCTAGTTTAGAAGATTAAAAATGTTAACCTGTAAACGATGCACTGGTAGAATTTTTATTGATAGACAATATACTTCTCAAATGCATATTGAGACCTACTGTGTGCGCTGTGGTGAGAGAAAATTTTATCATCCCCCGCAAGAAAGTAGGGAGGGCAGATGGCTACTGCTAAACGAAAAATACAGAGCGAAGAGTACAATAACGAGTCTGTAATAAAAGGAAACCAAAAGGTTTGGTTTTTAAATGGTGATCTAGTTAGGGTTCATCATAACTCTAGATCAACTGGAATGACTTCTTTTTATAATATCACAAAAGATAGACTTGAAACTTGTTTGCGTACTGACTTTAGACGTAATCGTGAAAGAGCCTACACTATAACAGAAACTGCAATTCTTGTCAATAGACATAGAAAGTATTTACCAAGATTAATTAAAAACGGAACTATTCCTGGACCAACAGGTTCAAGAAAAGGCGGGGAACCAGGATGGCAAGTAAGAGCATATTACTCAGAATCACAAGTAAAAGAGATACGTGCTATACTTGCAAGTATACATATTGGTCAACCAAGAAAAGATAAATTAATAACAAATAACATGACTCCTACTAGTCAAGAATTGACAAGGCGAATGGGAGACGGTATACTTACATATACGAAGACAGAAGATGGAAGATTTATTCCAACTTGGTCAGAGAGCATTTAAAATAGGAATGGGTGGGTAATGGAAAACGATTCAACAAAGGTAAACGTAACACTTGGATATACTCTTAATCTGGGAAATTTCCAGTCACTAAGACTTGATTTGGGTGTTATTGATAGCAAGCGTGATGGAGAAAACATTGAACAAGCTTTTGATCGTGTCTATAAGTTTGTAGAAGATAAGCTTACAGAGAAGATTAAGGAAGCACAAGAAGAGGCTTCTGAAGGCTAATGGCTGACCGCAAAGACCGAATGGCTTTGCTCAGTAGATTCAACAAATTTTATACACAACGCTATGAGCGTAAGTCTAATATGAATTTAAATGTTGAACAGTGGGCAGCAGATGCTCTTGTAGAATCATATGGCATTTCACAATGCTATGACTTGTTAGAGTATTATTTTAATGTTGCACAAGATCCCACATGGAATTATTTTGCTTACAATGCAGAAAAAATTCTTAATGGTAAACTAGAAGTAGAAGAAGATATCAAACAAAGAGCAGAACTAAGAAGGAAAGCAAAGGAGTGGCTGAGTGAATAATACAGAAGCAAAAGTAATCTCCGCAGTCCTAGCAGATAAACAACTTCACGTTTTGCTACAAGCAAATGTAGAGACACTGCTTCGTACACACAATGATGTATGGAACTTTATTAGGCTTTATGCTGAAAATAATGGAACAGTTCCTCCAACATCATTGGTTGTAGAAAAGTTTAGAGATTTTCAACCAGTACAAGGAATTGGTGCAACTAAGCATCACCTTGAAGAACTTCAAATAGAATACTTAAACGATAGCCTTAAAGACATTTTACGATCTGCAGCAGGTGAAGTTCAAAATGGTCAAGGATCAATGGCTCTTGAAGAGCTCATTACAAAGACTTCGCAGTTAAAGAAAAACACTTCAGCAATTCGTGATATTGATGCCACAGATATTGATTCTGCTATTGCATATTTTGAAAATGTTAAAGAGCAGCAGGCTTTAGGTCATAGAGGAATTAAAACAGGTTTGCCAGGGTTTGATAACTACCTACCATCTGGAATTATGCCAGGACAGCTAGGAGTCTTTTTAGCATACCCAGGTATCGGAAAGTCATGGATGGCTTTATACTTTGCTGTACAGGCTTGGAAACAGGGTAAGACACCCCTTATTATCTCTCTTGAAATGAGTGAGACAGAAGTTCGCAACCGTGTATTTACTATTATGGGTGAAGGTCTTTGGTCACATCGCAAATTATCAAATGGTGAAGTTGAACTTGATATGATGAAAAAGTGGCATACAGATAGAATTGATGGTCGCCCACCTTTTCACATTATTTCTAATGATTCTGGTGGAGAAGTAACTCCTTCAGTTATTCGTGGAAAACTGGATCAGTACAAACCAGACTTTGTTGTTGTGGATTATCTTCAGTTGATGAATCCAAATCAAAAGGCTGATAATGAAACGGTAAAGATGAAAAATCTTTCTCGTGAACTTAAGCTCATGGCTATTAGTGAAGAAGTACCGATTATTGCTATCTCATCTGCTACACCTGATGATGTGAAAGATTTATCAACAGTGCCAACACTTGCACAAACCGCATGGTCTAGACAGATTGCATATGATGCTGACTGGGTATTAGCCCTTGGTCGTGGAACTAATAGCGATATTATTGAGTGTGCTTTTAGAAAGAACCGTAATGGTTTTATGGGTGATTTCTTGGTTCAGTGCGACTTTGATAAAGGTTATTATCGCTACAAGGATTTTGAGGATAAGTAATGTCTTTGGTGCATAAGGTTAATAATGATTTTCTTAGTATATACTCAGTTGATATTGACACACAGCATTGGATTAATTTAATTGATAAGATTGATACAAATTGTTATTCATTTCAAAAGGTTGAACGCAGACCACATGAAACCATGGAGCTGCCAAATTATTTTGCTAACACAGATAGTATAGAGGCAATTGAACTACGTAATTTATTCTTTAATGCTTTATCTTTAACAATGAATGATTATGCTAAAAAAATTAATCTTTTAAATGCAGACCCATATCAACCATTTCTTGCAGTTTCTAAACTAAAACCTTATCGTCCAATGGCTACTCATAAAGATTCTAAAACAGAAAACTCTAATGGGTTTGTCTGTATGCTCTACATAAACGATGATTATGAGGGTGGAGAACTTTCTTTTCCAGAAAGAGATTACAAGTATAAGCCAGCAACTGGAGATTTTGCATTTTATCAAATGGATGAGCTTCACTCTGTAGATTATGTAAAGTCTGGAATAAGATATAGTATGGGATGTGCTTTTAATTCTACGATTGAAGAAGTGACAAATGGATAAAAGTATATATACAGAAGATCAGATTCGTCGTGTTCTTAATGGAGCAGGCATTGACATTGAAGCTGAGTTTGGCTCTGACTTTATTATCTTTTGTCCGTATCACAACAATAATAGAACTCCTGCTGGAGAAGTTTCCAAAGAGTCTGGGCTATTCTTTTGCTTTGGTTGTCAAATAACCAAGAATCTAACTGAACTAATTATGTTTATGTCAAACAGAACATACTTTGAGGCAGTTCGCTATATTAAAAGCAAAGAGCAAGAATCAAACCTTTCTTCTATAATTGATAAAGCGCTTTATGCTCCTGCAGACTTTGTTCAATATGATGAACTACTAATTAAAAGACTTAATAATCAGGCTATTGAATCACCAAGAGCAATGAGATATTTTGAGGGTCGTAGCATAACAAAAGATTCTGTGATAAAATTTAATCTAGGTTATTCTGAAAAGCAAGACTCAGTAACAATACCTATGGCTACTCCAGATGGGATGTGCATTGGGTTTGTTGCTAGAACTATTGAGGGCAAAGACTTCAAGAATACTCCAGGTTTACTAAAAAGTAAGATTTTGTTTAACTTGCACAGAGTTAAAACATCAACAACAGTCTATGTAGTTGAATCATCATTTGATGCTATTAGGCTTGATCAAGTGGGTTTCCCAGCAGTTGCAACACTGGGGGCTAATGTTTCTGCATCGCAGATTAAACTATTAGCAAAGTACTTCAATAATGTTGTGCTTGTTGCAGACAACGATGAGGCTGGCTCTATCATGAAAGATAAACTAGTTGAGAAACTAGGTCACCTTATCACAGTAATACAGTTAGATAAAAAATATAAAGATATAGGCGATATGGATGATGAGGCAATTAAAAAGTTGGAGTTCCAGTTTGACAATTCAATCATCGCCATGCTAAAATAAAAACATAACAAACATATAGGAGAAAAATAAAATGGCTATTGTAAAGGGACTAAAAAATATCAACGCATTGGTAGATAAGCCCAAGTATGAAGGCACAGGCACAAAGGTTCGTTGGCTTAAGCTAGCTGATGGACAATCAGTAAAGATCCGTTTCATTGAGGAACTTGATGAAGACTCAGCAAACTACAATGAAGATCGTGGTCTTGCACTCGTTGTTTCAGAACACACAAATCCAAAGGACTATAAGCGTAAGGCTGTAGATACAATGGATACAGAAGGTCGTGACTGGGCAGAAGAAATGCATCGCAAGGATATGAAGGCAGGCTGGAGAGCACGTCTTCGTTTCTATTGCAACGTACTTGTAGATGACGGCATTGAAGCACCATACGTGGCTATTTGGTCAATGGGTGTTAGCAAGCAATCTGCATTTAATACTATTCGTGAATACGCACTGGAGACAGGCAGTATTTCAAATCTTACTTGGAAGGTGAAGCGTAATGGTCAGGGAACTGAAACATCATACACACTTATTCCAGGTGGTCCAGATAAGGAACCATTTGATTGGGCAACAATTGAACCCTTCCCACTAGAGAAGGCACTCAACAAGATTCCTTACGCTGAACAAGAAGCCTTTTATCTAGGCTTTGATACACCAGGTACTACATCCACAAACATGGACTGGTAATACTCTAGGTGAATTACGTAGGTTTGCATGTCCATACACACTACTCCTTGATGGATGGTGTTGCTACTCCAGAAGAATACGTTGACCGTGCAGTTGAGTTAGGAATGACAGCAATTGCCATTACTGACCACGGTACTTTATCTGGGCATAGGGAACTGCACCGTATTGCAAAAGCAAAAGGCATCAAACCAATTCTTGGCATAGAAGGCTATTTGGCATTAGATAGACACGATAAAAGGGATAAGTCCGAAAGGGTAGGTCCACTTGATGTTAACTACTTCCATATAGTCCTTCTTGCTAAGAACCAACAAGGTTTAGAAAACCTTAACAAGTTAAATGAAATTGCATGGACAGATGGTTTTTACCGCAAGCCACGCATTGATTTTGAAGCATTAGATCAATACGGAGATGGCCTTATTGCCTTGTCTGCTTGTCAAGGTGGTCTTATTGCAAAGGCTATTGAAAATGAAGAGTATGCATTTGCAAAAGAAAAAGTTCAATGGTTTAAGAATCGCTTTAAGGATGACTTCTACATTGAACTAATGCCACATAACCCAAAAAACATTAATGATGAGCTTGTTGCATTGGCAAAAGCATTTGATGTAAAGGTTGTTGTCACACCAGACTGTCATCATTCTGATACAAGTCAAAAAGAAATTCAGGAGATGATGCTTCTGTTAAATACCCACGGTAAAGTTTTAAAGGAATCAACCTTTGAAAAGTCAAAGAAGATTGATAACATGATGGAACGCCTAGATTATCTATATGGTGCAGACCGTCAAATGTCTTTCCGTACCTTTGATATTCATCTTCTTTCTTACGAAGAGATGAAGACTGCAATGGCAGAACAAGGACATACAGACGAAGAGATGTTCACAAGTTCACTAGAGATTGCAGACAAAGTTGAAGACTATGATATTAAGTCTGGTCTTGATTTGCTTCCAGTTCAATACAAGAAGCCAATGAATGAACTTAAGACTCTTGCACTTGAAGGTTTGACTGAGCGTGGACTAGAAAGTAATCAAGAATATCTTGATCGTCTTGATGAAGAATTAAAAATTATTAGTGAAAAGAACTTTGGTCCTTACTTCCTAGTTGTTCGCAACATGCTTAACTGGGCCAAGAAAGAAGGAATCATGGTAGGTCCTGGTCGTGGATCTGCAGCAGGTTCATTGCTTTGTTATGCACTTGGTATTACAGACATTGACCCAATTAAGCACGGTCTTTTGTTCTTCCGATTTATTAATCCAGACCGCAATGACTTTCCTGATATTGACTCTGACATTCAAGACAACCGTCGTGATGAAGTAAAAGATTATCTAGTTAGACAATATCGCCATGTTGCTTCTATTGCAACATTCATGCAGTTTAAAGACAAGAACATTGTTAAGGATGTGTCTCGTGTTTTAAACATTCCACTTGCTGATGCAAACAAAGTAAACAAACAAATTGATAATTGGGATGAATACTGCGTATCAAAGAGTGCACAGTGGTTTAGAGAAAAATATCCAGAAGTAGAATTATACGGAGAACAACTTCGTGGTCGCATTAAGGGTACAGGAATTCACGCTGCAGGTGTTGTAACATCTAAGGACCCAATCTTTAGATATGCTCCAATGGAAACAAGATCAGTTGCTGGACAAGATGAGCGAATTCCTGTTGTTGCTGTAGACATGGGAGAAGCTGAAAACATTGGCTTGATTAAGATTGATGCATTGGGTTTAAAAACTTTGACGGTACTTAAAGACTGTATTGATATTATTAAAGACCGTGAAGGAACAAAGATTGATTTATTAAAGATTAATATGGATGATGCTAATGTGTATACAATGCTCTCAGATGGATATACAAAGGGAGTATTTCAGTGTGAAGCAGCACCATACACAAACCTTCTTATTAAGATGCGTGTAAAGAATCTTGAAGAACTTGCTGCATCTAACGCATTGGTTCGTCCAGGTGCGATGAATACAATTGGAAAAGACTATATTGCTATTAAGCATGGTCGCCAGAATCCAGACTACAAGCACCAGATTCTTAAATCATTTACGGAGGAAACCTATGGCTGTATTCTTTACCAGGAACAGGTTATGCAAGCATGCGTACACCTTGGCGGTATGTCCATGTCGGAAGCAGATAAAGTTAGAAAGATCATTGGAAAGAAAAAAGATGCTAAAGAGTTTGATGAGTTTAAGGATAGATTTGTTGCGGGAGCGTCTGCGTATATTTCGCCAAACCAAGCTTTAGATTTATGGCATGACTTTGAGGCTCACGCAGGGTATTCATTTAACAAATCCCATGCAGTAGCATATTCAACACTTTCATATTGGACAGCATGGTTAAAGTACCACTATCCACTAGAGTTTATGTATTCACTATTAAAGAATGAAAAGGATAAAGATGCACGTACTGAGTACCTTATTGAAGCAAAAAGAATGGGAATTAACGTCAAGCTACCTCATATTAACGAATCAGATATTGATTTTAAGATTGAAGGTAAGGGTATACGCTTTGGTTTGTCGGGCATTAAGTTTATCTCAGACAAGATTGCTGAAAGATACATGGCTGCTAGACCTTTTAAATCATATGCTGAACTTGAGGAGTTTACTTTTACTAAAGGAAACGGAGTTAACTCTCGTGCTCTTCAAGCATTACGAATCATCGGTGCAGCAACATTTGAAGACAGCCCACGTAATGATCAAGAGATTAAAGAAAATCTCTACGAGTATTTAAACCTTCCTGAGTTTAATATGCAGGTACCTCAACACTACTATGCCTATATTCAAGAATCAGAAGATTATGAAGAGACTGGATCATTTGTTATGCTTGGAATGATTAAATCAGTCAAGCGTGGTAAGGGATGGTCAAGAGTTGAATTTCTTGATAAGACTGGTAGTGTTGGAATCTTTGATGATGAGAACACAACAATTGAAACTGGTAAAACTTATTTGATTCTTGTTAGTGATAACAGAATTGTAAATGCAATTCCTGCTGATAGTATTAAAGAATCAAAAGATGCTTTAGTAAAGTTTTTAAATTATAAGCAGTTGCCGTATAAAGGTGAAGAGCAGTTTGTGGTTTCTTTTAAGCCAAGAATGACAAAAGCTGGAAAGAAGATGGCAAACCTTGTAGTAGCAGATGCTGCTAGAGAACTTCATTCAGTTCTTGTATTCCCCACAGCATTTTCTAAGGCATACATGACAATTGAAGAGGGAAATGTTTATAAAGTTTCTTTGGGTAAAACTAAAGACGGAACAGTTATATTGGAGGATGTAGTAAATGTTTGATCAGCTAGCAATTGATTTGCACAAGGTAGCAGTTGAAAAAGGTTTTTGGCCAGATGATATTGACGATATCTTTGTTGCTAAACAACTAATGATGATTGTATCTGAAGTTGTTGAAGTAATGGAGGCAGTGCGTAAAGATAAAGGCGAAGAAGAGATTGCTAAAGAATTTGCAGATATTATTATTCGTACGCTAGATCTTTATGCAGGAATGGTTGAAGCAGGGTATACTAGAGAATCACTTGACTATATTCTTAAGCAAAAATCAGAGTTTAACAAGACTAGACCAGAAAAACACGGGGTAAAATTTTAATGTCAGTAACAATGGAAGAAGTATTAGCACAGTTAGATCCACGCATTCGTAAGCGTCTTGGAGATGCTACAGGGCAAAAAGTTGACTATGCAGGAACACCTAGCTTTGGCCTTAACAGGGCTTTAAAGGGTGGTTTGCCTTATGGTCGTCAGGTTCTTATCTGGGGTTCTAAGTCTTCTGCTAAGTCTTCTCTGTGCCTTCAAATGATTGGTCAAGCACAAAAAGAAGGCAAGGTTTGTGCATGGATTGATGCTGAAATGTCATATGATTCTGCATGGGCTGAAAAGCTTGGGGTAGATTCAACAAAGCTTATTTATTCACAAGCAAGAACCATTAATGAGATGGTAGATGTTGGCACAAGCCTAATGAATGCTGGTGTTGATATAATTGTTGTAGACAGTATTACATCCCTGCTGCCTGCTATTTATTTTGAGAAGGACACAGATGAACTTAAGCAACTTGAGAATACCAAGCAAATTGGTGCTGAGTCTAGAGACTTTAGTAATGCGTGGAAGATGCTTAACTATGCAAACAATAAAGTTAAGCCAACTTTGCTTGTTCTTATTTCTCAGTCTCGTAACAATATTAGTGCTATGTATACTAGCCAGCAGCCTTCTGGTGGTCAGGCTACTAAGTTTTATTCCTCAACTGTTATTAAGTTGTTTTCCTCTGAGTCAGATAATCAAGCGATTAAGGGAAAGATTCAGGTAGGAGATAAACTGATTGAAGAAAAAATTGGTCGTAAGGTTAAGTGGGAGTTACAATTCTCTAAAACATCTGCTGGTTTCCAAAGCGGTGAATACGACTTTTATTTTAGAGGCGATAATGTTGGTATTGATGGTATCGGTGATCTTGTTGACACTGCTGAACTAGCAGGTCTTGTAGAGCGCACAGGTGCCTGGTATAAACTTGAAGATGGAACAAAGGTTCAAGGTCGTGAAGGTTTTATCAATCGTGTTAGAGAAGATCTTGATTTACAAGAATCTCTTAGAAGTAAGTTGTTAAATGTCTAACGAAAAGTTTAAAGTTTTTAACGGTAAGTTTAATTGTCAATCGTGTAAAGAAGAAGTTAGGTCACTTCGCCTTTGGATTGAAACTGCTGACCTTACTTGGATGTGCTCACAAAAACATATATCAAGGGTTCCACTAATTTTAACAAAGAAGGACTATGAGCGAAAGAAGTGAGTCAAAAAGACTTGGAGCTAAACAGCACAAGAACTCTGGACGTGGCACACATAAAGGTGATGCAACTTGGAGAAACTTTACTGTAGACTTTAAGGAGTATCCAAAGGGTATAACGATAAATAAAGATATCTGGGCTAAAGCAGTTACAGATGCTATTAAAAATCATAACGATCCAGCAATTTTTATTATTTTAGGCGATGGTAATGCCAAGGTAAGATTAGCAGTAATTGAAGTAGAACTATTAGAGCAACTAACAGAGGGGGAACAAAATGACTGAAATAGGACCACAGCAAACAACACTAGATATGGTAAATGGTTTGACAGAGATTGCAGATTATATGCAAGACGAAGAGCTAACTGCTGCCCTAATATTTATTGCAAAGGTAATTATTAAGCCAGATATTCCAACCCAAGTAGCAAGTATTGAGATTGTTAGACTACAGGCCATTGCAGCAAAGATGGCTTTTAAGGCTACTTGGATGGCTAATGTAGATAAGAATGATCGTGCAAAGAAGAACATTTATTACACAGCAGCGGAATCTATCAATAACTTGGTGTCAGCACTCAAGTATATAATGCGCTAACCTGCTATACTTATATAAACAAGGGGAATAAAAAATGACAAAAAGTTTACTAAAGCAGGTTATGTTAAAAGAAGCAGAAAAGAAAGAAGCAATCACTAAGCAAAATACAATCTTCAATGCTGAGGATATGATAGCTAAGATTAATTCTGGATATACAGTTAGTCGTGGTCCAAAGATGACCACAAAGAAAACATTTGCTCCATCAACAATTGCATATCAGCATGGCCAGTGTCCACGATACTGGTATCTTGCATTTAATGGTAATGTTTTTGATGATTACACAGACGCATATGGTGTTGCTAATATGAGTGCAGGAACTATGGGACACGACAGAATTCAAGGAGCAATGCTTGCTTCTGGTGTTGCTGTTCCATATGTAAATGATAAGGGTGAAAAGACAACAGAGTTTAAGGTTATTGCAAATGACCCACCAATCTTTGGTTACGGAGACGTAATGCTTAATTGGGAGGGTGAAGAAATCATTGGAGAAATTAAGACAATGATGAGTGAAGCTTTTGAGTATCGTAAGAAAACAAATAAGCCAAAGGCTGGACACCTAGTTCAGCTGTTGATTTATATGAAGATTCTTGGCAAGCAAAAGGGTGCACTTATTTATGAGAATAAAAATAACCATGACTTGATGATTATTCCAATAGAAGTAAATGATGGTTATCGCCAGTGGGTTGACTATGCTTTTAATTGGATGAGAGAAGTTCGCAAGGCATGGAATGATCAAACCATCCCAACAAAGAACTATCGTGGTAATTCAAAGATTTGTAAAACATGTCCAGTAAAGGCAGCATGTGCTGAAGCTGGAGATGGAACTATTAAGATTGCTTCTCTGGAGGAATTGAGTGAAACTTTGTAGCAGATGTGATAATTATTTCACACCAAAAGTTTCTTACCAGATTTACTGCAGTGAATCTTGTAGAGACGAAGCTACAAAAGAAAAGATAGCAGAGCGCTATCAAGCAACTCGTAGACAAAAGAGAATAGGTAAGATCAGAAAATGCTTGGGTGGTTGTGGAGTTGATCTTTCAATCTACAACGACTCAGGCTTCTGTTCTAATTGTAATATTAGTAAAAAATCAGTTGATAAGATGTTAAAAGAGTTAAAAGGTTTTATTGAATATGAACAAGACTAAGTGGGGCGGACCAGTGCAACCAAATAATATTTGTGCAATAGATGCTAGCACTAATAGTCTTGCTTTTGCTTTTTATTCATTTAAAAACCTTGGAACAATTGGAAAGATTAATTTTAGCGGTAATGATATATATGAAAAGGTAGCAGACGCATGCAAGAAAACAAAGGGATTATTTGATCAGTTCAACATGGTTGATGCCATAGTTATTGAGCATACGGTTTTCATGAATAGCCCTAAGACTGCTGCCGATCTTGCTCTTGTACAGGGTGCACTTCTTGGTGCAGCAGGCCTATCTGGTATTGATACCTTTGGAAAAGTATCTCCTATTACGTGGCAAAACTATATTGGAAACAAGAAGATATCAAAAGATGAACAACTTTATATTCGTGCACAGCACCCTGGTAAGTCTGTTTCATGGTACAAAACTTATGAGCGTAACCTACGCAAAGAAAGAACTATTAAGTTTATAAATACAATCTATGATAAAGCTATTACTGATAATGATGTGGCAGATGCTTGCGGTATTGGGCACTGGGCTATCAATAACTGGGGTAAGGCTATTGGGGTTGACAAATAACACTATGGCTGCTAAACTATATACTAGCGAGACTTGGCTTCGTAAGAGGTTCCTTATGGATAAAAAGTCTCCACAAGATATTGCAAAAGAGTGCGGTACAAGCGTAGAAACTATCTATGTATACCTTGCTAAATTTGGACTAAGGAAGTCAAAAAGATGAATAAGTTTCATAAGTTTGTAACATTTGTTGCAGCAGTATGTGCTGTTGGATTAACTTATGCTGTATTTACATTAAAGGGAATGCCAGAAGCATTTGATTGGGAGGAAGATGATGAGTGACAACCTAAGCATTACGGTTGATCAAGTTAACCATCCACTTCATTATACAACAGATCCTTCTGGTGTTGAGTGTATTCAGATTACCCGTCATCGTAATTTTAACATTGGTAATGCATTTAAATATCTTTGGAGAGCAGGACTTAAAGATGAGTCAAAGACTATTCAAGATCTTGAAAAAGCAATCTTTTATATCAAGGATGAAATAAATAGACTAGAGGGAAAATATGTCAACTGAAGAAGATCTAGTTAAACATCTTGATCAGGTAAACCAAGTTGTTGCAGAGTACCTAAAGGGTACTGACCCAACAAGAATTTCTAAAGAGCTTGCAATACCAAGAGTTCGTGTTGTAGAACTTATTAATGAGTGGAAGGTTATGGCTTCTGCTAATGACGCAATCCGTGCTCGTGCAAAGGAAGCACTTGCAGCAATGGATGCACACTATAGTAAACTGATTACAAAATCTTATGAAGTTATTGATGAAGCAACTATGACTAATAATCTTAGTGCAAAGACTCAAGCAATTAAACTTGTTGTTGATATTGAAAAAGCAAGAATTGACATGCTTCAAAAAGCAGGACTTCTTGAGAACAAGGAACTTGCAGAAGAAATGGTTGAGATTGAAAAACGTCAGGAAACACTTGTTGCAATATTAAGAGATATTGCATCTTCTCATCCAGAAATTCGTGACCTAATTATGCACAGACTTTCTTCTGTTGCAAAAGATGGGGAAGTGATTACAGTTGTCCACGATGTTCAATGATTTTCTTGAAGCATTAAAAAATAATAACTTTGAAGAGATGCCTGTTGATGCAAAAACATTTGTTGAGGGCGAATCATATCTAAACCAGCCACCATTGTCAGATATACAATATGACATTGTTGAAGCAATGAGCCAAATTTATAGAGAAGAAGATCTTGTAGATATTATGGGAGCAGAAGAAGGCCATCGTTACTATAAAAAGTATACAAAAAATGAAGTAATTCTGCAACTTGGCAAGGGATCTGGAAAAGATTTTACATCAACTGTAGCATGTGCATACATTGTATACAAACTACTATGTTTAAAAGATCCTGCAAGATACTTTGGTAAGCCTGCAGGAGATGCAATTGATATTATTAACGTAGCTATTAACGCTCAGCAAGCTAAGAACGTGTTCTTCAAAGGCTTTAAAACTAAGATTGAAAAGTCTGAATGGTTTGCAGGAAAGTATAATGCTAAGGCTGAAAGTATTGAGTTTGACAAAGCAATTACGGTTTACTCTGGTCACTCAGAAAGAGAATCACACGAAGGTTTGAACTTGATTCTTGCAGTACTTGATGAAATTTCTGGTTTTGCACAAGAGGTTGGAACTGGAAATGATCAGGGAAAAACTGCAGACAATATCTATAAGGCATTTCGTGCTTCTGTAGACTCTCGTTTTCCTGACCTTGGTAAGGTTGCACTACTTTCATTCCCCCGTTTTCCAGGGGACTTTATTTCACAAAAATATGAAGACTCAATAATGGAAAAAGAAACAATTACATATACACATAGATTTATTATGAATCCAGACTTTCCAGATGACCTTGAAGGCAATTACTTAGATATTGGATGGGATGAAGATCAAATCGTTGCATATAAATATCCTGGGGTATTTGCACTAAAGAGACCAACATGGGTAGTAAACCCAACAAGAAAGATTGATGACTTTAAGTTAGCATTCTTTACAGACATGGGAGATGCCATGCAGCGTTTTGCTTGTGTTCCAACATTTGCTTCTGATGCTTTCTTTAAACAAAAAGATAAGCTTGAAAAGTGTATGACACTTAGAAATCCAATTGATAATAATAAAAGGTTTGATGAGTCATTTGTTCCAGACCCAGATAAGGTTTATTATGTTCATGCTGACCTTGCACAAAAGCACGATAAGTGTGCAGTGGCAATTGCTCATGTTGATAAATGGGTAAACCTACAAGTAGTTAAAGACTATGAGCAAGTTGCTCCAATTATTATTGTTGATGCTGTAGTTTGGTGGGAACCAAAAGTAGAAGGCCCAGTCAATTTATCTGAAGTAAAACAATGGATTCAAAACCTTCGCAGACAAGGCTTTAATCTTGGAATGGTTACATTTGACCGCTGGCAATCATTTGATATTCAACAGGAACTTCAAGCAGTGGGAATAAGAACTGATACTGTTTCTGTTGGTAAGAAACATTATGAAGACCTTGCAATGATGATTTATGAAGAGCGTGTTGCCATGCCACATATCCCATTGCTGCTTGATGAAATGTCTGAACTTAAGATTATCAATGATAAAAAAGTAGATCACCCACGTAAAAAGTCAAAGGACTTATCGGATGCCGTAACTGGTGCGGTATTTGGTGCTCTATCTCATACACCAAAGAATACTAATATAGAGATTGATATTCATACTTGGTCACGCTCATCGCAACGACTTGCAGAGCAAGAGCAACGTATGGTAGAATTGGATAGTCGGGAAATGCCTGAAGAAGTTCGGGACTATCTTGATAATTTCAATTTATTATAAAAACTAACAAGGAGAAAAATGAATTCATTTAAGAAAATTGCCCTAGGTCTTGCTGCAGCTATGACCTTTGGCGTTATGTCAGCACTTCCGACAAGTGCTGCTGTAATCGGACCTTCACTAACGATTGACTCTGCTACAGATGCAATCACTGCTGGTGAAACCGCAACTGCAGTAGTAACTTTGTCGTTTATCTCAGAAACAGCAGCAGATACAGCAACAGTGCTTTCTGCTATGTTCTTACAACCAACAGGTGCATCTAAGAATGCAACACTAACATTGCTTGAAACAACAACTGCTACAGTTGCAGTTGCAGCAGGAAATCTTTCTGCTGATGTTAACTCAACAGTTGGAACACCAGGATATGTAACTGCAAAGTTTACAGTTTCATTGGTTGCTCCATCAGTTGCAGGTACATACGAAGCAAGAATTATTACTACTCGCCCATCAACTGGTCCATCAGTTGCATGGACAGTAACAGTTAAGGCAGCAGATATTACACCTTCTGCAGCAACAACAACTTCAGTCCTAAACGCTGGTGAAGTCACAACTGCAACAGCAGATGCTTCAGTGTATGCACCAAAGGCAACATCAACAGATGCAGCAGCAGTTATCGTTGTTACACCTAAGAATGCTGCAGGTGGAAACGCAACTGAGTCAATTCTTGCAACAGTTTCAGGAACAGGTTTGATCGGTTATGGCACAAATGCTACAACTATCTCTGCTCTTGGTCGTGCACTAGTAATCCCATCAGGCAACTACATTGGCGTATTTGCTGACGGTACAGCAGGAGTTGGAACAATTACACTTACAACACTTACAGGTACAGTGCTTGCAACAGAGCAGGTAACATTCTATGGTGATATCGCTACAATCGTAGCAACTCCAGTTAAGTCTGTTATCGCAGTTGGTGCAAACACAACTACAGTTAAGGCAGTTGCAAAGGATGCTTCTGGCGTAACAGTCGGAGCAGGAACACTTTATGCTAATTCATCTGATGTAGCAACAGTATCTGATTCAGGTACAGCAGCAACTATCGTTGATGGTGTAGCAACATTTACTCTTACTGGCGTTAAGGCTGGTGGAGTTGCTATTACAGTTAGAAATGCAGCAGGCACAATCGTATCTGCTCCAGTTGCTACTCGTGTAGAAGCAGCAGCAGCATCAGTAAAGCTTACATTTGATAAGGCTGAATATCTTCCAGGTGAAGCAGCAACTATCAAGGTTCAGGTTGTTGATGCAGCAGGTCTTCCAGTTTCAGGTAAGACACACTCTGCACTATTTGCTACAGGTGGAATTACTTCTACTTATGCATTTGGTTCAGGATCAGATGTTCTTACAGCAACATCAATTACAACTGATACAGATACAGTAAAGACATATAAGGTATTTATGCCTTTGACTGAAAACACTGTAACAATCTCTGCAACAGGTGGTGCATCACTTCCTGCTGCAGGTCAGGTTGTAGTAAATGCAACTGCAAAGGTAGTTAACACACCAGTTAACGATGCAAGAGATGCTGCAAATGATGCAACAGATGCAGCCAACGCAGCCACAGATGCAGCACTTGCTGCTGCAGATGCTGCAGATGCTGCTACAGCAGCAGCTCAGGAAGCATCTGATGCGGTAGCCAAGCTATCTGCAAGTGTTTCTGCAATGATTGCTTCACTTAAGAAGCAGATCACAGCACTTACCGCTCTAGTCGTAAAGATTCAGAAGAAGGTAAACGCTTAACAAGCCAACAATTAAGGGGGTTAGCCAAGTGCTAGCCCTCTTTTTTGTGCTATAAAATGATATAATAGGGTTATCAAACATCTTGGAAAGGATGGCCCTCTATCAGAAATTTCCTACTAAAAAGTGGGTTGGTGGCTTTTTTGGTGGGATTATGGTTCATTCTATGTCCAAGTGATCACGCACATGCGGAAGAAGTATTAAGCGCTCAAGTCACCCCTTCTGATTCAGCAACGGTAGTTATAGATTCATCATCAACATTAATAGTACACACAACAACAGAAAGTGCCACAGCCACAATTGAGGTAGCACAGGCTACAATTACTCAGGCTGAAACTACCACGGCAGCCATACAAAGCCAAGCAACAGCCATTACAAGCCCTACAGAGACCATTACAGCCACTATCACACAGGCTCAGACCTCTATTCAACAGGCTCAGACAGTAGTAGATAGTGCTACTGTGGCTGTAAATAATGTTATCTCTGTTCAGAATTCCCTGGCTCAAGCAGTAGAAACTCAAACTGCTAGAGCCCAAACAGTAGCCACAGAATCAGCAACAGTCCTATCTTTGACAGATAGCATGACAGTTCTTAATGGCCAGATTGATAGCCAGACAGCAATAGTTAATACAGATAGTGCTACAGTAGTTTCTCGTCAAGGAGATGTAGCATTAGTTCAAAACCAGATAAGGCTAGAAAATGCTGGCAATCCACAAACCACAAATCTTCCTAAAGATGATGATCAAGCATTTAGAATGCAACTTCCATATGCTCTTAAACTTGGAGACCAAACCTATACAGATGTTTATGTTGCTACAAATGGTTTGATATCTTTTGGTACCCCACAAGGTTGGGGTGGAAATGCTCCAGCAGTTTATATTAATTTCCGTGACTGGTGGAATGTTGACTCAGATACATATGTTAGATATTCAACAACCATCAATAGCCTTTTAGTTGAATGGAGTGTTGTTCCATATGCAACAAGATCATGGAATACTTCAAAGACATATATGACATTTGATGCTGACGTAAATCCATTAGATGGTTCTTGGAAAGCAGATGTTTCTTCTGTTGGTATGAATGGAAATAATTATAATAATCCAGTACAGGTAGTTGAGTATGTGAATAATCAATTACAAAGCATATCAGTACCGCTAAATACTGGAACAAACTCTACTAATTTTACAGCACATATTAGTAGGACTGGGTACACACCATATACTCCTGCTCCAGCAAATACAAATCTTGCTGAAGCATTAACAACTGCACAAAATAATTTAACTACTGCACAGCAGACTTTGACTGCAGCACAGGCAGTTTTATCTGGTTTGCAATCAGATAAGAATGCATTGCAATCAGAAATAAATGCAGCACAACAAGCATTGCAAATAGCACAGGCAAATTTAGTGACAGCAGCAAACGATGTTTCTTATTGGCAAGCACAGGTTGGTACTGCTAAATCACAATTAGATTCAGCATTAATTCTTGTAGAGCAAGCAGTTTCTGCTATGGGGTCAGCAGTTAGTTCAGCAGATTCAATTGTAGATGCCACTCTTGCTGCAGAGGAATCAGTTAGACAAGCAGCAGCCAGAGCAGAAGCAGAAAGACAAGCAGCAGAAGCATCAGAAAATGCAAGAGTAGCAGAAGCTGCAGCAGCACAAGCCGAAGCAGCAGCAGAAGCAGCCCAAGCTGCAGCAGAAAAAGCAGAGGCTGATAGAGTAGCAGCAGAAGAGGCTGCAGCACAGGCAGAGGCTGAAAGATTAGAGGCAGAAGCAGATAGAATTGCTGCAGAAGAAGCAGCAGCCCAAGCTAAAGAAGAGGCTATGGCAGCAGAAGAGGCTGCAGCACAGGCAGAGGCTGAAAGATTAGAGGCAGAAGCAGAAGAAGCACGACAAGCTGAAGAAAATGCAAAAGCTGAAGCAGCAGCTGCAGAGGCAGAAGCAGAAGCTGCTAGACAAGCAGAAGAAGATGCAAAGGCAGAAGCAGAAGCAAAAGCACAAGAAGCAAAAGATGCTAAGGCAGAAGAAGCAGCAGCAAAAGCAGAAGAACTTGCACAGGAAAAAGAATTAAAAGAAATAGTTGCGGAAGCAAAAAATGGCAAAGAATTAACTGAAGAACAAAAAGATATTGTGGTAGCAGCATTAATAGCAGATCTTAAGCCAGGAGAATCAATTTCTGCAGCGGAAGTTAAAGCATCAGGAGTATCATATGCAGACCTTCCACCAGAAACACCAGTAGAAATTAGAACATCTGAATCTGGAGAAGTCCTAATTATTACTGCAGAGGTAGCAGCAAATGTAGAATTAGTTCAAAATCCAGGAGAATTATTACAAGCAGCATTTACTGATCCAGGAGCAGCATTAGCAGCACTTGGAAGTATTGGAGCAGATATGACTCCAGGAGAAAGAAAAGAAGCAACAAATATGGTTGTGGCTACAGTTGTAGCAACAGGAGCAGCACTTAATGCTGTAGGACTAGCAACAGGAGGCGGATCACCATCAGGTGGTGGTTCAACAGGAGGTTCATCTGGAGGAACAAATTCAGGTGGTTCAAGGAGGAATGAAAGATGGTAAGACTAATAAAAAATATAATCAATGATCTACTTGATCAGGCATGGACTCTCCTTGGAATGTTTATTGCCTGGGTTGTACTTGATGGCAGTGCAAAGGTTGTTGTTGGCTATGGAATTTTTGCAACAACAATAATTTGGATTTTAACAAGTCCAATTAGAAATAGAGAGGAGTAAACATGAACGGTGTATTAAATATTTGGAATATTCTTATGCGTATTGTTGCGGTATTTGCAGCAAATGCACTAGCAGTAATCGGTGCTGGTGCAATCGCAGGAATTTCAGTAGCAAAGGCTATGACAGTTGCTGGACTTAGTGCAGTAGCAGTTGTAGTTGAAAAGTTGGCTCGTGCATTTATGGATGACGGCAAACTCACAAGAGATGAGATTAACGCAGCATTTTCTACCACAGATAAAAATGCAGTAACTGTACAAGATGAAGCAGTTGAAAAACGTAGAGCAAGATCAAAGACAGCTTAATTAAGCATATTTGACCCTGTTTGACAGCCCCTTCTAGGGATGATATACTTAAATATATCGCTTTGGGAGGGGTTTCTGCATGACTTGTATTGCAGTAGTTCGTGATGAAATAAACAATAAGATCTACATGGCTGGAGATCGTGGTGCATCAGACGATGGTACTATTCTAGCACTATCTAGTCCAAAGGTTTGGAAACTAGGACCTTATCTAATTGGCTATGCTGGATCTATGGATGGTGAACGCATTCGCTATAACTTTAACCCCTACGTACCTGATATTAAAGATACAGACAAGTTTATGCAAACCAAGTTTATTAAACAACTTCGTGCATTCTATAATGATTTTTGGGTAGATACTTCAAAAGAAGGTGACCTTGGTTTAATTATTGCTGTACGTGGAAATATTTATGAGCATAGTTCTGCAGACATGTCTTTGTCTAAATACACACTTCCTTATCTTGCCATGGGTTCAGGGGCAGAGTATGCTTATGGATATATGAATGCCACAGAAAAAGCAAGGGATGCAAGAAAGCGTGTAGTGGGAGCAGTAAATGCAGCAATTAAATTTAGCCCATCTTGCATGGGTCCAGTTGACGTAGTTAGTGTTTAGGAGTATACTTAAAACATGATAACAGAAGAAAACCATTTAGAGTTTCGTATATGGCTAGAAAACGGAATTGAACGGGGATGGGTAACTGAACCGTTCTGTAATACTCATGAGGGCGATCCCTATATGAGTGAAGAAGAGATGGAAGAGTGGGACCAAGGTGGCGACCCATGTCAAGTAGTAATTAAGGTAATGGAGTAATAATGAAGAAGTTAATTATTGGAGTAGTACTAGCACTAGGTTTTACTGTAGTTAGTCCTGTAAATGCAGCAGATGAAAAGGTTTTGGTAATCATTGACTCTGCAATTGATTCAAGTAAGATTCCTGGAGTTATCTATGAAGCATGCTTTACATCAAATCAATCTTGTGCAAATGGAAAATCTTTTGCAGAAGGAGCTGGAACTGCAAATGTTCCAAACTGGAGTATTTCAAATATTGATCACGGATATAATATTACACAAGCAGCTAAACTTGTAGCTCCAAATGTAAAGATTATTTTTGTAAGAATCAGCGATGTATTCCCAACATCATTTTTAAATAGTGGAGATGCGCTTGATAAGGCTATTAAGTGGGTATCTGAAAATGCATCAAAGTATAGTGTTGATGCAGTATCAATTAGTCAGTCAAGAATTAACTTTACTGCTGGCACATGTCCAACAAATTTAGTTTTTTCTGCAGCAGTTCAATCACTTAAAGCACAGGGAATTCCAGTTCACGTAGCAACAGGTAATGATGGAAAAAATAATATGGTTGGTTTTCCATCCTGCGTAACAGATGTTATTGGGGTTGGTGCAACAAAGCCTTCTGGTCCGCTTGCAACCTATACAAACTCTGGACCAGGAATGGATGTTACTTTTCGTGGTGATGTTATTGTAAATAACTACAAGAATGTTAAAACAACTGTAACTGGAACATCAGTTGCTGCACCAATGTTTTCTGCCTTGTATGTAGCGAATAAAGCATAAATAGTGTATAATAGGTAGTGCACTTGCCAAATGGGGGTGCACTATCTTATTCGCTTGAAAGGGGAATAAAAATGATGGCAACAAACTTTGCTATGGATCTATTCAATGATCCATTTTTTATTGGATTCAACAGAGAGTTGGGTCGTCTTAACAATGCACATAAAGTAAATTCACAATCCTATCCTCCATATGATCTTCTTAAACTAGATGAAGATACATATCGCATTTCTATTGCGGTAGCAGGATTTGGAAAGAATGATATTGATGTTTCAGTAGATAATGGAACTCTTGTCATTAAGGGTGAAATTACTGAGGTAACAGATGCTGAAATTGTTCACAAGGGAATTGCTGGTCGTAAGTTTACCCGAACATTTGCTCTTGGTGAATATATGGAGGTAACTGGTGCAGAGCTTAAGGATGGTATGCTACATGTTAATGTAGATCGTATTGTCCCTGAAGAAAAAAAGCCAAAAGTAATTAAGATCAAATAAATTTCAGGACGCTACCTGGGACAACCTGAGCAAGTTGCAAAAAGGCTCATTCTTTGGTATACTTGTAATACAAAACTTTAGGAGGTTTTAAGTGGCGGTTAAAGGTTCACTAGAAGCAATTATTGAGGTTGCTAAAGCAGAAATTGGGACTATTGAAGGTCCAAAAGATAATGAAACAAAATATGGCAAGTGGACAGGTGCAAACTTTCTACCATGGTGTCAGTCATTTGTTTCTTGGTGTGCATACACAGCAGGAGTAAAAGATTTTCCAAAAACAGCAGCAACAGTAGCAGCGTCTGATTGGTTTAAGAAGAAGGATCGCTGGGCAGATGCTCGTAATGATGATCCAACTCCAGGAGACTGGATTTATTTTGATTTTCCAGATGATGGCGTAAATCGTATTTCACATGTTGGCATTTGTATTAAGAATAACGGAAACGGAACTATCCAAGTTATTGAAGGAAATACTTCAGGAACTGCAAAGGGAGATCAGCGAAATGGCGGAATGTGCGTAGAAAAAACTCGTGCATACGTTAAGGATAATAAGCTAAAGCTTATGAATGCAATTGTTGGTTGGGGTCGTCCAGTATATGCAGGTGAAGAAAATCTTCCTTTGTTGTCTAAGGTCGGATCTTCTGATGCACCAGCTAAGGCATCATTACCATCAGCACCTGCTAAGAAAGCAGCACCAGCAGCATTTAAACCACTTAAGAATGGTTCAAAAGGAACTGGCGTAAAGACTATTCAGAGACTTCTTGGAATTAAAGCAGATGGCGCCTTTGGTCCAGGTACTGCAAAGGCTGTTCAAGAATTTCAAAAGAAAGCTGGACTTCTAGTTACAGGTATTGTTGATCAAGCAACACTAAAGGCATTGAAGGCTAAGTAATGGAATCAACCAAGAAGTCATCAATTAAAACTATTACCTGGGAAACATTCCATCTAGTAATTCTTGCTGGAATTATTTATTTATTCACTGGAGAATGGGAGTATGCCAGTTTAGGAGCACTCCTGTATATTGGAATTGAAGCCCTTGGATATTTTATTCATGAAAGACTTTGGGCAAAATTTGGGAAAGGAGTTAAGTAATGCGTATTAAAATTATTAGATTTGTGGTTAAAGTTTTAGGTTATGAATGGGGCGGAGATAATCTACATGCACCAATCTGGACAGTAAAAGCAAAGAAGAAGTAATGCCAGTATACGATTACAAATGCACACAGTGCTCTAGTTCTGTTGAATATAAAAGAGATTTTGGTGACAGTACTGAGCCTGTGTGCTGTAATAAAACAATGCAACGGCAATGGCAATCGCCAGGTGTGATCTTTCAAGGTAATGGGTTTTATTCCACTGATAATAGAAAAAAGTAAAGTTGTTAAATTTTCATTGGATGCATAGAGAAAAACCATTATCAATTCAAGAAATCAAAAACATGTCTACAAAGCTTGAAGATTTAGGCTATAAATCTTTACTCTTGGTAGTTAATGCAAATGATTCAGATAACTGGATCAAGGTTGCTCATGCAATTAATCCTAACGAAAAACTCAAATATTTAATTGCATTAAGACCTTATATGATAAGTCCAACAATGTGTGCCATGATGGTCCGTTCATTTAATGAGATATCTCCAAACCGCTTAAGCTTAAACATTGTTTCTGGTCAAATTGGTGAGCATGAACCTGTCCCAGACAAACACTTTGATGTTGATTCTGAAATTACAACAATTGATGGCAGACTTGATTATGTATCTAAATTTTTAGAAGATTTTGACAAGATACCTATAAATTCTGGTAGGCCAGAACTGCTAGTAGGTACTGGAAACCCTGAGATAATAAAGCATGTAAAAAAATATACTGACATAAGCTTATGTATGTATGATGATTTTGAAAGAAATGATTTAAGTAGTTTTAAAAGAAAAATGGTTAGTATTCAAGTTGTTGTTAGAGATAGTCAAGAAGAAGCAGATTATTTCATGCAACAATTTGAAGGAACAAGACAAATAAAAAATGCTATATACGGAACAAGAGATTCAGTAGTAAAGAAAATTATTGAACTAAAAAATAAAGGAATTACCGATGTTTTAATCAGTCCTATTTTTGGGGATCCAGATAGCATAAAAGCACTTGAAATAATAAAACATATGCTTTAAATTGGACAAATAGTTCATCTTGATGTATAATTTATATATGAAAGACTATAGAGAAAGTTGTAGTACAATATGAATACAATGATTGAACAAGAAGAGCAGGTTTGGCTTTTAGATGCAACAGATCGTTGTGATAGATGTGCTGCTCAGGCATACGTAAAAGTAATTGGGCATTCTGGAGAACTTCTTTTTTGTTCTCATCACTACAATTCCGTTGTAGATAATGCAGTTGGGTACGACAAGATTATGAAGTTTATGGTTGAAATTATTGACGAGAGAGCAAGGTTAAAATAATGGGAAATAGTAAGCATCCGTTTAATGCTACACAAATTAAAGACGGCAGAATTGTTAAGCTAAGAAAAGATGGTCGTATTAAAGCAGATCTTGGACCTTATTATGCTAATCACAATAAGCCAACTATCATAAAGAAAGAAGCAAATTAATGAAGAAGATTTTATCATTAACAGTATTAGCTCTAACAGTTGGAATGATTCCTGCACAAGCTGCAGATGTATCATATAAAGATCAAAAAACTGCACTTGCTTCATTGAAGGTAGCAGACGAAGTACGTGCAGGATACAAGCGTACACTCTTTAAGCATTGGACTGGAGCAGGGAATGGTTGCGATTCTCGCAAGGCAGTCATTATTTCTGAGGCAATTGTTAAGCCAGTTGTTGAAAAAGGATGTGTCATTAAGGGTGGAGAATGGCTATCCATCTATGACAATGTTAAGGTTACAGAAGCAGGAAAGTTAGATGTAGATCATATGGTCCCGCTTGCTGAAGCCTGGGACTCTGGAGCATCTGCATGGGATGCAGCAAAAAAAGAAATGTATGCTAATGATCAGACAGATCCACGTCACCTTATCGCAGTTACTGGGGGATCAAATAGATCTAAATCAGATCAAGATCCAGCAGAATGGATGCCAACCAATAAAGCATATACATGTGAGTATATTGCTAACTGGATTTCTATTAAAGTTCGTTGGTCTTTGACTATTGACTCTAAGGAAAAAGCAGCATTAGAAGCAAATCTAAAAGGTTGTAAAGCAACCAAGATTGTTGTTAACCCAGTAAAATGAGACATATACTCTACTTTACTGCTGAATGGTGTAATCCATGCAAGCGTGTTCGTCCAATTGCAGAAGATTTAGACAGAGATGGAGTTATCAAGATTCAGTTTGTTGATGCTGATGATAATGGAGACCTTTGTAGAAAGTTTGAAATAAAGGCAATCCCAACTTTTATCTTGATTGAAGATGGACAAGAAGTTCGTAGAATTAATGGAGCAAAGACTAGAGAACAGCTAGAGGAATTTATTCATGGATCCGATTGATGAAACTATTGAGGCTTTAATTCTTAGTGGTGCTATTGAGATCGCTGGTATTGATTCAAAAACTGGGCAAGCTTTGTATCAATTTAATCCAATTATTAAAGAAATAATGCCAGATTTATATCGTGAGCACCTTAATGAGGTCAATCGTGACATTATGGGTTTATGGGAAAAAGGCTTTTTGAGTGTAGACTTTCTTGATGAAGATCCACTTGTTAAACTCACTGAAAAAGCTTTTGATGATATTGAGGTTCAAAATCTACCAATTGAGCATCAGATATCCTTGCTTGAGATTAAGAGACTTTTAGTTAAGTAATCTGCTATAATCATAGTATAAGCTAGGAGAAAAATGCCATACCATATTGAAAGATCAGGCTCACAGTATTCCGTTGTTGATGACAAGGGTAAGACTGTTGGCACACATCCTACAAAAGGTAAAGCAGCAGCTCAAGTAAGAGCTTTGTACGCTAATGTACCAGATGCCACAAAAGAAGATGTTATCCGTTATGGAAGACGCAGAAGTGGCATAGGGGATTCACATTCAGGAATGAATACGGGAGGAATGGCAATGACAGCAGCAGATCAAATTAAAGAATTAGCATCAGTTATTAAACAGATGGTTGGAGAAATCCCTGGCGGTACTCCTCAAGAACAAGAAGTAACATCTGAAGGATATAAAGACTGTGGATGCGAAACATGTAAGGCACTTAACTGTGATTGTCCAGACTGTCCTGCATGCTCACCAAAAAATGTTGGTGATGGAAAAGATGCAGAGTTTGAAGCAACAAAGCCAAATACAGATGCATATGATAATTCAATTGGAAAATCACAGCATCACACAATCTGGGGCGGATCTGTCCTTGATTTAAGTCCATTTTATAAGTAATAATAATTAGGACAGACATGAATTATATATTGGCCGTGGGCTTGACATTGTGTCTATCCTCATATATAATTTATAAAGGAAGAAAAAGAAAAACATTTAGTGGTATTGCATATACTCAAAGCAGCATACATTTAATGATAAAAGATTTTCTTCCAAAAACTTTATATGAGAAGCCAAGACAACAGTCTCAATCTTTAAACCATATTGAGGAAAATACAATCAAGGTTATATTCATAGAAGGTAAAGCATACTGGGTTAGCAACAATATATTTTATTGTGCTGATGCTTCTAGTGGTGGTGTTGATATAGATAGCACAGAGCCAGTAGATGCAACCAATATGTCAAAAAAAGATATTGATAAGATGTTATTCATATTGGATAACCTGAAGAATGGAAGTAATGATGATAGTAGCAGTGCAGGGAACGAAAGATTTTGATGATTATCAGGTCTTTCTTCGTGCAATGGGTGTTGCAATGTCTGCAATGCAAGACGAAGATAAAGAACTTTTAATCTATTCTGCAGGTCCAGCAAGGATCAATTCAATGGTGTCAGAGTTTTCAAACCTTTCTGAGAGAGGTATGAAGGCTAGAGGTAAAAAGATTAAGTTCTTTAAGGTACCCGCATCTTATATTGAAGAAAATTTAGAGTATGTAAACTATTTGGCATTTTTAAGTAAGCCAAAAGAAACAGTCTCAAAGTTAGTTGCATCAGCCGAACTCAAAAATGTTGAAGTCGGAATTTATAGATACTGAGGTATAAAATGATTATAAGCAAGCTAGAAGTTATGGAATCAATTGTTAAGAAGAATCGCAATCTTCGCTGGGATGGATGGAATATTATTGACCTGAAGAAGTCAGACATTGGTCGCACATCTCCGCAAGGTATTAGAATTAATGGCGAATGGTATTTGCATAAAGTTTATGAAGTAAATAGCCAAGGCTGGGATATTCCAAATAAGTATAAGGAGTAATCCTTGAAACAACATTTATGGAAAGATCAGGCTAAATGTCTTGGATTAGACACAAATTTATATTTTGATAAATACGAAGATGATGTTGAACTAAGATCAAACATAGATAATTTTTGTGCCTCATGTCCTGTTGCAAAAATATGTTTTGCTAACGGTGTGTCAGGCAAAGAGTGGGGTGTTTGGGGTGGTGTATACTTAGAAGGTGGAGAAATTTCACGAGAGTTTAATAAACACAAGAGCAAAGAGCAATGGGGTGATGTATGGCAATCTCTGACAACGGAGACGAACTAACATCTTTTGAGGATGCTTGTTCAATACTTGCAGAATTATGGATAAACCATAAAGAAGAAAAAACATTTGAAGATTTTATATCTTATAATGATCTTGGTTTACCTCTTGCTTTTTTAATTGACTCTGAGTTAGTTGAACCAACAGAAATTGCAAAAAGATATGTTGAGGAAACTTGGATTATTCTTTTGAAATCTCTTGATGTTGATGAGGATACTGGATTTACATCTCTTGAAGAACTATTCAAGCATACATCAGGTGAGGAATCTTAATGTATACAGAAGAAATGCGTAGGGCTGTTCATTCAATTAATACTCCAAAAAATTTTGGTGTAAATATAATTGATAATGATAGTTTTTTGACTATTAAGCTAAATGAAAAAGATTTTCTTCCAATGGTTCATGACGAAAAAATAGAAGCAATTCAGTATGTAGCAAAAGTAAAAGATGCACTTGAACAAAATGGTGCAATTGTATTGGTTACAAGAGAGGCAATTAAATAATGAGTATGTCAACTATTATTTTATCAACATGTTTATTTTCAGTAAGCGTTGCATACATTACTCTTTCATATAACTTTAATAAGATTCGCAATCAATATGAAAAGTTATTTATTGATATGATGCTGCTTGAAAAATTAATTAATGATATTGAAGAGTCTAAGTTAAAGTCAGATGAGAGTGTGCATAAAGAAAACTTTATTAAGTTCTTGTCTGATTCTCGTGATTGGGCATATGAATATATTGAAAATGTTCAGGCTGGGTTAAATAATTTTATTAACGAAACAGCGCCAGAGATTAGCTACTTTAAGGAATATGGAGATAAGATGGGAATGGCTCCAAATTATTATTCTATGAAGAAAATAGCGGAAGAGTATGAGAAATTAAAAACATTATTGCCAGCAGAGGAAACAAAATGAAAGACATTATTCTTTCAACACTAACAGGTTTTGGATGTGGTGCATTATTTGCAGCATTCAAATTGCCAGTACCAGCACCTCCAGTTTTTGCGGGACTCGCAGGAATTATTGGTATATGGATTGGCGCAACAGTTATAACTAATGTAATATCCTAGGAGGAAAATTATGAATGAACAACTAAAGAAGGCACTTGCCTCATACGTACGATCTGCAATTGGTGCAGGTACAGCAATGTACGCTGCTGGAATTACAGATCCACAAACACTAGCATACTCACTACTTGGTGCACTTGTTCCAGTATTGATGAGAGCTATTAATCCAAATGACGCAGCATTTGGTCGCCTACCTGATGTAAAGGTTGTAGATAAGGCTTTGAAGACTGCTAAGGTAGTTAAGAAGGCTCCTGCAAAGAAGGCTGCAGCAAAGAAGAAGTAATTCTTTAGGGAGGGGTATGTCTATCTGGCCTACCCCTCTCTTTCTTTGATATCATGAAATATAAATTTGAAAATAAAATTAAACCTTTATCTAAGACTGCAGTAATTATGTGCACCTATCTTAGATATAAAAACCTACCCAAAACATATAATGATTTAAATGAGCAAACAAATTTAGATTTTGATTTTTACATATCAGATAATTCTAATAAAGACCCACACATATTAAATACAACAAGAAAACTTTTAGAACATCTTAGATATAATATTTTTATTAAAGAAGATTATAATAAATATAGCATATTTAGTAGGTTTATGTTAGCAAAAGAACTTGCAAAAAATGGATATAACAAAATTATTATTATTGATGACGATGAAAGATTGCCAAATACTTTTATTCAAGATTGCTATGATCAATACGAAGATAAAGTTGTAAAATCTTTTTATGCACATGAAATCATTGATGATTACTGGAATAAGCATAAGCTAAAACCAAAACAGTCTGGAAATTATGCAGGTGGTGGTGGACTTGTTTGCAACTCTGAGTTATTTTTACATAAAGATTTCTTTAAATGTCCTAAAGAATATTATATCCTTGATGATCTTTGGATTTCTTATTTTTCAAAACATGTTGCAGGGTATGATATTAAATTGCTTGAAACAGATATTAGATTTATACATGATGATTACGCTACTGCAAAAAATTTAATAACAGAAAAGCAAAAATTTACAGATAAATATATCTTAGGAATAGGATATAATTAAATGAAGAACGGAAGACAATGACAAGAAGCATAGTTACAGGCGGAGCAGGATTTATTGGATCAAATTTAGTTGATCAATTACTTGATGCTGGCCATGAAGTCACAGTTATTGACAATGAGTTTTCTGACTCACATGATAGCTTTCACTGGAATGATAATGCAATTAATCATAAACTAGATATTAGAGACTATGCAAAAACTCGTCTACTTTATGATAATGTTGATTATGTATTTCATTTAGCAGCAGAATCAAGAATCCAGGCAGCGATTAAAAACCCAATAGAAGCAGTAAGTATAAACTCTGTTGGCACTGCAACTGTACTTCAGTGTGCCCGTGAAGCAGGGGTAAAGAGAGTAATGTATTCTTCAACATCATCTGCTTATGGAAATAATACTATCCCTAATATAGAGACACAGCCAGACGATTGTTTAAACCCTTATTCAGTATCAAAGGTAAATGGAGAAAAACTTTGCTCAATGTATAGTAATTTATTTGATCTTGATACTGTGATCTTTAGATACTTTAATGTATATGGAAATAGACAACCAACAAAAGGTCAGTATGCACCAGTAATAGGATTATTCTTAAAACAACAACTAAATAATCAACCATTAACTATTGTTGGTGATGGAGAACAAAGAAGAGATTTTACCCATGTTTCAGATGTAGTAAATGCAAATATAATTGCTGCAACAACAGATGTGAGTAAGAGTGCATTTGGACAAGTATATAACTTAGGTAACGGAGTAAATTATTCTATAAATGAAATTGCTGCAATGATATCTGATAATTTTATTTATCTTCCACCACGTATTGGAGAGATGAGAGAAACTCTCTGTAATAATGAAAAGTTTAGAAGTACTTTTGGTTGGGAACCACAGGTTAGTATGAAAGATTATTTATATGCAAATTGATTTAAGAAATTTTCCAACATTTTATATCAACATGGACAAACACAAAGATAGAAATGCTGATATGATGCAGCTTGGCAAAGATGTAGGATTTAAAACATACTCAAGAACTAAAGGTGTTGCACTACCAAAGCAACCAATGGCTGGATGTGCAAAATCTCACTATAGTATTTTAGAAAATATGAATGAGCCAACTATAATTCTTGAAGATGACTGTGTTATTAAAAATGATTCATATGTTATTGAAATACCAGATGACACGGACGCACTATATCTTGGCCTATCTGGGTGGGGTTTTCTTAATAGTGAGTCAAAACTAAATAACATAGAGTATGAAAGACACGAAAGTTTTCAGGGTATTTATAGGATCAATGGAATGCTTGCTACACATGCCATATTATATATATCCCCAGAGTACATAAGCCTAGCAAAGAAAATTGCCAAGTGGTCTGGAGATAATAATAAACACATTGATCAAGGCTTTGCTTTGGTACAAAAATATTTTAATGTTTATGCCCTAAAGAAACCAATTTTTTATCAACATAGCAACATGGCAGCAACAAATATTATGCTTAGGGGAAATAATGGCTAAGTTTGGATCTTTATGGGTAGGAAATCCAATGACAAAAATACAAGAAGTATCTTTATCCTCTTTTATATATCACGGACATAGCCTTACCCTTTATGTATATGACATGGATATGAAGGTCCCAGAGGGCGTTCAGAAGGCTTTTGCGGGGGATATTATGGACGAGTCTGAGATGTTCCTGGTACAAAATACATATGCAGCTTTCTCTGATCTATTCAGATATAGAATGATCAAGAAGACTGGTTTGGCGTGGGTAGATGCTGACACTATATGTTTATCCCCTGACTGGGATGGGCTTGGGGATACCTATGCTTGTCTAGAAAATGATACAGTAGTTGGTGGTGTTCTTGCTCTACCGCAAGATTCCCCAGCTTTAAAATATTTAATTAAGAAGTCAACCCAGTTTGATAAAACAAAAATCAAATGGACTGATGTTGGACCAGCACTTGTAGACAAAACATTTAGAGCATTTGAATTAATGGATCATGTCCATCCAATAGAGATTTTTTGTGGAGTTCACTGGTCACAATGGGAAAAACTATGGAACCCAAATCATACAAAAGAAATTAAACTATTAGAAAAAACTTCAAAGAGTATTTCTGTCTATCACTCAATGACAACTCGTGGTGGAATAGATAAAAACTATTTTCCACCAAAGTCTGCAATGGAATATTTTTATGATAAGTTCGTAATGAAGAAGTGGGGATAAAATGAACAAGATAAGTATTGAATATGATAAAGGTGCTAACTTCCTTTCATCTTTAATGAGAAATTACGGAAGTGACAAAGGCTCACCTCACGAAGTTGATATAACACCTTCAGGTTGGATAGCAAATAGATACACTGATATTTATCATATTTTGTTTGCTACATTGCGTGATGATGCAAAAAAAATATTTGAATGTGGAATTGGTACAAACAATGAAGATGTAAAGTCTAATATGACTGCTAACGGTATACCAGGAGCATCTTTAAGAGGTTGGAGAGATTACTTTTGGAATGCACAGATATATGGTGCAGATATAGATGACCGTATTCTTTTTGAAGAGGATAGAATTAAAACCTATCAGGTTGATCAGACTGATCCAGAATCTATTAAAAGTATGTGGGAGCGTATAGGAGAAACAGACTTTGATGTTATTCTTGACGATGGCTTGCATGAGGCACACGCAAACATTACACTGCTTGAAAATTCTTGGGATAAGTTAAAACACAATGGTATTTATATTATTGAAGATACTTACTATACTTATGAGCCACTAAAGAAATATCTGAAAGAAAAAGGATATAATTTTATCTTGGTTACATTTGATAATACTGCTAGCTATTGTTTTGTAATTTTTAAAACAACAGTTTAATGATTAGTCTTCTTCGGGAAGTCTTGAACCAGCAGGTTCCATGTTTTCTGTTGATGCTTCCATCAATGATTCAGAACCAATTGCTGTAAGTTGCCATGTATATTTTTGATGAGTTGTCATGCAATCAGCAAGAAAATTTTCAAGTCCTTTTTGTCCTAAGTTGGCAGCCATTATGGAAGCAGCACCAAATGCATCTGCTGCAGCTTTGTGATCCTTGAGTAGATCAGCAGACATATCTTCGTGGTCTGTTGTAACATCTGTCTCTGGAAGTGTGCTTAATGATACTAGTCGTGAAAGTTTAAATGGAGCATAGGCACCCATCATACGAATCCACTCTGCCATAGGGTCAATTGTTGCATCTATAGCCTCATAAATCTCACCAAAAAATTCGTGATATTGAGGAAAATCATCAGTTTCTACATTCCAGTGATACCCCTGTGCTTTATGCTTAAGGGCAATTGAGGTTGCAAGCAATTCTTTTAGCTTATTAATCATTTCTTCCATATAAACATTGTACCACAGTCTATGGTAAAATAGATGTTATGGCTGATACATATACCCCAAACGCTGGCATGAAGGCTGCTGCTAGACGTGCATTGAAGTGGAAAGAAGATGGCAAGGCAACTGGTGCTGGCACTCCTGTAGGCTGGGGAAGAGCAAGCGATATAGTTAGCGGTGCTGCAATGTCTCTTGATACAGTTAAGAGAATGTACTCATTTTTTTCAAGGCATGAAGTAGATAAAAAAGGTAAAGATTTTAACAATACATCTAATCCATCTAATGGTCGTATCATGTGGGATGCATGGGGTGGAGATGCTGGTTTTTCATGGTCAAGAAAAATAGTTGCAGCACAAAAAGATTTTGATCCATTTGAGGGAATCTTTAGTTTTGCTAAGCAAGGACCGTGCTGGGATGGTTATGTTCAAAGAGGAATGAAGCCAGGCAAAAATGGTAAGCCAGTTCCTAATTGTGTTCCAGCGTCCAAGATAGATAAACTATTTAAAGACTGCTGCCCTGAATAATCTTAAAGTTGTATTCTTTTTCCCAATCAGCAATGTCTTTTTGATCGTTTAGTAGCGGTTGTCCTTTAATGTTTAGGCTTGTGTTTAGCAAAACTGGAACACCTGTCTTTAAATAAAACTTATTTAAAACCATCCATAATCCTCTGTGCTGTTCTTTATTAACTGTTTGGACTCTAGAGGTTCCATCTTCATGAACAACTGAAGGTATTTTGTTTGGCTGTAAACATTTAACTGTGTACTGCATATAAGGAGAAGCAAACTCCATGTCAAACCATTTAGAGGCATGCTCTTCCATAACTACTGGCGCAAATGGTCTAAAGAGTTCTCTTTGTTTAATTAGATTAACTTTATCTTTAATATTTGGATCTCTAGGATCAGCAAGTATAGATCTATTTCCTAATGCTCTTGGTCCATATTCTGCTCTACCTGCTGCTACTGCGACTATTTTATCTTTAAGTAGTCCGTCTATAATTTCTTGTACAGGATACTTACCGCCAAGGTCATGACCAAGGTAAGGTGACTTCCAATCTACATGTTTTCCATACAAGGCTGTTGCTGCACCAAGTGATGATCCAGCGTCACCTGGGTTTGGCATAATCCAAACATCATCAAACAATTTCCAAAGACTTGTATTGGCAGATGAGTTTAATGCACAGCCTCCCATTAATACCAAGTTCTTTTTACCAGTTATTAGTTTAGCCATCCGCATAAATTCCATCAACCTTGTTGTGTAAACAACTTGAACGGCAGCAGCAATATCAAACCTATCCTGATCATTAATTAACATGCCCCAGTCATGGATACCCTTATGGAAGTTGTACTTTTGTGTATGATAGTTTGTGAAGTATTCATCTACCTCTTTGTAGTATCTCTTCCAATCTCCATATGCAGCCATACCCATCATAATGTATTCTTCTTGGTTTGGCATGAGGCCAAGTAACTGTGTAAATGCAGAATAAAATAAACCAAAGCTTACAGGATAGTTCTGTTTAAACTTTAGTTTTATTTGCTCTCCTTCTCCTACCCAAACTGTGGAGGTATTGTATTCGCCAATGGCATCAAGAACTACAATAACAGAATCATTAAAAGGACTAGTATAGTAACCAGCGCAGGCATGTGAGTAGTGATGCTTAAATGATTTTACTGGTACTGGCCTACCAAAGATATTGTTTATTTGATACTTAGGTCTCCAATCCCCAGATCCACCCCTTAAAAGCAGCCTAGAAGCCTTAAGAAGGGGTCTCTCATAGTAGGCTATGCTATCTGGAAAACCATATTGTAGCGCATCTTTAATTAAACTATCATTGATATACCAGTCATTTTTTTTCTTGCTATATCTTTCAGCATGTCCAGCAAACAATATATTACCATCTTGAATTAAAGAGACAGATGCATCATGTGATGTTTCATTAATGCCTAAAATTAACATAAAGGAACCCAATGCTGTTCTTGATCCATTCTTTCTTTTTGTAAAATATTTAATGGGTATACATCATATGCAATTGTAATTCTAGGTCCATCCCAATCCCACTCTGCCATTTGATGCAAGTGTCCTAATTCTGAAAGAATAGCTTTGTTATTTTTATTAACAACATCTACTTCTCTGCTATCTGGCATTATTTTATAGTTTGTTGTTGATGGCTCTGCATTAACAGAATAGTACCCGTGAAATACGGGGGCAAAGTAATCATTATGTTTGTGCCAACCAAGCTTACCTTTATCCCTATAGTTAACATTAAACCAGCCCTGAATCATATATTTTTGTTCATCAAAGTTAAATCCATAATACTCACAGGCTTCTTTGGTCATTTCTGCAACAGCTTTGTATAGAGAATATGTTTGATCTAGATGAAACTGAAATACATTATATTGTTGCCATTTTGCAGTAGATATACTTTGACTTTCTACCCAAGATGCATCACTAGAAATATCAAATGTTCCTGAATACTTTGATGCCTCTATTTCTTTATACCTATTAATTAATTCATTAGACAAAATACTTAGGTCATTATCCAAAAGTTTTTCAAAAAATTTATGATCTTTCATATACTTATCTATCCCTTATCTCGTTGTATCTTTGTAAAAAGTGTTCGGCAATGTGCTGATTCAGATGAATTCCCCAATGTCCATTTCCGTGTCCAGGTCTGTAGTCTGCTGCACGATAGAATAAAATATGATCCCTTAGATCACCATGACATGTTGGAACAATATATTCATTCTCTACTGAACCATGCTGAATGTATTCTACTCCATCTTGATTATCAAACATGAACTGTCTAAAATTAAAATGCAAATAATCTTTTAATGCTTCTGGAGCATTTATTTTTACATAGTTAAAAAAGTATTCATCATCCCACATATTCCATATTAATTTTATGTTGTTGGTTTTACAGTATTGCTGTAACATTTGAACAAAAGTAAAGCTATAAAAAAATCCAACTTCTATTGGTAAAACTTCTTCAGGGCTGTGTGGAATTTTTGAAAACTTTTCTATTTGATCATAAAGAAAAATTTGTTGCATTTGTAGTTCATCTTTAAATTCTTGTCTAGATAAAGAAAGTTTACTAGCAATTTTTTGAGAAATATATGGCATTTCAAGTCTAGTTGATGGGAATGAAGCAACTATCATTTCAGGATGACCAAACTCTTCAAAATATTTGAATGCTTTGTGAACTTGAGCTTGAGCGCTATCACCAGGCTGAGCTAAATTTACGTAAGATTTTTTTATACTGTCAGAAAAAATTTTAGCCCATGTAAATTCTTGCGGAATTCCTTGTCCAAAAGTTTGTGAGCAACCAAGTACAAGTACTTCTTGATTTAGACCAAATTCATCTGATCGGTACCCATAAGAGTTTGTTTTATATTGCACTTTCATTCGCACATCAGACTCTGGCCAATATGAAGTTGTATTAAGCGTACGTGTTCTTTTTTGTAGACTTTTTGTTAAATTTCTATAAAATAAATCTTTAAATAAAGTTGTTGCCCCAACATCGTAATTAAAAGATTTCATTGTAACTCACCATACTTTTCATAAAAAGCTTCTGCTATATGTATATGTCTATGAACCCCTGGATGAGGAATAGAAAGGCTGTCTTCTATATCAAGCCCACTATCAAAATATTCATTTAGTGTTTCATCATAATCTTTATGACAGTTAGAATTTATTTTGTAATAAGTATTAAAACTTTCATTTTGATAAAAATAATTAAAAGGATTATCTTTAACTTCTATCATGGTTTCTTGAAAATCTTTGTGCCAAGAAGACCACACTAAATTTATTTTATTTGACTTGCAGTATTGTTCTAGCATATGTATTGATTTCATAGAAAAATATAAAGGAAGTTCCATTGGCACAATATCATCATAAAGATATGGTTTTTTTAAATATTTTGGTCTATTGGAAATTTTTGCATCATTTTGCAAATTTAAATTAATGTTACCAAATCCTTGAGGAAAACTTGTTGACAAAGCATTTATTAAATTTTCATTTGTTGGTAACTTTATTCTAAATGGATCTGGAAAAAGACAAAATATAAACTTTGGGTTACCAAATTTTTTACAATAAGCAAAAAGCTGATATACAAGTTCATTAATTGATATGCCAGGTTGAGATAAATTTCTTACTTCTTTGTTCACCATGTCCTGCAAAATCTTTGGCCAACTTCCTTTAACTGGAACTCCAACTCCATAAGTATTTGAGCATCCCAAAGCAACAATTTCTGCAGGACCCTCCCAATGATCATCTCTAAAACCAAAAGAATTAGTTCTGTATTCTGTTTTGGGATCAACTCTAAATCCACTGTTTTTTTCAAAACCAAATTCTATTTGATTTTTAGGTAAAAATCCAAGATTATTATTCAAAAAATTATTTATGTAATGTTTTTTACCAAATCCATAATCTTTTTTTTGATCTTCATCAAAAGGGTCATGTGTCATTGCAAAAAGTGGATCCATTAATAAATATACCTATCTTTATGATTTTCTTTTTTAAAAATATTTTTTATTGCATAATAAATCTTATACAAGTAATACATAGTTTTCATCTTTTTATTATACCCTAAGTGCCCTCGGCTGGAATTGAACCAGCGACCTGCGGATTAGAAGTCCGTCGCTCTATCCCCTGAGCTACGAAGGCTTGGAGCGGATAGCGGGAATCAAACCCGCACATTAACCTTGGCAAGGTTACGCACTATCACTATGCGATATCCGCATTGCTGGTCCAGTAGGGCACGATCCTACAACCTTCCGATTAACAGTCGGACGCTCTGCCAATTGAGCTATGGACCAATATTTGCTATTTAATTATAGCAGTGCAGCAGGTAGGACTTGAACCTACGATTACCGAATTATGAGTTCGGGGCTTTAACCAACTAAGCTACTGCTGCGTATTTAATATAAGTATATAGTGAATATGTTTTATTGTCAACTTATCTTTTATGCTATAATTAAAAAATGGGTATACAAGAAAAATTAGAAGATTTAAGAAAAATATTAGATAGGGTTATTACAGATAAAGATGACCCTCATAACTATCTACCAATATATGAAAAAGAAATGACCAAGACAAAAGATGTTTCATTACTTGAAATTGGAGTTGCATATGGGGGATCTCTTCTTTTGTGGGATTCATATCTTGAAAATTCAACAATATCTGGAGTTGATCTTTATCCAAAATTTGATGGAGTTGTTCCAGAAGGAATAGAATACAAGGTACATGTTATTGATTCCATGGACAAAAAAGCATGCGACTTAACCTTTCAGGACGAAACATTTGATTACATAATTGATGATGGGTTACACACAGTTGAATCTCAGCTAAAAACTTTTGATAATTATTTTCCAAAATTGAAATCAGGTGGTAAATATTTTATTGAAGACATTGAGATTCCTGAAAATATAGTAACGATAAAAAGACATTTACTTAAGTATGACTATACATTTTACGATCTTAGATCAATTAGTGATACACCTGATGACATGCTCTTTGTAATTACTAAAGAATAATATTTTTTATTTCAAAATTATTAGACTTTAAATCTTCAACTATTGCATTTACAATAACAGCATAGTCAATATCCATTATAAAGTGGTCTTCTATCTTATGCATATTAATTGCAGTTGGACCATGCTCTTGTAATGTTTTTGCAATAACTTCTTTATAGTTCATCTTGATCTTCAAATACTTCATTCTTGCCTTTAACAATTGCACGACAAGCATCAAATGCTTTGCGAGTTCTACGGCTTTTTAGAAAACCTTTGCGTTCCCAAATCTGTTGGGTAAACAAAATATCTTGATCCATCTGATACCTAATTTCTTTGACTGTTGTAACAATCAAATCCATAATATTATTTTTTTGTTCTTCAGTTAGTTCATCTGTCCAATCAGCCATTATTTATCTACCTTATATGTCATTGCAATATAGCAAGCAACATAGCCCATTATAAAAGCGGGAATCAAAAACAAAGCATGTACCATTAGTATCCTCCTAGACACAAATTACGAGTATGATAAAGCCTTGATTTTAAGATTTCTTTTTTACTTGGAGCAAACAGTGTTTCTTTACAGGCCCCACACTCATGAGACCATTCACCAGAAAAGAAGTCATACTTTGACCCTTTTGCATTTTTATACTTTTTGAGTACAAATGTATCAAATGGGTCTGGTATTTGAAGGTTTAGCATATAATCAGTATATCAAACAAACTGCCCCTAGTCAATATGGTTATTAAGCTTGATGGTATAATGGATTTATGACTAATTTTAATAAAATGCAGCTACACGAAGATATCTGGTACATTGATGACTTTCTTACGCAAGAAGAACTTGCCTGGTTTAAGGTTTGGTGCGACGATCCAAATGACTGGTACACAACAATGCGTTCCCCATACAAGAATATCTTAAATAAGTTTATTAATGTTGAGCCAAGGTATGATGAAAATGGAAACGTAATGATTCCAGACGCTGAATCAGTAACATTGCATTTTCCTATCTTTAATGAAATATGGGATAGACTAGCTTCAGTGCTTCCAAAGACATACAGATCACACGGCACACTGCAAACATTTAAGTATATGACAGACGAAGAGATAGAGGCAAACCTTCAGCCAGACCTAGACTTTGAAAAGCCACTTAACTTTGCTATGCAAATTCATGAGGATCCAACAGAGAATGTTAATGCATCATTTAGCCTATATCTTAATGACGATTTTGAAGGTGGAGAACTAGAGTTTATAGATCCACCAATTAAGATTGAACCAAAAGCAGGAAGATTAGTGGTCATAATTACAAAATCTAAACTGCACCATAGAGTTAATAAGATTACCGCTGGTAACTCAAGACACACACTTTACGGAAATTGCTGGAATGATTCAGATAACATTCCAATGAGTACATCTGAAGATTGCTGATGGACTTTGAACTAATAACAAACTATAGTGTTGAATCTATAATTAAGTTTTTAGATGATAACCCTCAAGTATGGGATAAAGATCCAGATCCAGATGTGCACAATGCTCCTAATTATAAAAGCATTAATCACAAACAAAATGTAGAATTAGACTTGTTAATAGAACCTATAGTAGAAGATTTAATTAATAGGTTTGGTGGGAAAATGATGCAACGTTCCGTAACATTACTACCAGCACATGAAGATATTAGAGAGCATGCTGATGAAGTTAACGACCTAAGAAGGTTTCACATAGCAATTAAGACAAACAAAGAAGTTATGTTTCATTGTGGAAATAGCCAAATAAATATAAAGGTTGGCGAGTGCTGGGAGTTTGATTACAAAAAATGGCACAAAGTCTTAAACAATGGAAACACTGACAGAATACATCTATTAGTAGATTTATCTAAAGCTAATTAAAATTCTTTATGCTGTTAAAGCATAAGAGTTTAAGATTGACTTTTCGCCAGCAATCAATGATTCAATATGACCTGTAATAACAGCATATTCTTCTTCAAAGATTTCAGGTGTTCTAGCCTTATTTAGTGTAGCAAAGATTCCTTGAGCTGCAAGATCTTCTTTGTATGTACGCTCTACATCATAGTTAAGTGTTGTACAAGCATAGTGCTTTACTACAAAACCATCCTTATCAATAAGATACTTTTCAAAGTTGCAGCACATAAGCGTACCACCGTCATGCTCGTTAAGCCACTGTGAAGTATAATCTTTTTTGTCTTCTAGACCAAGCTCTGCTCTTTTTTGACGAACTAATGCTGTCTGATGACAAACTTCTTGGTACAACTCATGAGGTGGCTGAAAGTCTTGACCAAGACCATTCTTGCCATGACCTACACCATTCCAAGGTGATTCCTTTGGAACCTCCATTGGGTTTGATGCGATCATTTCTGAGAATGGAAATGTAACTCCATATACTTCTTCGCCATAATTCTTTGAATCAAGACCACAGCTAATTCCTTCTGCCCATCTGCCCTTAGTAATTTCAGGACCACAGTAGTCATTAGTTGGGATAGCAACAACAGAGAAGTCTTCGCCAGCATACTTTTCCTGGATCCATTGGATTGGTTCCATCTGACCAGCATTACCACAACCTACTGTTGTGTTAATTAATAGGACTGCTTTGCCTTTAAACTGCTGCAAGAAGTTAGATTTTCCTTCAGCAGAGGCCATTTCTATATCATAAATTGATTTCATGTGTCCATTATAGCACTTATTTTTTTTCTTGAGGCACCCATTTTAGCTTGCCATCTTCATAAACTGGCCAATAACCTAGTGCTTTCCAGTCCATCTTTGTAATCTTTGGCTCTTTCACTTTTTCTTGCTCAACTTTGCCTTAAGACGTTCTTTGCGTTCTTTTTCAAACATGATTACATTACCAACAAAAATTGGGGTACCAATAAAAAGTGCAAGAGTAACAAGAACTGCACCAAGGTGAGGTACCACAGCAATAATGTAGCTTAATGCAAAAACAGCCGTAACTGGCAAAATGCCAATTGACCAGTACTTAAATAATTTATCTAGCATAATTCCTCTTTTCTTTTAATTAAGTGTATCAAGGTTTCTTATTGTTGTCAACATCTTTAATGACTGGATCAAGTCTATCCCAGTAACCATTGGGATTACCCTGATATGTTTGCCCTGTTTCTCTATCAACCAGCATCCATTTTCCAGGGGACCTAGTAACAATCTTAAGGATAACATCTTCATCAACTACATCATATGTAAATGCTTTACGTTCTTTGGGAACGCAATCAATACAAAGCTTTGCTCCCTGCCAAATTGTAGGGGCATCTGTATGTCTACGACAAATAGCACAAGTACTCATTTTATTCCCATTCTATATTGTTTACACTAAGCCAATCAAGGTAATTAATGATCACTCAAAAGATTCCTGAGTTTTATAAAAGTCATCCTTGCTAAACCCAATATCCATCATTTTGTTTTGTGGTTTATTAAGGCATTTAGGGCATTGCTTAGTAGGATTTTTAATCTCATACTTAACTTCAAACGATGCTCCACAATTAAAACATAATACTTTTGGCATTTTTCCTCCACTAGATAATAAGTATACACTAAAACTTATTTAATATCCAGTTACCTTTATGTTAAGCCCAAGCTCATCGGCTACCCAGGTATTTGACATATATCTTATTTTGTTTCCGACAACCTTTTTTACTCCATGCCTATACCTTGTGGTGCCAGGATGTATGACTAAATCCCCAGGCAAAGGCTTATATTCAATTCCTATCTCTGGATAAAACAGTTCACCCCCATCAAATTCATTGTGATATATAGCAGCATTAAACAACACACAATCCTGATCCATATTATCTAACTCTGGAAAATCTGCATGAACAAACATTTCTTGATCTGGAAAAATTCTATGAATTGATGAAGGGTTTCCAAAAGTATAGTTATCTTTGTTTTTAAATAAACTTGCAAATCTTTGTTCAACTACAAGTGACACATTAAATACAGGCTTATTTACAATTGATAAAAACTTTCCATCATACCATCCAGTATTTTGGTTCCACCATTCACTCTCATCTGCAAGTTCTGCTGCATTAATATACGATTGACGCTCAGAATCAAGTAAAAAATTATGTATAACCCAAATGTTTTCTTCCACCCTTTTAAAACTAGGATGATTAAATATTAGCTCTGTATCTTTCAATTTATAAGCCTTGGCGGTAGTTTCATTGCTTCTTCTGGATTGTTAACAACCTTTGATGGTTCAATATCTATATACTCTCCAGTTTCAACATTTTCAAATACATAGCTAGCTTCTTTTAGCTCTTTACCCTTTTTGTCGTAACCAAATCCAGTAGTTATATATCTGTTTGATCCTTCTTCAAGTGGTCTTACTCCGTGATCGTATCTTTTGCCAGTTCCAGGGAATAAAACTAAGTCTCCAGGGTTTCCATGGTATTCAACACCAATTTCTGGAAAGTATAAATTTCCACCATTAAAACTATTTAAATATAAAACAGCTGCCAAAATGCAATAGTTATTGTATCCGTTAGTTTCTCCAACTTGTTCTTTGTTTTCATCATAGATAGGTCTTTTTTCTGTTGGATTGTCTGTATGAATAAACATTCCTTGACCTGGAGTTAGTCTGTGAATTGAACCAAAAGCACCAATAAAAATATTGTCATTAACTATTGACTCTAACTTCTTTACAAGTTGATCTGAAACTGGAAAAATTACAGAGTTAGTTTCTATTGGTATATACTTTCCAACCCACCAATCTTTATTTTTTTCCCACCATTTTTTTTCATCTATAGAATTTATATATGAATTATATGCATCAAGAATTTCTTGTGAAACAAAATTTTTTATAACCCAAATGTTTTCTTCTATCTTTTCTACTTGATCTATAGCGTCAACCTTTAATAGTTGATGAAGAGGTGTATGCTCTGTCATTTTTTTCCATAGCTGATCATCCATTTTGCCCCTCCATAATATACTCAAATACCTTTGCAATTACGCCGTCAATTTCGGCAGGGTACTTAGACTCTAACTGACACACCCTACAATCACACATGTACTTAGTATACCAAAAGCTATCGCTCTATGCTTACCCAGAACCAAAGGAAGTCTATGTTTATGGAATATGAATCAATGTTAAAACCCAATCCAATACGCTTAAATGAACCACCATAGTGAATCCATGTGTTTTTAAATTTAATTTCATTATACTTTTGCATATATCCTCCGTCAGTCTCTAAGTCATCACAGTAGCATGCACAGCAATCTGGATCAGTGCAGCAGTTACAGTCTGTCATTGCAATTCTTTTTTAATAGCCAAAATAGTCGGGCATGGATAAAACAATCCATCACACTCAATGCAGTTACTTCCCCAATCACCATTAGGCAAAGTAATGTCCTGTGGACTATGCAATTCCACTACTGCACGAAGGGCAATATAGGGATGATCCAAGGTTCTGCTTTGCATATAAGTTGGGCTATTTACAGCCTCTAAAAGTTCATCATACGTCATATACCCAGTATACTCCTTTCGTGCTATAAAGTCAATAAAGATGATATAATAATACTATCTTTCAAAGGAGTAGTAAATGGTAGCACCAAGATCAATATTCGGAGCAGGAACAATAACAGGCTCAGGAAACATTATGGGAAATGCTGGAGCAACATTTTCTAGAACCTTAAGCATATCAAGCGTTAATCTTAATGATGTTGGCTATGACGCAGTATTTAGCAATAGCACAATGTTCTTTAATAATTCTTTCCCTCCATACTTAACAGATTACATGCCAGAAAGCACCCCTCTTGTTATAACAGTTAGCGGACTTCTCAATCCAGAAGATCAAGCAATGAATGGTCAGACTTTTAATGTTGCAAGAGCAAACAATGTAATTGTTGACGTAGACGGTACTTTTACTGCCTTTATTAGTGCTTTTAATCTTAGTGGAACCCATGCTTGGGAAAAGTATGACCATGTATGGAACTGGAACTCCTAAAGGATAAAGTTGTTTATCTATGATGATAACTTTTTAAGTTTAGATCAGATTCTTGAAGTAAGCCAAGCAGTAACAAAAAATAATAAAAATATTATTTGGCATACCCTTGAAAACACAAGCGGTATACGCCAA